TGCCGTTCGTGGACCACTGGATCGTGAACGTGCCGTTGGTGACCGACTGGGCGCCGCCGAAGTAGACGAAGCACACACCCTGATCGGCGACTGGGCTGGCCTTGGTCGTGTTGTAGATGAGGCAGCCGTAGATATTGCTGGCCGTCATCGTCGAGCCCGACGATGCGGTGTCGGCGGCGTCGAGCATGACGACGCCCGAGGCCGGGCCCGTGAGCGTCATCGAGCCGAGCGCCCGGCCGCCGGTGGGCCAGTTCGACACGTCGACAACCTCGTTGCCGGTCGTCACCCAGGCACCGGCGTTGAACGCGGTGTTGGCGCTGGTGGCGTCCTTGTCGGGGGTGATGTCGTTGTCGTAGAGAGCGACCATGTAGGTGTCGCTCGGGGCGTCCAGGTCAAACACGCTGGTGCCAGCCAGGGTGTCGACGAGGAACGCTCGGAAGATGGCAGATGCGGACCAGGCCATTGTTCAACCCTCCAGGCTGAGCTTCGCCGTGAGGCAGGGGGCCAACACGGTGGTATCGACGGAACCGTCCCAGTGGCGGGTCTCGACCGAGGAGATGGGACGCCCCTCTCGGTCCCGGGCGTAGGTCTCGCCCGGCTTCTCGGTGTCCTCGCGCAGCACGGTGACGCGCTCGGACTGGCCGGTGCGGCGACCGAAACTGATCGACCGGAGCTTCTCGGCGAACTCGGTGCTCATGCGGCCTTCCCGAGCCCGATGTTGGGCAGCATCCGGTCGTTGAGGCCCACGGCCTTCCAGACCTTGACGTACATGGCGATCGAGATGGCGAGGGCGAGGGCCCATTCGCGGAAGGTGACCCAACTGATGACGGCCGTGCCGTCAACCTGGGTTGCCGTGGTGATCAACGCGGCGACGCCGGTCAGGATCAAGTTGGCCACGTCCTTGACCCAGTCAGGAGCGGCGGCCTTGGTGAGGGCGCTCACCAAGACGGGGATGACGAGGCTGAGCAGAACCGTCACCAAGAACGCGTCGATGGTCATGTGGACTCCTCCGTTGCCAGTGCCGCAATCAGCGGCTCTGATGGCAAACGGTAGGGCTCACCCTCCGGCGGGTGGTGGAGTGTCGGGGCGCTTGCGGGTGCGGCGGGGAGGCTGTTCCTCAGAGCGCAGCTCCAGCTCCCGGATGTGGGCGCGCAGCTCGGCCAACTGGGCCGAGCACTCCGCCTCAGCCTTCACCCGGGCGGCGTCCACCTCGGCCAGGGCCTCACGTAGCGACTTGGCTTCCTCGGCGGCCTCGCGGGCCATCTCTTTCCATGCCTCGATCACCTGGGCGCTGGCGGTGATGGCGTTCGACTCTTTCGACGTGCGGCGAGCCATGACGGTGCCGATCACCGTCGTCATGCCGCCGGACGCGGCGATGAGAACTCCCTCGGTCAGCTTCATTCAGGGCCCCTCCAGGTGGCTGGCGAACCACCGCTGGATGGTGCGGGGGTCCAGAGCGAACGCGGCCGAGCAGAAATCAATACCGGCGATGGCGATGAACGCAGCGGGCGCAGTCGGGTTTACGTCGGGGGCTCCGGCGACGAGGAGTGCCACGGCCCACATGACGCACATCCCCGCACAGGCGAGTAGCCCGAGGCGCCAACGGTCGAAGCGAGTCGAGGCCATACCCCAGACCGTGAGGGCGATCACCGCGGTCCAGCCGAGGCTCCACCAGTCGTGGCTGATCTTGGGGAACACCGACTCGGCGAACTTGGGGTCGAGCTTGTCGTCGAGAACCAGGAGCGAGAAGGCCATGATGACGGCGAACCAGACGTTCACCCACAGCAGCCCGACGAGGGCGCGGCCGGGGGTGCTGACAGGAAGCAGGAGGCGCCGTTGCGCCTTCACGTCGACTTCCTCTTTGTCCGCTTGGGCTTCTCGGGGGCCGGGGGCTCCGGGTGCGGGTGTGGGTGCGGTTCGCCCTGGGCCTTGGCGGCGGCGGCGAAGGCCTCGGTGAGACCCGTCAGTACCCGCTCCCCGTCGCTGTGGTCGAAGATCATGGACGCCAGGACCGGCCCGTGGTGCATGGTGAGCTTCACGCCACCTTGGTCGGTCACCTCGATCGACATCTCTGCCATGGACACACCTTAAGGGTCGTTATCGGGTCATCTCAGGATGATCGGCACGTATGGTCACTCGGCGCGGATGATCCAGTTGCACAGCGAGTAGGGCTGGAGGAGCGACACCGCCGTGCCCGATCCGGCGGAGCCGGACGCCCCGGTGAACGCCGCGATGTCGACTGAGTGGGTATGGGTGGCCTCGGAGCCGACAGAGACCGTCACCGAATGGGTATGGCTGGCCTCTGAGCCGACAGAGACCGACACCGCGTGGGTGTGCGACGACTCGGAGTTGACCGTCACCGACACCGCGTGGGTGTGCGACGACTCGGAGTTGACCGTTACGCCGTGGGTGTGCGACGACTCGGAGTTGACCGTCACGCCGTGGGTGTGGGTCGACTCGGTGGCGATGTTGAGCGGGACCGGCGTGCCCACCCCGTCGTTCGGGTCCGACGCCTCGGACACGTACCCGCCGCTCCCCGACGAGTGGTCGTGAGCCTGTTGGGTGAGCATGTAGGTGACGTTGCCGATCTCGGAGCCAGGGTGGCCGTGAGCCACCGCCGCCGTCGAGCCCGTATGGGAGTGCGAGGTCGACGCCGTCGAGCCCGTATGGGAGTGCGAGGTCGCCGATGACGAGCCCGACGCGGTGTGCGAGTGGCTGGTCGCCGACGTGGAGCCCGAGCCCGAGTGGGAGTGCGACGAACCCGAGCCGGTCGAGCCCGAGCCCGAGTGGGTGTGCGACGAACCGGCCGCCGAAGTCACCGAGGCATGGTCATGGTCGATGGCGTGGGTATGGCTCGGCAGGTTGGCGGTGATGAGGGTGACCGTCTCGGCCCCGCCGGTGAGCCCGAGGGTGTTGGCCATCGACAAGATCCCGGCGTCGCTCCCGCCGATGTTGTCGAGCCCCACCAACGTCTTGCCGCGCAGGTCGGGGATCTTGAACTGCCCACCGCCCGGGTCGACCCCAGCGTTCCCGGCGTGGCCGATGGTGTTCCACAGCACCGGGTAGTCGGTCTTGGCGACGAGCTGGCCGTAGCACAGCAGCCAGGTGATCGGGGCGGTCGTGCCATAGAAGGGCACCACTCCCCCGATCGGGACGATGGCGCCGGACAGGCCGGTGCCGATCATGCGCTCGATGGCGCTGATGCGATCCTGGATGACGGCGAGGCGCTCGATCGAGGCCTGCTCGCCGGTGAACCGGGTAGCGGTCGTCATGCCGCCTCCACCGTCATCTGCACGTCCTCCTCGCCGCTCTCCCCGAGGCGCAGGGCGATCTCGGTGATGCGGACCGTGACCACCTCGTCGAGGCGGCCGTGTTTGACCACCAGCGTGGCGGTGTCGCCGATCCATGCGCCGGTGAGCTTGGGATACCACCAGCCGCGGCTGAGGGCGAGCGACCAGGCAGTTGGTTCCTTGGAGGTCTGGGTGAGCGCGAACGCCGCCCGGTCGGTGACCGTGTCCTGTTCCTTGAGGTCGGAGTTGGCGAAGTTCGCCTCCCACCGGCCACGGGGGTCGGTGGCGATCGTCGCCGAGGTGGCGGTCACCGCCGTCAATGACGGGTCGCCGGTCTGGCGCACCACGTTGGAGAACCCGCCGGGATTCTTGGTCCGGCTCAGTCCGGCCACCGTGCCGCCGTAGTCGAGCACCAGTCCACCGGCGACCCCTCGGGTCGGTTGCCAGACGTTGAACTGGAGCAGCCCGTCGATGTCCCACTCGAAACCGTTGTCCACCGCCGAGAGCTGGTCGATGAGCTGGCCGATGATCTGACCCGCCTCGTAGCGCCGGGTGCGCAGATGCGGGGTGCTGGGCTGTTCGCCGCGGGTGATGCCGAGGTCGCCGTTGGTGCGCCCCTGGGTGAGCTGGATCAGGTTCCAGGCGATGGTGTCCTGGGCAATGTTCAGATACAGCAGGGTGTCGCCGTCCAGGATGATCCGGCGGCGCAGGATCTCCGAGTAGTCGATGGCGGTGTAGCTGACCGTGTGGACATCGGGGCTCAGGGTGTCTTGCACCAGACCGATGCGACCCCGGAACACCGGCTCGGCGACCGAGGAGTGCAGCACCACCAGATCGTCCTCCAGCTCGGTGAGCTGAGCGGCCTCGGCGCTGGAGCCGTCGAGCACGAACGACGCCTGGGCCGCGCCGACGAGACGCCAGGTGACCGAGCGCGATCGAGCCGAGGCGGTCTCGGCGTAGAGGGCTCCACCGGCACCGGCGGCGAGAGCGAAGGTGTACGTCATCAGGTATCTCCCAGTTGACCTGGTCGGCTCAGGTGCAGATCAGGTACTGGACGAGGGTGGTCGGCTGGGTGTTGTTGTGCGCTCCGCCGCCACCTTGCGAGCTGATCGTGTGGCTGTGGCCCGATGACGCCGAGCCCGTGGTCCCCGACACCGAGTGGGTGTGGGTGTTGGACTTGGTGCCCGAGGTGTAGGAGCCGTAGCCGGTCGACACCGAGGTCTGGGTGTCATAGGGCGGGCCGTCCACCCACTGATCGGTGAACGTCGACTTGTTGTACGAGTGGGTGTGGTCGGCCGACTCGGTGCCGGACGTGGCCGAGAACGAGTGGGTGTGGCTGGCCGTCTCGGTCGAGGTCGACCCGCCGTGGGTGTGGGCGGGCATCTCGCTCACCGCCAGCGTGTGGGTTGCCGCCCCGACCGAGGTGCCGAGCGTCGAGCCGAGCTGGCGGGTGCCGTCGGAGGTCTGGGAGCCGCCCATGTTGTCGACCCCAGCGAGGGCCCGGCCGCGCAGGTCGGGGAGGTTGAACGTCGAGGCGCCGTCGCCGACGCCGTAGGTGGTGCCGATCATGGCGAACAGGCGGGCGTAGGTGGTGCGGCTCACCGCTTGGCCGTAGCAGGCCAGCCAGCCGTTGATCGTCTTGGAGTGGGCGACGGCTTGCAACTCACCGGCCACGCCGCGGCGCCCGGCGTAGGACCGGCCGTCGGAGATCATGCCGGTGGTCACCGACGTGGTCGCCGGGACGAGCGGCCCGATCGTGGCGAGCAAGATCGCCGTGTCCGGCACCGCTGGGGCCACCGGGGATGCCGCGGCGACACCGGCCACCGCCTCGATGACGAACGTGGCCGAGGCCCCGCCACCGCCACCGGCGGTGATGTCGTAGACCCGGGCCACGATGATGTCGTAGCGGGAGTTGGACGCTGGCGGGGTGGAGATCACCACGTTCTCGGTGGCGGTGACCACGCCCATGTAGCTGTTCTGGTTGGACGAGTTGTCGCCGTCGATGACGCACCGGCCGATCGCCACGTCCACGCTCATGTTCGCCCCGGCGCCGCGCTGGGACACCGTGAGGCCCTCCAGCACGCCCTCAAACCAGGCGGCGGCCACGACGTTGCGATCCAGCCGGGCCGAGTAGGCACGGGTCTGGGTCCAGATCGGGTACTCAACGGTCATTGCAGGCTCCTAGATCCAGGCGTTGCGGAAGGTGATGACGGCCTGCGGCGTGCCGGTCGTCGAGGCTGGCGTGTAGCGCAGCGTGTTGGTCCCCGGCTCCAGCCGGAACTCGGGCAGGCGCGACGAGGTCGAGAAGTTCAGGTAGCTGTATCGAGACTGGGACGTGTCGCCGTTCAGATAGGCGGTGCGGTTGCGCACGTCGACCTCCAGGTACTCCCCCGCGTTCAGCGTGAGCCCGCCGTTGCCGGAGAAGTCGAGCACCGCTCCGGTCGTCTCGTTGGAGATGGCCGGGCTGACGCACGGGCCGTAGAGCCGGATGACGGCATCGACTGCCACGTTGCCCGACACCGTCACGCTGTTGGGCTCGATCTCCTCGGTCGCCGGATAGCCGCGGTCGAAGGTCAAGTCGTAGGTGCGGCCCGTTTCGGTGGTCGGCGCCGTCGTCGACCAGGTGGTGGCCTCGGTGGCCTCGTAGTCCTCGGCGAACCCGTTGGGGGCCTTCCAGCCGATCCCCATGATCTGGTAGTCGTCATCGACGAAGCTGGAGATGTAGCTGGCGCCGGTGTTGCGCACCTCCAGGCGGCGGATCGGGTCACTCGGGTCGAGCTGGTAGACGAGGTAGGGCCGCATGGCCGGGGCCAGCCAGGCGCGCAGCGTGTCCCCGAGGGAGCGCTCGGTGCTGGCCAGCTCGGTCAGCTCGGGGGCCAAGGCGACCTCCAGGACCACCGGCCGGGCCCCCACGTACGCGGTCGAGTCGATGATGCCGTGGGCATCGGTGCGCGGGTTAGCCACCTCGCGGATCTCCGGGAACCCGAGGTCGATCTTCTGGGGCACGTAGCCGTTGATCGGGGCGAGCACCAGCGGCGACAACCACCCCGGGGTCGACGAGACCCGACTGTCCTCCAGGCGCAGCAGCGTGATGACGGACATCAGAACCTCCGGGCGGCGAGGGCGAACTCGCTCCGACGCATCAGCAGGTCGAGGTCGGCTTGGTCGTAGAAGTTGGCCTCCTCGATCTGCACCGCCGGGCCACCGGGGCGCCGGTCATCGGCCCGGTTGGCCTTGGCCTGCTCGGCGAGCACCTTGGCCATCTCCTCGGCGAACACCGAGCGCATGAGTCGCTCGGGGGTGACGATCTCAGGCACCGAGGCGGCGGCCTCGCCGATGAGCGCCAGGGTCGGCCGGTCCACGACGGCACCCTTGGCCATGTGGGGGATGTTCTGGATGTCGGGAGGGTTGAAAGGGATGTCCGGGGCGAACGGCACCGGGATGGTGAACTCCACAGCCCGGTTGATCCGGTTGATGATCTGGCTGTTGACCACGTCGATGAGGGCGTTGGCGATGTTCTTGGCCAGATTCAGTGCCGCGCCCGGGGCCGCGCCGATCCCCTCGATGAGCTTGGACACGATGTTGCGGCCGATGTCGGCGATGGCGCTCATGCCACGCGAGAAGCCGTCCCACATCTGGCCGGGGAGCTTGGTGAACACGTCAACGGCGTGCGAGGCGACGTTGCCGATCTCGGTCTTGAGGGTGTCGAAACCGCTCTTGGCATGGTCCCAGATGTAGAGCCCGATGTTGCCGAGACCCCGCCACACTCGCTCGGGGAGCTTGGTGAAGAAATCCACCACGTCGTCGAGCACCCCGCCGATCGAGCGGCGCAGCAGATCGAAGCCGCCGGTGACGGCGTCCCAGATGAACTGGCCGATGTTGCCGAGCGTGGCGACGACGCGGCCGGGGAGGCGGGTGAAGAAGTCGATGACGGCGTCGATGAAGGTGCTCAGCGAGTTGCGGAAGAAGTCCCAGCCCGCCTGGGTCGCCTCCCACACGATGTTGCCGATGGCGGACACGACCGTGACGATCCGGCCAGGGAGCGCGGTGAAGAAATCCACGACCAGGTCGAGGAAGGCGGTGATCCCGGCGACGATCAGGTCCCAGCCCATCTGGAGCACCTCGCCGAGCAGGCGGGTGGCGGTGGAGGCCACGTTGCGGATCTGGTCCCAGACCCCGCCGAAGATGTCCCGGATGCCCTCCCAGACCCGGCGCCAGTCGCCGGAGATGATGCCGGTGATCACCTCGATGATGCCGGAGATGACCCGCATGGCCGCCTCGACGCCCCGGCGGATGTAGTCCCACACGGCGTCGATGATCTCCAGCAGGTTGTCGCCCCAGCGGCTCCACACGTCCTCGATGAACCCCAGCGCGGTGCCGATCACATCGGTGACCACGTCGAGCACCACCCCGATGATGTCGGCGATCGAGGGCCACACGTCGCCGACGAACTCGACGAAGCGGCGGATGACGCCGATGGCGATGTCGAGCGCGGCCCGGAAGATGTCACCGATGGCGCTGGCCGCCGGGCGCAGGATGTTGATGCCGTCCACGATGAGGGTCCACGCCGTGTCGAGGGTGGCCGCGGCGAGGCGCACGGTGTCGACCACGCGGCCGAACACCGCCCGGAACAGGTCGCCGACCGGGGGGAAGTTGTCACGAATCCAGCCGACGAAGTCAGCGATGGCGGGCACGATCACGTCGGCGAAGATGGCCGCCACGGCGCGCAGGGCGGGTTGGGCGTTGGTCCACATCTGGGCTACGGCCCGGCCGAAGGCCTGGAAGGCGGGGACCACGGTGCCGGTCACGAACTCGCCGATGGACTCCAGGATCGGCTTCACCGCCCGCCAGACATCCTGGGCGACTTCCTTGAGGCGCACGAAGGTCGAGTCGACGAAGTTGCGGAACGCCTCGTTGTGCTTATACAACTGCCACAGCGCCACGCCGAGGGCGATGACGGCCACGCCGATGGCGATCATGGGGTGACCGACCATGGCGGCCTTGAGGGCGTCGAAGCCGCGCGACAGGCCAGCGAGGGCGCGGGTGGCGGCGCTGGTGCCCTCCAGACTGATGATCCCGGCGTGCCAAGCCCGGAACTGGGCGAGGGAGTTGGCGAGGGAGCCCCCGGCGCTGAACGCATCGAAGGCCCGCCCGACGGTGGAGATGCCGGTCGAGAACTGGCTGGCCGCCTTCCCGGCGAGCGCCATCGTCCCGGCCAGGCCGATGAACGTGCCGAACCCAGGGATCTCCTCGATGAGCCAGGCGACCGTCTTGGCGATCTCGGCGATGATCGACGAGTAGGTCTTGAGCGGACCGACCGAGATGTTCTTGAAGCCCTCCCCGATGGCGAGCCCGATGTCCATGATGTTGTCGACGAACTCGGGGTCGCTGAGGCCGTCCACGATCTCGATGAGCAACGGCAGGAACTCGGTGCGCAGCCGCTGGATGATCGTGGTCGCGCCGGGGGCACCCTCGGAGCTGAGGCGACCGAACGCTCGGGCGATGTCGCCGACCAGCCCGACGATCTCTGACGCCACGGGGCGCAGGTCGTTGAAGTAGGCGACGATGCGGTTCTGGCCCTCGGCCGAGCCGGTCCACTCCCGGAAGCGGGCCACCATCTCGGCCATCGTGCCCATCAACTCGTTGCCCATCGGCGTGGCCGCCGAGAAGATGTTGAACAGCCCCATGCCGAGGTCTTTGACGATCTGCCAGACCTGTTGGAAGCGGTCGTAGGCGCGGTCGAGGAACGCCTCCAGCTCGCCCGACTCGCGCCCGGCGTTGATCATGTCGCGCAGATGGCCGGTGCCGGTGCGGATCGACTCGCCGATGCGCTCCAGGGTCGGTCCGGCCGCGACGCCGAGCCCCACGAACGCGTCGACCAGGTTCATGATGCCGTCACCGAGGGCGGTGACGAACCCGGCGTTGTTGCCGCTCAGCTCGCGCAGATCCTCGATGAACTGCGGCGTGGTGATGCGCTGGGCGAAGGTGGCCAGGAAGTTGCCGAGCGCGGTGTTGACATCGACGAGGATGTCCCGGGCCGGGGCGGCCAGGCGGACGATCGAGTCGAACGCACCGAGCAGCGGAGCGAACAGCGCCTCCTGGGCGTCGGTCCTGACGGGGGTGAACGCCTCTTTCAGCTCACCCCAGCGCTCGACGAACGCGCGCGCCGAGGGGGACAGCTTGTCGAGGGCTTCCTTGGCCTTGTCGATGCCACCACCGGAGCCCCCGGCCTTCTCGCCGAGCTGTTCGAACGCGAACGTGGCCTCGCGCAGGGCGAACTCGGCGTCCTTGATGGCCTGCTCGCCGTCGATGACGTTCTGGTTGTGCTCGCGCTGGATCTCGATGCCCTCGGCCTGGATGTCGGCGAGGTTCTCCTGGGCATCGGCCACGTCCCGGGCGGCCTGTTGGGCTCGGCGCTGGTAGTCGGTCATGGTCCGGGTCCCGTCGAGCCCGGCGGCGTTGGCCTCGTTGAGCGCCAGGGTCGAGTCCTGGTTTCGGTCCTGGGCCTCGGCGAGGTTCAGCTCCGCCTCGCGCAGATCGAGGTCGCTGTCGATGACGGCTCGGCGGGCGGCGGCCAACTCCTCGGCGGTCGCGGTGCCGCTGGCCTCCAGGGCGGCGAGCCGGGCCTGGGCCGCTCCGGCGTTGTCCCGAGCGTCTTGGAGGCGCAGCACGGCGCGCTCCTCGCTGAGCGCGGCCCCGGTGGCCCGGAAGGCGAGGTCCTCCAGCTCCTCCCCCGCCATGCGCCGGGCCTCGGTGAGCCCCTCTTGGATCTGGGTGGCGACCCGCTGAGCGTCGCGCAGTTGGGTCTCGGCGTCCTCGACGCGGCCGAGCCACTCGATGGTGCGCCGAGCGTCCTCGGCGTCTTGCGCCGCTCGGTCGGCTTTGGCGGCGGCGAGGTCGCGGGTGGCCTGCTCGACGCGACGCATGGCCCGTTCCTCGTCCATGGCTTCCTGGGCGGCGCTCCGGCCTCCTCCACCACCACCGCCGGTAGCCGCGCCCACCGCCTTGACGGCGTCGCCGATGCCTCGGAAGCCGACGAACGCGCCAATGGCAGCAGTGCCGATGGCGGCCAGGGCACCAGGCAGGGCGAGGGCCACGCCGAACATCTGACTCATGGCGCCGGTGGCGGCGATGAGGGTGGTGCCGAGTGAGGCGATGGCCGAGGTGACCGGGCCGATGGCGGAGGCGAGCGCCGGGAGCTTGAGCGCCCCGATGGCGTCGCCGAGCACGCTCATGGCCACCGCCGACAACTGGCTCCGGTCGATGAAGCGGTCGATGGCCCGAGTCAGGGAGAGGTGGGCGCGCTCGTTGTCACCGAGGATCGAGTGCTGGAGCCGGGCGGCGGCCGAGGCGTCCTCGGCCTTGGCGATCCAGCGCAGCATCGCCCGTTCGTCGGCGTCGAGGGCCCGGGTGTGGGTCTCGCGCGCTCGGGCGTGGTCGCGCGTGGCGCTGGCGGCGCGGTCCTGGGAGCGGGTGTTGGAGTCGGTGGCTGAGGTGTTGCGCGACACCGAGGCGGTCGCGTTGTCCACGGTGCGCGAGGTGGTGCCCGCCTCGGACCCGGCAGTGCGGATCGAGCGGCCGAGATCGTCGGTGGAGTCAGATGCCCTGGTCGAGCTGGTCGCGATGTCGTCGAGACCCCGGCGCAGGTTGGAGATCGCCTGGTCAGTGTTCGTCTCCAGCACGATGCGCTGGACGATCTCAGGCAGCATGAGGGGCACGCCACCACGGTAACGGCGCCTCTGGTAACCCCCAGGGACTCTGGGGACAGGTTCAGCCCTGGCAGGCCGCGATCAGGTCGTCGGGGGCCGTCTTGGTGTCCAACGTCTGGTCGATGGCGTGGGCGACCATCGTCTCGTCCCACCAGGCCACGTCGTTCCATCCGAGCGTGCCGCCGTCGACACAGTCGTGGTTGGCGTAGCCGTAGAGGTGGAGCTTCCCGGCGGCGTCCTTGCACGGCTTGTCGAGGTCGTCGAGCACGATGACGGCGCCCTCGGCGAACATCTCCGTGCAGGCCTTGGCCGACTTGGATTCCTTGGCCACCTGGGCGAGCTGGCTCACAGCGGTGCGCTCCTCGTCGGAGAGCTGGGAGCCTCCCCCGCCACAGGCGGCCAGGAGTGCGGATGTGACGATGACGGCGGAGAGCTTGCCCATGCGCCGGAAGATAGCGACCAGGACGGCCCGGTTCAACCAGCGCCGGTGGTATCGACCGTCGAGTAGTCGATGTCCCCGCGGCCCTCAAAGCCTCGGGGGTCGCCGAACATGCGCAGCAGGTCGCGGGCCGTGCCCTTGCGTTTCTGTTTGCCCTGCCCGTATTTCTTGGCGTGCTCGTTGATCACGAACACCGACTGAGCTGGGCTCAGGTGCCAGAACTCGTCTACAGCACGTCCGGTTCGGGCCCAGGCTCCGAGCCACTGGGCCCAGGGGATGGGGCCTCGGCGAGGGCTTCCACGGCGGCGTCGGCTTTGGCGATCGTCTCCGCGATCATTGCCGTTCGCGCCTCGCTCATCTTGTCCGCCGCCTTGACGCCCACCCGGAGCAGCTCGGCGGCTTGCGTAGGGTCCACGCCGTTGGCGATGGCCAGCGCCGTCGACACCGCCGTGGCGTAGTCGTTGAGGCGACCGTCGAGCATCATGAGCCCGGCGACACGGGGCTCGACGCCCCACGCGCACGCCAGCGCCCCGCGCACAGCCCTGGACGGGGTCTTGGCCGTGGCCTCGCTGAACCCCTCCATGTCCCCGAACGCATCCTCCAGGTCGGCGATCTCGTTGTTGCCGAACCGGACGTAGCGGGTCTCGACGACGAGATCGTCACCGTTGAAGGTGCGCTCGCCGTTGGTGATGACGGCGGCCTCGATGGGCACGCCCTTGTTCCTCAGCACGATGGGGCTGGGAGCTTCCACAGTGTCCTCCTCTGTGTGTATGGCATCTCGCGACCAGACCCCGCCGTGGCCCCCCGATTTCGGCCACAGCGGGGTCGTGGTCCAGGTTTACCCCAGTTGACCCGATGGATCAGGAGCTGAGGTTGGCGGCCGTCTCGTTGAGCTGGAGCGCCAAGATGGGGTTGGTCACCAGCGAGCCCCCCGGAGGCGTGTAGCCACCGTTGGTGGCGATGGCCTCGCACTGGAGCGACGGCTGGCCGAACGAGTCCGAGCTGGACTGGAACAACGTGCCGCCCGTGAGCAGACACTTGAACAGGATCACGTTGAGCGACCCGATGCCCTCGTCCACGTCGGCGATGAGGAACTCCAGCTTGAAGTACGGGCTGGAGCCCGGCGACGCGATCACCAGGTTCTGGGTCCGGCTCGGCGTGGTGCCCTGGGCGTTGAGCGTGCTGGACCCGAGCAGGGTGTTGAGCACGTCCAAGCTGAGCTTGCCGTAGGTCGCCGAGAAGTTGAAGCGGTCCACACGGCCGCGCTTGGCGATGATGCGGCTGTCGCCCTTCAACTCGGCCGAGGTCAGGTTCGGCTCCAACGAGACCTGGGCGATGCCCGGGACATCGACGGCCGCACCGTAGGTCGGGCTGGCTCCTGTCACGTCGGTGAGCAGCGGGTAGACCTTGCAGTCACTGACATCGAATACGACGGTCTCGGTACTGAGATTCGACACCGGGGGCCTCCTGGGGTTGGATCGGCGCTACTGATCGCCATCATCCGCGCTGATTACCCCAGGTGGGCGGATGGTCGGGTCACCGCAAGGTGATCACCCGGATCGTCATGATGTGGTGGACCACCCGGTGGGTGGCGTCGGGGTCCCGCAAGCTGGACTGGACCCGGAGCTTGGAGTTGTCGGTGAGGCGGAACCCATCGAGGGTGTCGCGCAGTGAGGTGCGCAGCGTCTCGCCCTCGGTCGAGCCCCGCTCCTCCCACAGGTCGATGCGGGCATCGCGTTGCCAGGCCATGACGGCGCCGTCGCCCTTGAGCGCCGGGCTGGCGGTCTCGTCCACGGTCAACACGGCGTGCGGGTAGGTGGCCGAGTCGGGGGCCTCGTCGGCATAGACCTCCCCGATGCCCGACACGGTCAGCATCCGGGCGCGGATCTCCGAGCGCAGGCTCATGCGACACGGCTCCCGGTGGCCACGCGCGTCTCGGCGGCCACGATCGCCGATGCCAGTCGGGGCCCGATGGTCGGCTCGACGATGTCGGCGGCGCGGCGCAGATGGGGGCGGGCAGCCATGCGGCGGGTGCCCATCTCCAGGTAGGGGGCGTACTCCATGGGCGAGCCGATCTCGATGCTCACGTTGTCGAGCGCCCGGTTCACGTCGACCGAGAACTGGTAGCCGGTGGCCGGGGACCCGGTGCCCTTGCGCAGCGCGCTGGGCCGGGCGTTGAATGACGGCGCCAAGCCCGAGAGGCGGCCGGTCTCACGCGCTGGCCAGCCGCCGGGGGCGGAGCGGGGGAACACCGGCCGGGCGAGCTGGGCCTGGATCACGTTGACCACGGCCTGGCCGACCCACTCGGCCTCGTCGGCCACGGCGTGTTTGATGGCCAGCCCGAGCATCTCCAGGCGCAGTCGCCCGGCGGCGAGCTGGGCTCGGTTGTAGGCGGCGTTAGTGGGCATAGCGAGTCACCCCGAGGCGCATGTTGAGGCGGGTGGTGAGGACCGACTCGACGAGCCAGTCCCCGTCGGCCGTGGGCGAGCCCGAGACCGTGACGCGGGTGTGGACGCCGACCGGGATCGGTGGGCGCTTGGGGATCACGATCGAGGCCCGCTGGGTGGTGCCGTCGGCGGCGAGGCGGACGCCACCCATGTCCGAGGCGGTGGCCGGACCGGACACCTCGGCGTGGCCGTAGACGATGGCGACCCGATCGTTGTCGACCCAGCGACCCTCGCCGTCGACCGTCTGGCCCGACGGGGTGCGCAGCGCGATGCGGTGGCGCAGCAGGCGGGTCACCATCGACCCCAGGAGAGGTCCATGAGCCCAGGGGTGTCGGTGCGAGGCGAGCTGACAGCCACCCCCCGGCAGCGGCGCAGCGTCGCCAGTTCCTCCTCGGTGAAGCTCTCGCTCTCGTACTGGGAGCGGTAGCCGTCGACCTCGGCCACAGCGGTGCCGAGCGCCTCGTCGGCCCGTTTGTTGAGGACCCGAGCGACCCGACGCTTGATGACGCCCTTGGCCTGGTCGGCCTTGGAGCCGGTGAGCCCGCCGGTGTAGGTGACCTCGACGGTCACCACGCCAGGGCTGGGGGCGGCGTAGGCGAAGATCGTGATGCCCGATCGTTCCTGGGCCCAGGAGCCCGACGCGGTGAGTGCCGAGCCGTTGAGCGACACCGAGGTCACCGAGGCGACCGGGGCCCGGCTGAGCGCCACCCACAGCGGCTCGCCGCGGAACGGGGGCACGATGACCTGCACCGACTCGGTCACGGTCTGCACGCCGATCGAGCGGTTGATCACCGCCTCGGCCTCGGCCGACACGTCGTCGAGCAGGACGCTGGCGGCGGTGATCTCACCGGCCGAGAAGGCCCGGCCCATGTAGTCGATCATCTCGGACACGGTCACCGGCGCCATGCCGCCATGGTACGGCGGTCATCTGGTCACCCAGGGCTTACTCGGGGTGCTAGTTCCAGCGGGCAGCCTGGGCGGCCCGGTCGGCCAGATAGGCCTGCGCGGCCATCGTGGCCAGGCACTCCAGCGCATTGGCGAACACCGAGGCCTCCGACGCCATCGCCAGGGCGTGGGCGGTCTCGTAGTCGCGGTTGGCAGCGCACGCCACCAACTGGCCGATGAGCCGCACCTCGGCCGGGGCCTCGTCGATGGCGACCGGCTCGGCCTCGGCGTTGAACACCACGAACCCGACGCCGTGCTCCTCACAGGCGTCGAGCGCTCCCGGCGGGACCGACAGGCGGGCGAGCATGACGGCCACGGCGGCGAAGTCGTAGTCGTCCAGCTCGTCCAGTTCCTTGCCGTGCGGGTCGCCATCCACGGCGGCCTCGATGAGGCGTTGGCAGTTGGAACGGATGGTGCCGTACCAGGCCTTGAAGTCGGGGTTGTCACTGGGGGACATAGGGGGCTCCTCTCGTTGAGAGAACCATAACGACCCGAGAGATTCTGGTCAAGCCGTCTTGACCAGATGATCCAAGGCGTCAGTGTAGGCGTCCACCCAGTCATGGGCCCGCACCGATGGCGCCTGGGAGCGCACCGCGGCGAGCTGGGCAGCGGCGCGATCGACCCGCTCGTCTTGGGGGATGAGGGCCCGCAGTTCCTTGAGCCATCGAGGGGCCCGGTCGGCCACGGTGCAGATGCCGAGCTTGGCGGCCCAGCGGTACTCGGGCAGGTCGGCGGCGACCACCGGGATACCGGCGGCGGCCATCTCCATGCCCTTGATCGCACTCTTGGCCTCGTTGAACGGCGCCTTGCGCAGCGGCACGATGCCCACGTCGAAGAACTCGTACAGCGCCGGGATCTGATCGGTGGGAACCATCGGTGAGGTCGTCACCGTGATCGAGGGGTCGAGCTTGGCGGCGGCGGCGAAGGTGGGCAACTCCTCGCGGGTGGACGCATCGACCCACGGGCGATGCCCCGAGTGGTGGAACGCGCAGCCCGACTCGCGCAGGAACGGCCCGAGGATGCCTTGCATGGTCTCGATGTCACCCGAGCGCCACGGGATGGCCCCGGCCCAGCCGATGACGGGCTTGCTCCGGGGCTGGTGGCGCTGGCGGAAGATGTCGACCTCGACCATGTTGCGCAGCACCACGATCGGGGTGCGGGGGAACATCTTGCCGAGGCGGTCAGCCAGGTACGGCGTCGAGGTGGTGATGAGTGAGCTGGCCGCGAGCGCCTTGCGGTAGTGGTTCACGTTGGCGTCGGGGTGGAGCCGGGGGTGCGAGCTGGCGAAGGCCCGGTTGCTCGGGTCGAGCCCGAAGAACCAGTCGTCGATGTCGTTGATCACCAACTGACCACCGGCGCGCGCCGCGGCGATGTCGCTGGCCACGTTCCAGTGCATCCACCGCTGGAGCACGATCACGTCGGCGTCCCAGTGCAGCTCGCCGTCCCAGGTGCGCACCCCGAGGCGGCGGCGGCCGTGTGGTCCGCCGATGTTGCCAGCGGCCAACGTGCCGAGCTGGATCTCATGGCCGAGTGCGGCGAGCGCCTTGGCGGGCAGGCCACAGCGATACCAGCCCGACCCTCCCAATGACGGCAGCTCGTCGCCGACCGGGGCGGCGAAGTCGCACGATGCGAAGTGGATCTTCACTCCTCGCCCCCGTCCCGGCGCAGGGCCTCTTTCACCTCGCGCCGGACCCGCTTGCGGTAGCGGCGCTTGATCTTGTGGCGCTCACCGGGTCGCCAGTGCAGCACCGTGCGCCACCGGGTGAACGCATCCACCTCGTCGGCGTCGCCCATCGGGATCTCATGGTTGGCGCTCACGACAGGGGGCTCGGTTCGGCGGGGTCGACCGGCTCCAGGAACACCAGCCGGGGCGGGCGGCTCGCCTCGATCTCGACCTGGGCCCGATCGGAGAGACTCGACATGACGGCGTGCAGTGTCGTGAGGCGGATCGGTTGTGTGAGCCGTGCGACTTCTCGCATCTCGGACATCGGATGGTCTCCTGTTCACCATTGCGGGGCGGGGTGGGCGGCGAGAGCGTCGAGGATGTCGCCGGTCAGCGAGTCACGCTCGGCGAAGTAGCCGTCTTGGAACTGGAGGGCTTGGCCACACTGATCGAGGTCCACGAACGCGGCGTCGCCCTTGAGGGCGATGGCGTAGGACCCCTCGGGGTTGGCGAGCCCGGCGATGATGTCGTCGCCTTCGTGATGCCACGCCGGGCGACCCTTGGCCGGGCGGATGCGGATGTCCTCCTCGACGGCGAGCATCCGCACCACGGCGTCGTAGGCCATGAACATGGCCCGGCCGTGGAAGGCGTCAACTTTGGTTTCGTAGGGCAGCAGGTGGGGCTGGATGATGCCGCCGGACATGAACGAGCGCCCGGCCAGCTTCACGCCCCAGTAGCCCGTCACCATCCCTCGGCGGCCACCGGCCCAACTCATGAGCACCTCGGCGGTGCGCGGTCCGACCGAGGTGTCCTCGTCGATCATCAGGTAGTAGGGCGCCGGGGTCAGCAGCGCGGCGATGAACTTCCCACGGGTCCAGGTGTTGAACCCCGGGGTCATGACGGCGACCGGCACGCCGAGGTCGGCATCAGCCAGCTCGGTGAAGTCGAGGTCGCCGTTGTTCACCACGATGATCTCGCTTGGTGGCAGCGTCGAGGCGGCCAGGTCGCGCACGATGCGCTCCACGTTGGCGCGACGCAGCGGCCAGTACGAGCACACGGTGGCGACGTAGCCGGTGGGTGCCTCGCTCACTTGCCGTGCGTCCCTTGCACGCCACGCGCCTCGCGGTCATCGAAGCGGGATTGCAGCCAGTGGAGCGCCTCCTCCAGCTTGGTGATGGCCAGCGCGTTCTCCCGACAGTTGAACTCGGAGTCCTGGTAGTGCTGGAGCCGTTGGATGACGGCGGCAATCACCGTTGACACGAACGCACCGTTGGGCTCGATCTGCTCCTCGCCGCGCCCGAGTGGGCCGTTCTGCCACACGATCTGGAGCCCGGTTCCGACGACGTAGCCACCGGCGGGGCGACCGAGGTCGTCGAGGTTGTTCACGGCTTCAAACGGTTCGATGAACGGTCGCATCAGTTGCCTCCATCGAGGAGTCGTTGCTCCTCCAGTAGCGGGTAATAGAGCTGGCCCAGTCGCTCGGTGAGCGCGTCGGTGGCGGCCGGGCGCGCCACGGCCGTGTCAACGTGGGTTGCAGTGCGGTTGTCGCCGTCGAGCTTGAGCGCCATGTAGCGGTGCTGGAGCAGCGTGAACGCCGGGTCGAAGCCACCGAGGCCGAGCAGCACGCTCGACCATGCGGCCCATGCCAGCGAGCCGATCGGCTCCCAGTCGGGGGCGGTCTGGCCGCCATCGAAGCTCAGCACGGGCGAGGCGAACGTCGCCTTGCGCAGCGCCAGCTCCATCGGTGTGGTCCAGCCGGGCTCCAGCGAGGCGCCGGTGAGGATCATGACGGGGGCCGGGAACGGCAGGGCGGCGAGCAGCTCGTTGCCCTTGGCGCACCAGTCGTCGAGGTCGAGTTGCACGATCGTGGCGTCAGGGGCCTCGATGTGTTCGTCGGCGATGCGGACGTTGATGACCACCCAGTCACTCATCGGGGTACACCACCATCGACATCTCGCCGTTGGGGGTGAGCGTGGTGATCGAGCGGGGCCCGGTCACCGAGACCTCGGTGTTGTAGGCGAACATGAGCGCCACGGCCAGCTTGTTGGCGTGGCGCTCGCACGCCGAGAACGAGAGCAGACCCTTGCTGTCGGGCTTGCCGATGGTGGCGTTCACCGTGAAGCGGGCCCGGCGCAGGCACAGGCCATGACGGCATCTCATCGCCATCGCCATTGCTCGGGCAGCGCCTGGGTGACCTTCTCGCTGGCCTGCCAGTAGCGATAGAGCAGGTCGGTCTTGTTGAGGTAGCTCTGTTGGGTGAAGAACGTCCAGTGGGCGACGTGGGCGCCGCCGTAGACGAAGTTGCTCTTGCCGATCTCACCCGTGCGGTGCATGGTCAGCCAGTGCTCCTCCTCGTCCCAGGTGAGCACCCCGTTCACGTCGGCGTATTCGTTGCCCGACACCGCGAAGCACGACACCGAGAACTGTTGCCGCCAGCCCAGGGCGTGCCAGTAGTTCTCGTCCACGAAGCGGTCGCCGTCGTCGCCGGACTCGATCGACTCCAGCAGGGTCTGATGCACGTACTCCGCGAACGGGGCGTGCCCCCAGCCGAGGCGGTCCACCGCCAACGCAGCGACCCGGCCCATGCGGGTGTCGAGGATGCCGCGCTGTTGGAGCGTCCAGGAACTGATGGCGTTGTTCCAGATGGTCGGGAACACGGCCAGGGCCTCGGGCTTGGAGAGCTTGGCCCGCACCAGGTTGCGGATGGCGTGGCGGTGCAGCCAGATGATGTCGTCGTCGAAGCGGAGGTAGACGGCGTTGCGGTCCTGGCAGTACCAATAGATGCGGCCAGTGTTGAGCTGTTTGGGGTTGCGGTAGCCGTCCATCCACTCCCCCGGCACCTGGCCGAGCAGCTCGGGGGTGTCGGGGCCGGGGATGTTGACCACGCGGAACAGGCCCGGATGGTGGGCTTCCAGCTCATGGGCGTAGGCGAGGTCCTCGGCCTGTTGATGGTGGAAGAACCCCGGCTGAGTGAGGCTGGTGCGCTCAAAGTTCAGGCACAGCATGACCTCGTCCAGCTCGCCCTCCAGGTGGGCGCGCACCAGGTAGGGGACCATGACGGCGACCGTGCGCTTGCGGCCGAAGGGGATGAACCCGACGACCCGATGTCCGTCGATCATGTCGCGTGGACCCGCTCGATCCGGCCGGTCACGTCGTAGCCACCGTTGATCACGTCGAGGGCGGCCTGCTCGGCCACGCTCGGGCGCGCGTAGCCCTCGGAGCCGATGGCGACGATGTTGCCGTTGCGGCTCACCAGCCGCCAGCGCCACCGCTGTTTGGGTGAGCGGTCCTTGGACTCGTAGACCTCCAGGCGGGCGTAGCGGGCCATCAGTAGAAGCCCCCCATGCCGTACACCTCGCCCGAGGTGGCGATGCACTCGTAGCCGGGCTGGCCGTCGGAGCGCGTGATGGCCCGAATGGCCGCCGGAGCCCGGCCGACGACGTGGACCGAGCCACCGGCGTGGCCGTGGAACGGGGCGGACCCGAAGGTGTAGACGCTCCAGTCGTTGGCCAGCGCCCAGGCGCCGCCGGTGGGGCAGTCACAGGAAGCGACGATGGGATGCAAGGCCAGGGGCGGGTCGTACATGGGCTTCACCTCGATGGGGGCGATGACGGGTGGGGGCAGCGGAGCGGGCAGCGGCGGGAGCAGCGTGTAGGTGACCCCGGGGATGCGAGCGGCGAAGTTCCAGCCCGGCGTGCGGTTGTGGGCGTTGAACACCCCGCACCCGAGCTTCCCCGAGCGCGCCTCGACGCAGCGGCCGTCGCCGAGGGAGATGGCGACGTGGTTGCCGAGCCCACCGGCACCGGCGGGGCCGTAGTCCTTGAACAGCAGGGCGCCGGGGGTGGTGAACGCCTCGGCGATGGAGATTTCCGTGCCGTGGCGGCGGCAGTGGGCGGCCTGTTGCCAGGCGCCGTCGGGCATCTTGGGAGCGACGCCAGTGCGGTAGCAGACGTACTCGACGGCCTCGGAACAGTCGAGGTACTTGGGCTTGTCGGGGTTGTTGAGGTTGGCCTCGGCCCCGAGGCGATACAGGGCGCCGGGGATGGTGGCCAAGGCGTAGGCGACGATGTCTGATGCCTGGGTCATCCCGGCATCCCGGGGATCGTCAGGCCGGTGCGGGCCTGGGCGGCGGCGAGCTTGAGCTGGTCGCCCGCTTGCTCGGCCTGCTCGGCGGTGATGAGGAACGTGAGCGGACCCATCGGGGTCGAGACGCGCAGCACGGCGAGGCGCTGGCCGTCGACCCCCATGGCGACACCGCACTGGACGATGGTGGGGATCTGGCCGAGGGGGATCTCGGCTTGGCGGGCGCTGGCGTTGGCCTGGGCCATGGCCTGGGCGTGGGCGAGGTCGGTCATGCGGCTCCTCCTCCAATGACGGTGGCGGTGGGGTCGGGGTCGTGCCACTGCACGCCCCGGGTGGCGATGAAGTGCTCGACGGTGCGGGCGATGCCGAACTCCAGTGAGGTGAGCGAGGAGGGCTCGACACCGGCGAGGCGCAGCGTGGTCGGGTCGGCGCGCACCTGGTTGTGGAGCGGCTTGACCCACTGGCGCAGGCGCCACAGTTCCTCGACCGAGGTGGTGCGGTGCTCGATGAGGCGCATGACCTCGTCGGTGAGGGCGGCGTTGGCGATGCCCTCGGTGCGCTCGCCGGCGCGCATGGGAAGCAGGTTGATCGGCACCTCGGGGTAGCCCCGCTCGACGCAGGCGGCGATGACGGCCTCGGCGACCTGGCGCACCGTGAGCGAGTGCTCCGGCCCGACCTCGACGGTGACCGGCCACACGTCGCCCTGGGCGGCGTGCTCCAAGGCGTTGACCAACACGGTGGCGGCGTCGCCGACCCACACCATGTCGCTCACCTGGTCGCCGGTGCCGTACAGCTCGATGGGCAGGCCGCACAGGGCCCGGCAGATGAACGCCGGGGTGATCTTGCGGACCTTGCCCGGCCCGAACGGGGCGCAGGCGAGCTGGCCGGGGCCGTAGGCGTTCATGACCCGGACCGAGTTGACCTTGAGCCCGCGGTACTCGGCGAACATGCGGGCGAAGTTCTCGGCGACGGTCTTGGTGAGCACGTAGGTGCCGTTGGCCATGTTGGCGTTGCCGACCGCGATGTAGGTCATGGGGAGCTGGTACTGGGCGCAGGCCTCCATGACGTTGAGCGAGCCGATGAGGTTGGTCTCGGCCGCCGGTCGGGGGTTGCCGATCGTCTCCTGGGTGCCGAGCACGGCGGCGAGGTGGATGATGCCGTCGACATGGGCGGCCAGCTCGGTGACCGCGGTGGCGTCGCGAACGTCACCCATGATCACGTCGGCCTGACGGACCTTGGTGTGCCCGTGGGGGTCGAACACGACCGGGTCGTAGCCACGGTTCAACAGCTCCCCCACCACCCAGGTGCCGATGAACCCCGACCCGCCGGTCACTGCCACTCGCTTCACGACGCCTCCATGTTGTTGCTCGATCCGAACACGAACCACCGTAACTGATGGTCACCAGAGGTCCTGATGACCACAGGGTCAGCCCTTCTGGGTCAGCTCGACCTCGTACCAGGTGGGGTCGGCGTTGCGCTCGCTCTTGAGCAGCAGGGCCTGGGAGGTGTTGGCCAGGTCGATCTCATGGACGAACACCAGCCGGGCGCCTTGGCGATGAGCCTTGGCCACCTTGCGCAGGGCGCGCCGCTTGGACTTGGTGGTCACGACGTGGCGTGCCGGGGTGGTGACGTTGAACAGGGTCGTGGTGCTCATGGGTTGCTCCTATGGGTACGGATGACGGAACGGTCGCGGCCGCGCTGTTCCAGCGGGACGAGGGATTCATGCCAGACGGTCACGTCGTGGCGGGTCCAGGTCCAGCCGAACCCAGCGGCGTGGGCGGCGGTCTGGAAGGCAGGGTCGTCGGTGAGCCCGGCGTCGGGGTTCCAGCGCCAGGCGATCGAGGTGAACACCATGCGGCGCACCAGCAGGCAGCCAGCGGTGTTCCAGTGCTCGCGCACGTCGGCGCCCTGAGGGAACGGCGGGTGGGTGTTGAAGCGGATCTCGTCGCCACAGATGGCGTGGCCGGGCCCGCTCCAGCCCTCGGTGGTGATCGGCTCCCAGATGACGGGCGGGCCGTTGAGGCAGTAGGCCGGGACGTTGCCACCCACCAGCGGGCGTTCGATCTCCAGCAGGCGCTCGGGGAGGTCCTCGGGCGGACGCACGTCGGTGTCGAGGAACAGGATCGCCTCGCACGTCTTGTCGCGGATCGCCACCTCATGGGCGAGGTTGCGGCCGGTGCAGATGGCGATGAGCCGGTTGTCGCTGGTGACCTCGTCCTCGCCCTGGTCGATCGAGTAGGTCCACAGGGAGACCTGGCCAGGGAAGGCCTGTCGCAACGCCACCATGCGCAAGTAGAGGGCGTCGAAGTTGCGGTCGTGACCGTGGCCGGTCTGCACGGCGCAGAACACTCGGGCGCCACGCGACAGCCAGTCCTCGGCATGGATGAGCCATCCCAGCTCCTCGGAGCCGTTGGCCTTGTGGGCGGCGATCGTCGAGGCGACGAGCAGACCGGCGAGGTCGTTGGCCATGACGGCTCAGATGCCGAGACCGGCGGCGGTGCTGGCCTCGATGGTCGGAGGGCAGACCGTCACGTTGCCCGAACTGGGGGCGGCGGGCTCGGCCTCGTCGGCCTTGGCCTGGGCGGCTTCCTCGGGGGTGAGGATCTTGGTCGCCGGGTCCTGGGGTTCCAGGGTCTTGTTCTCGCTCGGACGTTGCACGGTGCCTCCCTTGGCCTCGATGTCACGGGCCTCCAGCTCGTCGACCATGTCGCCCGCCACCGCTATCTGATGGCGCCCATACGGGGTGTCGACCCACACGTCCTCCAGCACCACGATCTGGGCCGCAAAGGGGCTGGCCGTCGTCGGGGTGGGGATGATCGAGCAGGTCGCTCCGGGAGCGCCACAGATGGGGCAGCGGTTGGCGTCAGCCGAGTCGAACAGGTTTCCCATCAGGGAGTCAGGTTACTACACGTCTCTCTGGTAGCAGCGACAATCAGAACGGGCCCCAGATGCACGGCAGGCCGAGCGAGCACGCCAGGTCCTCGTACAGCGAGCGCAGCACCACGGCGCCGTCGGTGGCAGCCTCGATCACGTTGCCCCGGAACACCAGGGCCCAGCCCGCCTCGCCGTCGATGGTGGCCCCGACCACCTCGTAGCCGTGGTGGGCGGCCAGCTTGAGCGCCAGGCGCAGCATGGCCAGGTCGATGTCGGCGTCGTCCTGGTCCATCCGCTCGGGGTTGGCGTAGCGGTTCAGCTCGACGCAGCGCTTGAGGAACTCGGGCTCGGGCACCTCGGGCACGGCCAGCTCGGCCTCGTCGTAGAGCGGCTCGGGGAAGTCGAAGCGGTGATCGGGCAGGAGGAGGTCGTCGTAGTGGCTCATCGTTCGGCCCAGTGCTTCTCGGCGGCGGCCTTGGCGGCGTTGGCGGTCTTGTAGCCGGGGAAGCAGGTCGCGCAGGTGTCGGGGGTGAAGGTCCAGGTGCCGTCGTCGTCGAGGAACACCTGATACGGGGCGCCGACGCCCTTGTCGCCCATGTAGGTCTTGGGGAACGCACCGGGGAACCAGGTGAGCGTGGCGTTTGGGGTGGCGTGAGCGGTGTGCATGGCGTAAGTAAACACCCACTGGCCCATCGGGTCAAGTGGGATTGACCAGAACGCCAAACCCCCCTGCCCGGTCCGAGAGGAGGAACCAGCAGGGGGGTTGGTGGCGATCAGATTACCAGTTGGCCTGATGACTCGTCGGGGTCGGGATCGAGGAAGGTGATGCGCTCGGGGCGTACCGACAGGTAGACCCCGGGGCTCAGCTCGACCCGACAGTGGACCCCGGAACGCTTGGAGCCATCGCGGTGCGGCTGGCCATCGAGCGGCGGGGCGTACACCAGCACGCCGAGCAGATGACGGCCGTCCTTGTCGACCGACACCCGCCGTCGCGCCTTGGCGTCACTCGGGCTGACCATCTTGGAGCCGCTCGACCTCAAGGCTCTGGTTGTCGCCCTCGCCGCGCAGCACCGCCGCGCCCGCAAAGACGAACGCAGCCACCTCGTCCTCGGGGTCGGAGTCGGGGATGTCGACGATGGAGACCAAGGTGACCTTGAACCGGGTCATGCCGCCACGATCCAGGGCCAGTCGGCGTTGCGGCCGCGCTCCAGCGTCCCGATGAGGGAGAACGCCTTGTCGCTGAACCCCGCCAGCAGGAACCGGCCCCGACCGAGGTCGATGTCGCTCGACCCGTAGCCGCGCAGGTCCCACACGTAGACCGGCACCTCGGCGGGCACCGGCGCAGTGCTCGGCCGAGACTGCATGTCGGTGAGCACGATCACCCGGTCATGACGGCCTGGGGTGAAGTGGCGCTCGATGGCGGGCCAGGTGTTGGTGCCACCGCCGACCGAGCCGATCCGGGAGCGGATCAACTCGACCGTGCGCAGCACGCTCCGGGCCGGGGTGATGCGCTCGGAGCCGGTGGCGAAGTGGATGAGGTCCACGTCGCTCCGCTGGGCCAGGGCACCGGCGAACACCGCGGCGATCTCGGACATGAGGACCGTGGACTTGCCCGAGGGCGTCGACTGCATCGAGCCCGAGGTGTCGACCGCGACCAAGGTGCGCCCCGACAGGGTCGGGACGTTGCTGGTGGCGTACTCCATGGCCTGCTCCAGCGCCGAGGCGTAGGTCAGCGAGCCCACCGTGCGGTAGGCGGTGTAGAACCGGAACGGGAGCTGGCGACTGGCGGCGACCTCGATGGGATCGGCCAGGCGGGCGTTCACCTTGGCGATGTGCGCCTTGGAGATGCCAGCACGGTCGAAGTTGTTGAGGTTGCGCAGCAGGGCCATGTAGCCGAGCCGGTCGGCGTCGATGAGGGCCTCCCAGGCGGCGGCGTTCATCCCGCCGGGCAGCCATCCGGCGAGGCGCTCCCAGGTCATGAGGGGATGGGCCGTGGCGGCGGCCAGATTGGCCACGCGCACCTCGGGGGGCAGCGTCTCCAGGCCGTAGAGCGACTCCAGCGTCTCGTCGAACAGCTCGCCGGGGCGGAGCTGGGTGGGGCGGCCGTGGCGGCGGTCGATGGCGTGGCGGAACAGCGTGCTCTGGCCGGACTTGACCGGCTTGGCGTGGGTCAGCTCGATCACGTCACCGAAGCGCAGCGGGGAGCGGCCACCGTCGTACTTGGCGAGGTTCCGGGGCGTGTAGAGCCGAGCGGCGGCGTCGGCGACACCGCGCTTGACCGGCTTGGGGATGTTGCGAGCCTTGCGGGCCAGCCAGTAGCCGAGCACCTCGGCGGGCTCGTCGGCGCGCACACACACCGAGTCGATGACGGCCCGGCCGTTGGGGCCACCGGCGGCGACGTACTCACAGGCCACAGCCACGGCGGCCGAGCGCATGTTGGCGCCGTCGCGCAGCCAGCGGGCGAACCCGGCCAGCCAGTCGGTGTCGCCGCCGCGGACCAAGGTGGCGACGAGGCGCGCCAGGCGATCGAGGCGGTCGTTGCCGGACTGGTAGAAGGTGTCCTCGCCACCGAAGTCGGTGGTGGCCAAGGTGAACAGCTCGGTGCGAGCGTCGAGGGTGTAGCCATCGCCACCTTCGTAGGTCGAGGTGGGGGCCACGGTGTTGGTCGGGCCGACCACCCTCAAGGCGTTGGGGGTGGCAAAGGACTGGTTGGCAAACTTGCCCATGACGGGCTCCTCTCTGGTTGAGGGGCCCGATCGACGAAGCTGGCGCCGAGAACTGGGCGCCACGGGATGAAGGTGCTCTGGCCACTGAGCTACCCCGGGGGTGAACCCGGGAGTGGGAGTCGAACCCACGACCACCCGCTTGAAAGGCGAAGTATCCCGCGACTACGCACCGGCGCCAGCCGATGTCGAAGGGCCCGATGAGAACCTGGCGCCGCGAGCGATGCTCTACCAGTTGAGCTACAGCCCTACAGGGCCGGGTGGATTTGAACCATCGACGTAGCTCGCGACTGCGCACCATCGGGTGCGTTCAGGACCTCGCCGAGAACCGGCGGCACGGGCGTTTGTTGGATCTGATTCACAGTCAGAAGTAACCCGCACCCTCGCACCGGCGAGGTCGTATTCAGTTGGTGTTGTGGTCTCACTGAGAACCGGGCACCACCGGAGGGGGTCCTGATCAAATGGAAGTATCCGGCGGTTTCACACCAGTGGGACGGGTGACAACCTAACCGGCCTGACCAATCACGTCAAGCCTGATTTACCAGATTCTCTCAGGGCGTCGTTGCTCGCAACGCAGCCAGCTCGGTGAGCTGGTCGTTGAGCCACGCAGGGTCCACGGCCACGTCCCCGGTGAACTGCCCGGCCACCTGGGCCACGCGCACGGTGATCCCGAAGTCGGTCGAGAGTCGGTCGACCCAGTCGCGGGCGCTGGTGGCCGCCTCGCGCTGTTCCATGAAGCGCTGGCGCACGGTGCTCGGGGTGTCGCTCATGACGGCAGCCTACGGCTCATGCGGACTTGACCAGACCATCTGATGGCGGCTTGCGGAGGCGATCGGCGACCTTGGTGTTGATCTGACTGATGCGGGCCTGGGTGACCCCCAGCGCCTGGGCGATCTCGGTGTTACCCCAGCCGCACGCTCGGGCCAGAGCGATGCGCCCGTGGCGGTTGAGCCCGAGCTGTTCGACCAGTTCTCGGGCCAGCGCCTCGTCGAGCGGGTCGCACGGCGTGGCGGCGAGCAGATCGCCACGGGTGTGCTGGCCGTCGGGGAGCAGCTCGTCGAGGCTGGTGTGGACATGACGGCCGTCGCGCCCCAGCCAGTCCCGGAGCCCCTCGATGGCGCCAGCGCGGGCCGAGAGGTGGACGCGGGCGTTGGAGGTGAGCGCCCCTCGGATGTAGTCGGCCGTCAGGCGCCACAGGGCGCCGGAGATGGCCTCGTCCCAGGCGACCGAGTCACGGATGAGCCCGAGCTTGCGGGCGGCGGTGTCGGCGACCTTGGGGAACTGCGCAGGCTCGTAGACCATGCGTCATGGTCCCAACGCCCCGGGGCGCGCGGGCGGACGGTCGGGACGCGAAAGGGCCCCGAGCCGAAACCCGGGGCCCTTCCTGTCTAGTTGGTGGTGCTGGCGTTGGATCAGGCGCCGAAGGTGCCCTTGACGAAGGCCTCGGGCCGCGGGATCGTCATGCCGATCCGCTCCTCGGCCATGACCACGACCGCGTTGCGCAGGAAGTAGTCGCTGTGCTGTTCGGCGACCCGGATCGAGCCCTCCAGGCGGTCGTAGAGCTTGGCGCCCAGGCCGAACGAGCCGACCAGGAAGCGGCCCTCGGTCATGGCCGGGGTGTCGACGATGGGCAGACGCCACAGCTTCTGCTCGGCACCCATGGCCACCGCGACGGCCAGGACGTAGGCGCCGGTCGAGTCCTTGAGCAGCTCGATGTCCTCCCAGTCGTTGGGGTGCATCACGACGCCGGTGGGCTCGTAGTAGCTCAAGATGACCTTGGTGGCGGCACGGCGGATGTCGTCGGCCTTGTTCTCGTTGGCCGCCGGGGTGCCCGGACGGCTGTAGGTCTGGGCGTCGGGGTCGACCATGAGGCCGAGCAGGTCCTCGCTGGTGCCGGTGCCGTTGAGGATCTGATCGTCCTCACGCAGGCGCAAGCCGTAGAGCAGCTCGTTGTCGATGACGCCCTGGAGCGCCGGGGTGTCGGCGAGGGTCGTGCGGTGGATCGCTTCCCAGTGCTGGATGTTGCGCACGACGCTCTGATGCGACGTGAAGCTCAGCGAGGTCTGCGGCGCAGCGGCGAACACGCCACCGGAACGCTCGGGCACCACCGAGGCCGACGAGTTGCCGACGAAGCCGGTGACCCGGAAATACTCGATGACGGACGAGGAGGTGTTCTGGACCGGGAACAGGTCACGGACCCGCATCCGGCGGAACGGGCGGGGCACCATGGCCTCGCGGGTGATCGGGGCGAAGCCGGTGGCGATGTCGCCGGTCGGCGATGCCGTGTAGACATCCTTGACTTCCAGGCCGCCGAGGCTCTTGGCCTGGCCGCCGAGGTCGATGCCCGGCACGGCCCAGGGGCTGTTCATGTAGCCGCCCTTGATGCCGCCGTTCGCCATGAACGACTTGAACTCGTCGGACTCGGCGAACGCAGCGCCGAGCGACTTGAACTGCGGGCGGGCAGCGGCACCGGCGGCGTGAGCCGCGGCGACCGAGCCAGCAGCGCCCGAGGCCCAGGCCTTGAGGCCCGACTGAGCCTCCAGGTCCGAGATGAGGCCCTTGATCTCGGTCATGTCGGCGACGTTCTTCTGGAACGCACGGCGACGGTCGTTGTCGATGGTCAGGACGCCGTCGTTGACGGGTGCGGTGGCCAGGATGGAATCGTTCTCGGTCTCCAAACGGCTCCAGGCGCTCTTGAGTTCCCGGAGGCGGGAGTCCACATCGGTGGTTGCCATGTCGGCGATCTCCTTGTGTCGAAGGGGTTATCTGCGGCTCTGGTAAGCACCGGCGCCTCTGGTTGCACAGATTCGACCGAGGGGAGAACGTGGGGGTGGATGGTCGGGACGATTTCTTTGCCCGGACGCGAAAGCGCCCTCGGCCCACCGGGAGGAGTGGACCGAGGGCGCTCGCCCGGGGCTAGCGGTCAGTGCGGCGACGAAGCCTTGAGCGCCGAGTAGGCGGCCAGCTCGTCCTTGAGGTCGCCACCCATGTCGCCGAGGTCGCCGTAGGCGCCGGTGCTCGGGGCCCAGTCGTCGCCGTCGGCCTCGACCATCCCGGCCTCGATGAGGGCGTCCTCCAGCATGTCGAGCGCCGTGGAGATGCGCGAGTGCTCGCACGTCCCGCAACCGCTCTTGGCTTCCTTGATCGAGCGCAGCACCTCGATGGCAGCGGCGGCGGCGTCGTCGAGCGCCTTGGCCTCGGCGTCGGCGGAGATGACGGCCGGGGTCTCCCCCATCGCCTCGCGCAGCTTGGCCGACAACGACTTGGTCTCACCGCCGGGCAGCGACTTGATGTCGCCCTGGGCGCCGGTGAGGTAGTTGCCCCCGCCGAGGTTGGCCCGCACCGGGGTGGCCGACAAGTTGCCCTCGCCGTCGATCCAGTACGTGCCCGTCGTCCAGCCCTTGGGGTTGCGAGCGGTGATGTTCCCCGCGCCGACCAGGCCAGTGTTGGAGTCGCTCGGGAGCATCCCGCCGCGCTGGTCGCCGGGGGCGGTGAGCGAACCGGGAGAGCCCTCGGAGGGGATGTGGCCGCCACCGACCGCACTGGGCACGGCCTCGCCGGTGTTGCGAGCGGCGTCGAGCCCTTGGGCGGCGGCGATGAGGATGCGGCGGCGGCGCTGGAGGATGCTCTTGCGACTGATGGCCGCGGCGATCACCTTCTCGGCGGGCTCCATGAGCACCTCGGAGTTGGGCAGCACCAGGTCCGGCGTGGCGCCGATGACGGCGAGGTCAGCGGGCTCCCCGAACGAGATGACATCGTCGTCGCCGATCGCATACGGCACGGTCCAGAACTCCAAGCGGCTGGCGTCGGCGTTGCCGACCCCCACCACCAGGTGCTCGGGGAAGGTCGACTCGACCCAGCTCGTCAGCATCTCCTCGGGCAGGGCCTCGGTCAGCCAACGGTCAACGGCGTCATCGAGTGATGCCAGGGTGTCCTCGTAGCTACCCGTGGCAGCGTCGATGGGTTCGATGATCATGGTCTGTTCCTCCTCAGTGGGGGCGGTTGGCCTTGAGGGCCACGTACTGGGCGATCGGGTCGGGCTCGTCCCCGCATCCGATGCACGGCGGAGCGGAGTCGCGGCTCTTGCGCAGCGACCCATGACGGCGGAAGCGCTTGGCCTGGGGCACGGGGGCATCGGCCCCGGCGGGCGGGATGCCCATCTCCACGGCGTAGAGGTTGGCCAGGGCGAGCACCTGGAGGATCGGGGCGTCGATCTGGTCGGTGTCGACCATGAGATCGTCGCCCTGTTTGATCGAGGTGCCGATGGTGGCCGCCCAGCGGTGATGCCCGTCGACCACGTAGTTGTCGGTCGTCGAGATGATCGAGCCCGGCGGGAGCTTGCCCGCGGCCATGGACTGGACCATGCCGGACACCTTGCCGCCGTTCAGCTCGTTCTGGCTGGCGCGCAGGTGGCTGGCCTTCACCGAGGTGCGCTGGGAGCGGATGCCCTTGGACGCCAGGTGCTGGAGGAACAACGGGACGAGGTCGACCTCGCCGTTGGGCCGCTTGGGCAACGAGTCGGCCGGAGAGCCCGGCGTCGGGATGCCAGAGAGCTGGGGCATCTTGATGCGGGGGATGCCCTTGGACTCGATGCAGAACAGGTTGGTGCCCTTGACCATGGCCCGGCACAGGTCGTAGGTCGGGGCCTTCTCACCCTTGGCCTTGGCCTCGTTCACCCAGTCGGCGATCACGTCGATCATGGTCGCCAGTTCGTCGGGCTGTTGCAGCTCGACGAACCTGCCTTTGCCGATCGCCATGGCGGCCGCTTCGGGGTTGTCGGTGATGTACGGGTCGCGTTGACTGCCGGTGCCGGATTGAATCGCGTCGGACAGGTCTTTGCGTCCGTCGAAGTCGGCGTGGAACTCGTCGAGTTTCGCGGTGGTGAACGCCGACGACAGCAGGTCATTCCCCGCCCGAGCGCGGGCACGTTCGGTGAGTTTCGGGTCGGAGACACCAAGTTCGGGGTCCCCGATCGCGACGCCACGCACCCCGTCCGCGGACGAGTCGGCGAGGGCGTTGAACAGTCGTTGCCGTTCTTCCGGGGGGAGATCACCGCTCACCAGGAACGGCTTGGCCGCCGTGCCGTCGCCGCCGCGGACACCCCTGCCGACAGCATCGGTCCATTCCTGCCTCGTCGAATAGCCAGGGGGCGGGTCGCGAAACTCTCGGGGGATGCCGTAAATCTCGCTGGCCGTTTGCGGTTTGCCGGTCGCCCGACTCCATTGACGGACGAACGGGGCGAACCCGGCGCGCTCCACGCTGGCGAGTCCTTCGGCGATCTCGGGGCGCTGGAAGCCGTAGCCGGGCAGGCCGTCGGTTTCGAGACCCATGTCGCGCAACGCGGCTACCGCTTCCTTGTCACCGTTGGTGGCGGCCTCGATGAGGCGCCGTTCGCGACGCGACGGCATCTTGGCCGTCGCCGCGGCGTCGGGCAGCTTGTCGCCGGAACGGTGCGCTTGGATCATCCGTCCGGCCGCCTCTTTGTCGCCGCCGAGGTAGCGGGTCAACGTCGCGCGGGCGGCGGCGCCTTCCTTGCCGGGGACAGCGGCGCGTGCCACCAGCTTGGCTCGACCCGCGTCGGACAGCTTCCCGCCCCGGGTCCACGCCTTGCCGGTCAGATCGAGGTAGTCGGCGACGAGCGGGTCCATGACGGGCTCGGCGGATTTCGGCCAGTTCATGACGTGACCTCCAGGGTCGGGGTAGTCGCGGACGGTGGGAATCCAGGTGCGCCCCTCGCCACCGGCCGCCACGAAGGCGTTGTAGCGATCCATGTCCTCGTACTGTTCGGAGGTCGTCATCGCCCCCAGGTTCCGGGGGATGCGCCCCGCCGGGACCACGTAGGTCGTCCCCCTCGGCTTGGGGGTGGAGCCGGTGAGGCTGGTGTGCGGATAGGGGGGCTTGCCGAGGACGAAGCGCAGGTCGTCGACCTCATTGACCCGCTTCACGGCCCCGTCAGGAGTGACCACGTTCAGGCCGTCGGGGGTGAACACCAGGCCGAACCCCGGGGCGCCGTCGACCGTGGCGGACCGGCGCCCATCGGCATTGACGGACTCGCGGATGTTGTCCTCGATGAGGACGGCGATGTTGCGAGCCGAGAGATCCCGCAGTTCCAGCTTGCCGACGAAGCCGCGGTCGATGGCCGTGTAGGCCTTCTCGAAATCGCCGACGGTCCTGATCTCCAGGCTGTCGTTGCCGGGGATTGACAGGAAGGCCCGCCCCTGACCGGGGTCCGGGGTGAGCGTCACGACGGAGTCGGGCCCGCCGATGATGTACCGGCTCTCGTAGGAGTAGGGGTCCTCGGTCTCGTCCCATTCCACGGGCGCCCACGCGGCCCTCGACAGGGCGTCTGGTCCGGCGGCGAGCAGGTTGTCGATGCTCTCGGGGAAGCGAAACGTCGGGGCGTCCGGGGGCATGAAATGGGTCGGCTGAGCCGCCGGGCGTGGCGCCTCGGGCTTGCCGCCGCCGAGGAACCGGGTGAGCGTCGCTCGCGCCGCGGCCCCCTCGCGACCGGGCAGGGCGGCCCGTGCGGTGAGGCGGGCTCGTCCACCGGCGGAGAGCTGGGCACCGGCGCCGTAGGCCTTCACGGCGTTGTCGAACGGGACCCGGCCCATGACGGCCTCAGGTGCGCTCGGTGCGCCGAGGCTCTTGAGGGCGAGGGTTCCGGTGAGCGGGGCGGCGCCGAACGGTACGGGGCTGACTTCGAACAGGTTGATCTGGTGCAGTTCCCGCACTCCCCCGACGTTGCGGCTCTTGCCCGTCGGGCCGTTCACGTCGTAGCCGATCGACCACTCGCCCTCCTCGCCGTAGAACTTCACGTCCTCCCAGGCATCGCGGCCTCGGGTGGAGTTGAGGTTGAACTGCACCTTGACCTTGAGCGCCCCGGCCCCGATCGTCTTGAGCTTGTCGGGCAGGCGTGGATCGCCGGGCATCAACTCGACGATCTCCAGCACCTTGCCCACGGTGTTGTCCCACTTGTGGTTCCAGCAGACCTTGGGGCGACGGGTCTTGAGGGTCTCGGCGTAGGCGCCGGGGATGATCTTGTCGCCGACGTGGTCGACGATGTTGGTGACCGAGACGATCGCCTCAGCGATCCCCTGGTTTGCGTCTACGGCGGTCAGGCTCTGGGCGCTCTTGAACTCCAGGGTCATCGCTCACCTCGTCGTCGAACAGCGCGAGCTGTTTGGGGCGGATCGGAATCGGATCGGGCACCGGGGCGTCAAAGGTGACGCTCCCGACGGCGAGCCCGAGGAAGCGGATCGGAGCGTGCAGCGTGCCCGGACGACCGAGCCACGACCACTCTGCCTGATCGTTACCAGGTGTGCTGATCCTTTCACGCTACCAAGCGTGGTGGCCACGCTGGCGGTGAGGGGGGATGGTCAGGCGCTGGCGGAGGCGATCAACCGGGCCGCCACGCGCAGCCAGTCGCTGTCGGCGTCGATGTATGACGGCCCGCCCAGGCCCTTGTAGGTCGGCCGGAAGGTCAGATCGGCCGATGCCGGGAGCCGTCCCCCGAGCACCACCACTTCCCGGCTGGCGAGGTGGCCGGGGCCGATCCCGGCGATCGAGAAGATCCGCTCGACCGGCACCTGGGCGGTGATCACCCCGCCTTGGCCCTCCAGGCCCCAGTCGACACGCGAGAACCGTTCGGCGATGGAGCGGTCGGTGGTGAACGATGAGAGCGGGTTGACCAACACCTCCCCACCCACCTGGTCGGCGCCGGTCGAGACCCCTCGATACAGCGTCACCGTCGAGCCCGGGGGGAAGCCGTTGTCGGCGAGGAACCGTTGGGTGGCGGCGTAGGTGGTCGCCATGAACGCGCCGATCGCCGGGGCCTCTGGGCCGTTGACGATCGTCTCGGCAGATGCGGCCAAGCCGGGTTGGAACTGCCGGAACGCTTGAAGCCCCTCGGTCATCGTCGGGTTCGGGAACTGGTTGGCGGCGGCGGTGATCATGGCCGCCGAACGGTCACCGGCGGTGGTCTCGCTCCAGGCGTCTTGCATCATGACGGCGTAACCCAGGCTGGGCCCGATGCGGTACTTGGCCTCGGCCTGGGCAGTCAGCTCGGCCTCCCGAGCGCGCAGTCGATCCCCGAGGCGGGCGATCTCGGCCTCGGGGTAAGGCGCCCCGGTGCGCCGGGCCGCGTCGGCCAGGGCGTCCTGCTCGTCGAGGATGTCCCGCGTGCCCTGCCAGACCTCGTCGGCGGCTCGTTGCTCGCGCAAGCGCGCCCAGGCGGTGAGCAGTTCCCCGAACGTGGACGCCTCGCCCTCGTCGCGGATGCCGGAGAACAGTGCGCCGTCGAGCCCGATCGAGGTCACCGGATCGTTCGCTGGCCGGGCGGCGAGCTGGTCGGGTAGCGCGAAGCCCTGGTCGAGAAGCGAGCGGCCGATGTCGCCGACCACGCGGTCAGGGTTGAGCCCCGGGAGCGGAGCCTCCTCGGCGTCGGGGTCGAACTGGTGGCGGGCGAGCAGGGCGTCGAGCACTGGACCCAGCTCCGATGACGGCGGGGCTGAGGCGTCGAGGAGGTAGCGGGCCCGGCGGGTGTCGCCCTCGTTGAGCGCGTCGATGAGCGCCGATGCGATGGTCGAGTCGTCGACCGTGTCGGCCTCGGCGGGGTTGATGCCCGAGCGGCGCAGCAGGTTGCGCAGGTACGACACCTGTTTGGGGCTCGGGGCTCGGCCGGAGCGTTCCGGCCCGATGCCGACCTCGGCGGCCAGCTCGGGGTAGACCCGGGCGGTGTAGGCCTCGGCGGCGTCGAACGCTCGGGCCAGCTCGGCGCGGTGCGGGGTCAGGTCGAACGTGTTGCCCACGTCGGCGTCGGCCACGGCGTCGTGGCGCACGATGGCCAGTGATGCCGATGGGGGCTCGGTCGTTGCCCCTTGGGCCATGTCGTCGAGGTAGCGCAGGCGGGCCATGCGAGACCCGAACTCGGGGTCGGCCATGACGGCGTTGTCGAACACGGTGAGCTTGCGGACGAACTCGGCCTTGCGGGCCTCGTTGCGGGCCTGCTCGTCGGCGGCGACTTGGGCGCGGTGCTGGTCGAGCAGCTCGACCCCGTCCCAGGTGAGCAGCTTGGGGGGCAGCGGCGAGGTGGCGGTGTTGACGGGCACGGCGGGCTCGTCCCCCCCACTGCCACAGCGGTAGCAGATCGTGCCGTGGGCGGCGTTGCCGCTGGTGACGTAGCCGGTGCCGCCACAACGCTCACACGACACCCGCCAGGTGTCGGCCGGGTCGGTGGGCAGGGCCCGGACATCGACGTTGCCGACGAGGTGCCACTTGCCGTCACGGGCCGGACGGGGAAGCGTGCGGCGAGGCACCCGGGGGGCCGGTGGGTTGGCGATGGCGCCGGTGCGCCAATCCACGCCGAACCGGGTGAGCGTGGCTCGCGCCTGGGGGCTGGTGGCCGCACGCGACAGCAGGCTGGCCAGGCGGGCCGGGGTGAGCTTGGCGGAGTGGGCGTTGCCGAAACGGGCCTTCATCCCCGATGACGGCCGCACCGGCCAGTCCAGATCGGCGGGCAAGTCGGTGGGGTCCATCCGCCACCGGCGTGCGGCCTTGGTGGCAGCGGGGGCGATGTGGATGTAGCGGACGCGGTCGCCCTCGTCGATGGCGGTCACGGTGAACGTGCCGCCAACGAGCCACTCCTGCTCGCCGCGCACCGAGAAGCTGGTGGCATCGAAGCCCGGGGTGCCGGGGGCGGCGACGTACACGACGCGCGACGCGTTGGGGTAGTGCTCGGCTCGCATCCGATCGGTGGCGGCGAGGGATTCGTCATCGGTGGCGACCTGAGATTCCTCGTCGAAGTTGCGGTCGAGGGCGAACGAGTCGGCCACGTCGCTCGACAGGGAGAACGAGGCGGCGGCGATGTCGATCCGGTCCCCGACGGCGATGGCCTTGCCGTCAGGGGTGAACGACATGCCCCGATACAGCGGGGTGGGCGAGGGGGTCGTCACCGCCGGGTCGCGCAGACCGTTGTAGAGCGCCCAGCCGTGCTGGAGATCGAGGAACGGGTCGTACCTCGTCACCCCGGCCCGCTGGTTGGCGTCTTGGTCGTTGGGGTCGTAGGTGTCCTCGGGGGCCGTGCCGTCGGCCAGGCGGCGGGCCACGTTGGTCACCGCCACGCCCCAGTCCTCGCCCGAGACCCGGCGCTTGGCCGCGGCGAGCAGCCACGCCGAACGGTCCTCGGGGCCATGAACGGACCAGTCGGTGAACGGGCGAGCGTCGACCCATGTCTGGTGGGCGATGTCGACGGTCTCGGAGGTCCAATCCACATCGACCGGCATGTTGTCCGGGTCGTTGACCGTCGCTTTCATGACGGCCTGCAACGACTGGGCGTTGTTGAAGATGGTGGTCCGATAGTCCTCGGAGCGGCCCGACCAGCGGTCGGTGACCGTGCCGACGTTGGCGGCGTAGGCGCGCAGGCGGTCCTCGGCCTCCAGCGCCAGCATTACCGGCTCGATCGCCTCGGGGTGGGCGGTGAACTGTTGGTCCCAGCCGGGCACGCCGAGGACAAGGCGCTCCGGCACGGCGGGGTTCTTGGCCGGAGCGGCCGGAGCGGCCGGGCGATGCCAGTCGATCCCGAACCGGGTGAGCGTGGCTCGCGCCTGGGGGCTCGTCGGGGCTCGCTCCATCAAGCTGGCGAGGCGAGCGGCGGACAGCTTGGCCGTCCCGGCGTTGCCGAACCGGGCCTTCATGCCCGATGACGGCATGGCGGAGCGCACGACGTGCATCCAGTTGTCGCCGTCCACGTACACCTCGCGCCGGGCCGACTTGAAGCCGGGACCTCGGGCGATCACCGACTCGACCGGGGTCGACCCGTGCAGGAGCCCGACCGGGTCCTGGGTCCTGGTCACCGTCACGTTCACCGGGCCACCGAGGGTCACGAACTCCTCTTGGGAGTCGAGGTGCCATTCCCACTTCGCGTAGTGGAGCCCGCCGTAGCCGGTGGCGTCGGTGATGAGCATGAGGATCGAGCGGGCGGGCACCGAGCCGCTGAGCACCGATCCGCCGCGGCGGACCTTGGTGAACGACAACGCCACGGCGGGGTTCGACGACCACGACGTGAGCGGGTCGGCGATGGCGGTGTCGCCGGTGCGGATCTCGTTGTCGGGGCCGATCCCTCGGTACAGCTCGATCAGGTCGTCGGGCCGGAGCCCGTAGTCGGCGAGGCGGGCCTGGGTGTGGTCATAGATGGCCATGACGGCCTGGCGCAGCGCCGGGCCCTCGGCGGAGTCGAGGATGTCCTGGCCGACCAGCGTGCCGGGCTCCCACTCGGCGGCCTTGGCCTGGAGGTGACTGAGCGAGCGGGCCATGTCGCTCGGGTCGCCGAGACGTTGAGCGGCGGCCAGCGTCATCGCTTGGGCCCACGGGGAGGAACTGTCGTTGATCCACCAGCCCTGGAGGGCGGCGACGTATCCGGCCTCGGCGGTCCAGCCCTGCTCGGTGGCCCATGCCCGGCGCTCGGCGTCGGGGTCGGCGGAGGCAGCGAGGCGGGCGGCCAGCGCGATCGAGGCGGGGTCCTGTTCGGGGTTGTTGAAGCCGATGGCGGGCGGCTGGGAGGCGGCGAGCACGTCACCGACCGGGGAGCGCTCGTCCAGGCTCGGGTCGAGCCGCTGGGCGTTGGCGAGCACGACGCTCCAGTTGCCGCTGTAGAAGCCGTCTTGATACCGGCCGGTCCCGCCGTACTCGGTGCCGCGGGAGGGGTCCTGGGCGATCAGGTCCCCGATGGCGCGGGCCTTGAACGACTCGGGCAGGGTGAACCGCTTGCCGATCTCCACGGCCGACAGATGGCCCGCCTGGGCGCCGAACAGGTTGCGCTGGCGCTCACGGTTGAACAGCGTCGAGGCTTGGGCGTGGTCGACCTGGCGGCGATCACCGTCGGGGAGGTCGAGCTTGCCCCGGCCGGTGAAGCGGGTGAGGGTGGCCCGTGCCGCTCGGCCTCGGTCGTTGGGGAGCAGGGCGGTGGAGGTGAGGCGCAGCAGGCCGTCGGGGGTGAGCTTGCCGCCCCGGTTGCCGAACCTCTGCTCGATCGACTTGCCCTCACCGCCGGGCACCGCAGCGCCATGACGGCGGGCGGCGTCGAGCACGAACTCGATCAACGCCGGGCCGCCGTAGCGATCGGAGGGGTCGGCGAGCAGGCGGTTGTAGACCTCGGCGATCGAGGCGAGCGGACCCTTGCCGGGGAGGGCAGGAGCGTCTCGGATCGCGCCCTCCAGCAGGATCGCCATGGCCAAGATGCGGCCCTGGTCGGCGGTCATGTCACGCGCGCTTGCGGCCCTTGCGGCGGCCGGGGTTCAGCTTGGAGCCGGTCCCGACGCCGGTGGCCTCGATATGACGGAGCTGGCAGTAGCCACGGGCGCGAGGGCCCATGTGCTCGGTGAGCTGGCGGACGCAGCGCGTCCAGTCGCCGGGAGTGCCCCAGCGGATACGGGCCGCGCCGGGCCCGACCGTCCAGTAGCGGCGCAGTTGCTCGGCGCCCCCACGGTTGCGGTCGGCCCCGCCTTGCGGTCCGGCCTTCACTTCCAGTCCTGCCCCGAGGGTGATCCGCATGACGCCATCATCGCACCAGGTCAACCTCGATGACTCTGATGGGCGGGCTCAGGTGACAGTGATGATCGCCGGGTTCGCCACGGGCTCCAGCTCGACGCAGAACCGGGCGGCATTGACGGCCCAGCCCCACATGAAGCCGGTGAGGTCCAGCTCGGCGATCTCCGAGCCCCGCTCTTTCAGCGTGCTCCACAGGCCCTTGGTGACGAGCTTGCGGTTCTCGAAACCATCGGAGTGGTCCCACACGTCGTCGCCGGGCAGGCGAGCCAGTGTGGGCTCGGTGAGGAACGCCTCCAGCAGGAGACGCGCGCAGTAGGCGGCGGTGCCGGAGTAGCCATCAGGCTGGTTCTGGCTCATCAGGTAGTCGCGCATCTCCACGGGGTTCATCCCACTGTTCTCTTTCGGGCGCGCGTTTCCCAGCACGGCATCGAGGGAGGCCTCGGCAGTGAGGCCCAGGTGGGCTCCATCGGTCATGTCAACTTTCCTTTCGCTCGGGGTGATGTAGGGGCCGACCCATGACGGGCAGAGGTTCACGACGCAGCCGTGTCGAGGCGGGCCTTGGCCTGCTCGGGGTCTTGACCCATCTCGGGGTACTCGTCGGCGGAGACCTCGGTGACCATGTCCCACGGCGGGGGGCCGTGCATGACGCCGTGGATGTTCTCGGTGCCCAGCTCGTTCCAGAAGTCGGTCAGCCAGCACTCGCCGGGCGCTCCGGGGTTGGTCTGGCACTCTGGGCCGAGGGTGTTGGCCTCGCCGTAGTTCTCACAGCCGTAGTGGTCCGGGTCGTCGTCGTTCTCGACCGGCAGGCACATCGTGCAGCCCGGTGGGAAGTCCTCGATGCACCGGCACGGGCCGGAGGGTCGCTCGTAGTACGGGACGAACTCGTCGGGGCCGTGGAGGCACTCCAGCTCGTACACCGGGCCGTCGTCCCAGCCGGTGACATGGATGCGGTGATCGGCGCTCACGCTTCCTCCCAGTCACTGATGACGATGGTCCGCTTCACCCACACGGCGGCGTGGTTGTTGATCGGGAGCGGCTCGGTCACATCGGGCTCGCCCCAGGTCTCGGGCCACGCGTAGGTGGTGCCGTCGTCGCCGTGTGGCGGGTTGCAGCCGTTCATGGCGCAGTCGAGGCGGCGGCCGTATTGGACTTCCGTGTCGCTCATGTCCCCTCCATCCAACGTCGGGCGAGCAATGTGGCGCGGTCATCGGGCAGGTGGGTGGTGAAGAACTTGCTCGACCAGAGGTTGACCCCCGACGAGAACACTTCCTCGACCGGGCCGCGGACCTCGCGGATCAGGGCCATGAGGCGCTCGGGGTTGCGGTAGAACTCGATCACCGCGTCGGCTGAGTGTTTCGCTGTTGCCCTCGGTAGGGCGAGTAACACGGCTTCAAGGTCGTCTCGGTGGGTCATCGTGCCCTCCTGCGCATCTTCCAGGTGCGCGCCCGCTTGAGCTGGCGGTGATAGGCGTGCGACCGGAACCGGACATAGCCGGGGCCGTACAGCCAGGTCTGCCTGGCGGGCATGGGTCGACACTCAGCCATCGCTTGGTCCTCCCGGTTTGAACATCGTTCGATACTGCGCAAGGCCGATTGACAGCTCCAGGGCGCGGTCGGAGTCGTGGGTGGCCTCGGCCCGCCGGATCGCCTTCTCGTACTCCCACTCGATGTCGTCGGCCATCAGGGCGCCTCGTCCTTGTGCGCCACGGCCAGGGTGGCGTTGACGAGCGCGAGCGTGGCGTAGACCTCGGCCTCGCTGTAGAACATGGCGCGAATCCTCTGCTCGCTGAGCCCAGCGAACCGTTGCGCCTCGGCGACGAACTGATCGAAGGCGCTCATGACGTCACCTTCCTGAGTGCTTCGGCCACATGGGGCGGGCAGGTGTCGATGTGATCCCACAACTTGCTCCACGCCGCCCACGCAGTCGTGTACTTGGTGGCGATCGATAGACGCCCTAGTTCCACTAGCCACGTCAGGATCTCGGCGGTGTGTGCGGGGTCGAGGTCCACCACCCCAGGAGCCGACACAATCGAGGCGAGGTGTTCAACCGACGCACATGAGGGACAGCAGTCGGCAACGTAAACCGATCTAGCCCGCTGGACGTGGTCGGCGTTTGTCTCACTCATCGTCGTCGCCCTCGATCGGGGGCAGCAGGGCGATCGTGTCGCACGGCCACTCCTCGCGACACACGGCGCACACCGACTCGGGCTCGTCGTTGTGGACCCGGTCGATGCGGCGGTGGAGCTTGCGGACCTCGGCGATGACGGCCTGGGCGGCGTCACGCTCGCGCATGGCCCGCTCGCCGATCTCCAGGTACATATTGCGCTGGTTGCGGACCCGCTCCAGCTCGGAGATCACCTCGGTCACGACTGGGCCGCCAGACCTCGGGCGATGATGTCGGCGAGGGTGCGAGCCTTGTCGGCGTCCAGGTAAATGGTCAGGCGCGAGTTGTAGCCCTGGGGTGAGGCCACGATGTCGAGCCCGGCCAGCGCGACGACGATGGGCTCCATGGCGTCGTCGAGGTCCTGGATGTAGCGCTTGTCGGCGTCCATCTGAGCCCGCTGGCGCTCGGTCTGGGCGTCCAGCTCGGCCCAGAACGTGTCGGGGTCCACGGCCAGAACGTGGGCGGGGGGCACGACCTCTTTGCGGGTGCGGCCGTCCAGGCTCCGCGCGTTGCGCTCGTCCGCCGGGATGTGGAAGCCGGTGTCGGGCACCTCGACCAAGATGCCCCGAGCGCCGGGGCGCTTGCGCGGCTCGTAGCGGGTCCAGCCGTTCCCGGCGTCGTAGCCGACCCCGAGGATGCGCCCGATGGTGGGCGGCTTCCAGGTCGAGTTGGGGGGCTGGATGATGCGGGTCTGGCCGATGATGGCCTCGATGTCCTTGGACTTCATGACTGGCGCCGTTCAGCGGGGAGGCTGTCGAGCAGCTCGGCAGCGGCGGCGGCGAGGGCATCGGCGGCGCCACCGCGGTCGGCGGCCAGCTCGACGACCCGGGCGAGGGTGATCTTGCCGCCACAGGTGACCCAGCCGTTGATGCACACGTCCACGGTCACCGAGCGGGCCTCCAGCGGCTCGGTCGGGACCCACTCATGGCGGCCGAGGCCGTCGTTGAGGGCGAGGAGGAGTTGGTCGTTGATGGCGAGGAGGTCCAGATAGGCATCGAGCGAGCCCAGCGTCACGTCGGCGGCCCCGTAGTAGCCGTCGTCGATCAACATGATCTCGACCTTGGTGTCTGGGGTGAGGTTCTGGGAAGTGGTCATGAGGTCACCATAATGACTGGTATCCCTCTAGGTCAAGTCACCTTGACCAGAACCTCTGTGGCATGATGCACCCCGCACCGTGGAGCAGTTCGGATGTGCTCGCCTGGCTCATAACCAGGAGGTCGCCGGTTCAAATCCGGTCGGTGCCACTGGCAGTGTCCCGTCCCCCCGGGGCCGCCCAGTAACAGGCCGACCCGGAGCGCGCACCTCTCGGAGTCGGCCTGTTGCGCGTCTCAGAACAGTTCGTCGTCGGGGTCGATGACGGGCCCCGGCCGATCGAGGCGCACCAGCGGCGCCGCTCGCTCCTCGTCGTCGAGCTTGCCGTCGGCGAGCCGGTAGGCGTGCGCCCGTTCCTCGATGGCGGCCTCGTTGAGGTCCATCCACTCGTCGAACGCCGGACGCCACACGTCGTGGAGGAACTGTTCGTAGGTGCCCGTCCACGTCTGGGCGTACAGCTCGGCGGCCTCCACCTCGGCGGCGAGGTCCTCGGTCATGGTCCCCTCGTCGAGGTTGACCCGAGGGCCGATGAACGATGACGGCGACCCGGCGAAGTGGAAGCACAGCGGCGGCCACTTGGCGGCCTCGTCGAGGCGCTGGCCGAAAGCGATGCGGGCCTGTGCGTCGATCATGGGGCTCAAACCTTAATGTCGTTGTCGACGATGCGGATCGCCCCACGGTTGTGGAGCACGAAGTAGTCGGCGCCGTCGTTGGCCTTGTAGCCGTCGTAGCCATACAGCGGGGCGGCGATGCCGGGGTTGCCGACAGCGGAGATGAGGGCGTCGTTGTCCTTGTAGCGGGGGTCCTTGCGCAACATGGCCTGGAGCTGTTTGCCGAGCACCTCGGCTTGGTCCTGACCGCCGGGGACCAGGCGGGCGTCACGCTTGATCGTGCCCCGGATGACGCGCTGGTCGCTGACCTCGACCCGGAGCCCCCTCACCGTCACCGAGGCGTGCGGGTTGCGGGCCTTGTAGTCGGCCGCCGCCGTTGCCGCCGCGGTGGGCGTCGAGAAGTTGTAGGTGTTGGAACTCCCCGAATAGGTCCGAGCCGTCGACACCCGGCTCGCCATGTCGGCAACGGCCGCGGCTCCCGTCTGCACGCCGATGGCCATGTAGACGCCAGCGCCGTAGGCCGACATCCCCGAGTTGCCACCACGCCAGATGCCGGTGCGGTACTGGTCGGCCGGGTGGTCGGGGATCACGTCGCCCCATTGCTCACCGCCGGAGTCGGCCGGGCCCACGCCGCGGGCGAAGCCGAACTCGCTCTGCACGTCGAGGTTCCACTCGGACTCGGAGATGATGTCGGGCTCGACGCTGTAGCCCTGGGCCAGATAGATCGCCTGGAGCAGGCCGTCGTAGACCGCTCCCCCGTCGTCGCGCAAGATGTTGGCCGCCAGCTTGGAGCCCGGCAGGCCCCGCTCCATGTTCTTGATCGTCTCGTCGAGCGCCTCGTCGGCCAGCACGCCGAGTGGGTCGTCCACGTAGTAGGCGCCGTTGTTGACGTGCGAGTCGAGCGCCACCGGCACGTCCATGACGTGGCTGGAGCGCCGGGCCAGGACGTGGTGGACCGTCCCGTCGAGGATCTGCTCGGGGGCCCGGTCGCCGTAGCCGAGGAAGGTGAGCGCCCCGTCGGGGTTGAACACCATCGAGGTCGGCTCGCCGTTGGAGCGCAGCTCATGGGCGGCGTTGGCGGCGTCGGTGGCGGCGTTCCAGACCTGGCCCTTGAGGTCGTCGTCGAACTCCCAGCCGGGGTTCAAGATGTCGGCGGCGGCGATGACGGCGATGGCGGCGTTGGTGGCCACCACCTTGGACTCGTCGGGGATGTCGGCGACGATGTCGAACTCGGCGACCTTGGCCATGGCGTGAGCCACTGCCGGGTCGTCGTAGGCGATGCCGCTGTAGGTGGCGGTGTTGATCGCCCCGATGCGGGCTCGGGCGGCGGCGAACGAGGACGCCATGGCTCGCTGGCGGTAGGTGGACTGCACCACGTTCACCAGGGAGTCGTATTCGCTCTGGTTCATCTGCCCGTGGCGCACCAGGGTCTGGGCGGCGACGAGGGTGTTGACCACCGGGCGGGCGTTGGCGTTGATCTGGGCCCGATAGATCGCCGAGATGACGGCCCGGTTGCCGTCGTCGGAGATCGCCGACTCGATGTCGTTGAGGCCGGGCAGGTCGCCCTGGCTGTTCACGTCGGCCGTGGCACGGTCGAGCTTGTAGGTCATGACCATCTCGGCCGCGGCGTTGTAGGCGGCGTCGAGGGGGTGGATGGCGGCCGGGTTGGCGGCGGCCGAGTAGGCGGCCAAGGTGACATCGCCGACCTTGTCGCCGGGGAGCCCGACGGTGACCGCGCCGATCAGGTCGTCGAGGTCGGCCCGTCCCGCCGGGTCGTTGGCGTAGCGGGCGTCGAGCGCCCCGGACACCTCGCGGCCAGCCACCTTGCGGCCCCGGTCCCCAGCGGCGCCTCGGGCGTCGAAGTAGGCCTTGGTGTTGGGGAGCTGTTTGGCGTCGAGCCAGTAGGGGACGACGACCGGGCCGGAGCCGGGGGCGATGATCGCCAGCTGGGGATCGAGCGCCGGGTCGGGCGACTTGGCCCTCGGCACCGCCGAGTAGTCGGTGAGCTTGAGCGGCTTGCGCGAGCCGTTCTGGAGGGCGTCCCATTCTTTCTTGGCGGCGTTGAGCATCGCCTTGCGGGCGCCCGACAACCGGGCCGAGGTGAACGCCTCGGGGCTGTCCTTGATGCCGGGGTACTTCTTGTCGTACTCGTCGAGCTTGGCCATGGCGGCGTTCCAGGCCATGGTGAACTCGATCGTGGTCGCCTGGGGGTCGCCGATGTCGACTCCCAGCTCGACGTAGAGGTCGCCGGTCATGACGAAGCGCCACTTGTTGGCGCCGGTGCCCGGCGCCGAACTGTGCGGCGGGAGCGCAGCGCGCACGATGCCGTTCCCGGCCTGCTGCATCAGGTCGTGGAAGCGCAGTTTCTGGGTCGGCGAGTCGTAGCTGGTGGACCCCGTGACGGCGAGGTTGAGCGGCCCGATGTTGTCGATGAGGGCGTCGACCGCGGCGATCGGGTCGTCGCCGTTGAGCACGGCCCGCTGGTAGGTGGCCGCCACCGGGCGAAAGAACTTCATGCCGCGGAGCTGGTCGATCGAGGGCATCGACAGCTTGGTGAGGTCGTAGCGGCCGCCCAGCTCGTTGAGCTGGGCCTTGGAGATCGTGTCGAGGGCCTGGAACACCAGGCGCTCGCCCCGCCCGGAGATCGTCCCGTCGTCGCGGACCTTGGGGACCATGGCGAGGGCCATCATCATGCGCATGTTGGAGTCGGCGCGGCCCACCCAGCCACGGTTCGGGCGGCCGGGCTCGGGGTTGGCGTCAGGGCCGGGGTCGCCGAGCAACTTGTTGACGAGGTTGATGGCCACGTCGGCCATGGCCGGACCGGACAGGCCCGTGGGGGGCTTGTTGGACCCGTAGCGGAAGCTGTATTGGTCGCCGTTCCAGGAGTCGACCATCTTGCCGACGATCTCGGCCGTGGCACTCTGGCGGGCCACGTCGGTGACCATCCCGAAGTTGGTCACGTCCCTCGACAGCAGGCGGATGACGGCCTCACCGGCGGGCACGTCGACCTGTTGGGTGTTGAACTTCTGGTCGTGGGCGCTTCCCGGCCCACCGTCCCAGGTCTCCCAGACGTAGCCCTCGATGGCGTTGGCCAGAGCGCTGGCCGCCCTCTCCATCAGCCACGGCCGGGGCTCGCCGTTGGCGTGGGCCATGCGGTTGCCCACCTCGATCTCGGCCAACATCTGCACCGGCGGCGTGCCGGTCAGATCAGGCCCGGCAGGGATCGAGAGGTCGGCGTCGGCGGCGGGGAGCGCCACCGGCGGTGGGAGCGTCACGTCGAGTGACGGCATCAGCGATGCCGGGTCGGGCCCACCGATGGGGAGGCCCACCTTCACCGGCGGCAGCGGGTCGCCGACGAGGTTGAGGGTGACCCGAGGCTGGCGCACCACCGGCCGGTACTGGATCGGGAGCAGCTCGGGGTTGACGGCCAGCAGGGCGGAGATGAGCGTCGGGTCGAGCGGGGTCTGGGCGTCACGCGCTTCCAGGACACGGGCCAGCACGCCGCGGGCGTTGTCGCGCGGCTGGGCGAGCGTGTTGCCTTCCTGAGCGACCAGGGAGAGCCCACCGGCGAGGTAGGCGCGTGCCGCGGCGGGGCCGATGGCCATCTTGATCGCCTGGTACTCGGCGTCGAGGTCGGCCCAGCCGTAGTCGTCGTTGGGGTCGCCGGACTTGGCGAAGGCGAGGGCGGCTTCCAGGCCAGGCAACTGCGCCATCGAGGCGGCCTTGACGGCGGTCACGGCGGCGGCCTTGGCGGCGTCGATGTCGTTGCCGGAGATGATCTTGGGGAGCTGGTCGAACTGGTTGCCCATGGCGGCCAGGGCCACGATGTAGGTGTCGCGCCCGGCCGGGTACTGGGGGGCGGTCGGGTCGCTGACATCGACACCGGCGAGCCCCTGGGCGAAGGCGATCAGGTCCTGGGCCGTGGCGTCGTCGATGCGGGCCTGGATCATGTCGTCATGACGGGTCGCCTCGCCGTCGACGCGGCGCTTGGCGATGTCCACGGCAATCCACTGGGCATAGGCCGAGTCGGGGGTGAACGAGAGCATGGCGAACTGGTCGTTCTGGGCGAGCACCGAGCGGTCCCGGCGGGCCACGTCCATGCCGCCGGTCTTGAGGTAGGCGTCGAGGTAGTCGTGGGGGATGTCGATCGCCGGTGAGCCGCGCCGGAAGTCGGTGCGCAGCAGCGGGGTCACGTCGTCGGGCGCGTACTTGTGGTCGGCGATGAGCTGGGTGCTCCGGGCGATGACGGAGCTACGGTCCCCGCCCATCTTCTCCCAGGCGTCGAAGTTGAGGTCCCACAGGTTCTTGGCGCCGGTGCGGCCGTTGGGCCCGAACAGGTACGGGTCGGTGAGCACCGAGTAGTCGTCGTCCTTGACACCGTCTCCCCAGCCGAGGTTGATCGGCACCGGCGGGTCCTGGGTGCGCGACCACTGGGCGTCGGCCAGGCGTCGAGCGATGTCGGTCTCGGCGTCGAGGACGATGGTGTTGATCGAGGGGATGACGGAGTAGCCCCTGCGCTCGGCGTAGAAGGTCCGCTCGTTCACCGCATCGGCCCACGCCGACTGGGCCACGGCGAGGAGCACCGGGTCGGGTGGATAGCCGTGGCTGGTCATCCACTCGGCGTCGATGGGGTTGTCGATGAGCTTGTCGAACGCGCTCCCCGAGCGGGCCAGCCCGACCGGGCGGGGGACGTAGGGGTCCGACCCATCGCGCAGTCCGGCGGCGGTGTAGGTCTTGCCCGGGTTGGCCCTGGGGTCGGGGGCTCCGGCGCCAGCGGGCAGCTCGACCCACTCGCGGTGCTCGGTGTCTTGCACCGAACGCGAGCCGGGCACGGCGATGGCCTCGGTCGAGGGGTGGGCCAGGACCCTGGTCACCATGTCGAACCGGGCGTTCTCCTCGATGCCTTGGGCCTCGGCCGTCGACATCGCCAGGACCCGGTACTTGGCGGGGTCGTTGCGTCGCCACTTGGAGGCCCACACGGCCCAGGTGTTGTAGGCGAGGCGCTGAGCGACCGTTCCGGGGGCGCCGTAGTCGAGGGAGAACTTCCACGCCAGCTCGGCGTCGGAGGGCCTCTTGGCGGCTCCCGGGCCGCCGTTGCCCCAGCTCGGCGGGATCTCAACGTAGGGCAGCGTGGCGTCGTCGACCACGTCGGTGAGCGAGTTGACCTTGATCGTCTGCTCGCCCCGGTCGGGCAGATAGATGTCGTCGCGCTCGGTGACGGCCGCGGGGGCGAGCTGGGCGTCGTGGAAGTCGGCGACCGACTGGAACGCCGAGCGGCGGCCCCGGTCGGCGATGACCATGAGCTGTTCGTCGGTCGGGCTCTTGCCGTTGGCGAACGAGCCCCAGCCCGTGGGCTTGAAGCCGAAGTCGGTGGCGCTCTGGGAGGTCTCGGCCAGGAACGCGCCGATGGCGATGCGGCGCTCCGGGGAGTCCTTGCCGTAGGTGGTGCGGAACGCCGAGGAGATCGAGGCCATGAGGCTGAACAGGCGGCCGTCCTGGTTGACGATGACGGTCGGCCGTTGGGGCAGATTGGGATCGGGGAGGCGCAGCGGGGGCCGCGGGGAGCCGCTCGGCAAGGTGGGCTCGGGCCCCATGGTGACGTTGTCGAAGTAGTCGGGCAGGGGCACGTCGGCGGGCATCCCGGGGTAGTCCCGGCCGGTCATCGGCGAGTGCCATCCCGGCCCGGGGGTGAGCACCTCGTCGGTCGTGCTCTGGTCGCTCGGGGTGTCGCCGTGGAGCTTGGCCACCGACTGCCAGGCCGCCTGGTAGCCACGGGTGACGGCGGTGTAGAGCTGGTCGGCCGTGGGCCAGGGGCGGTGGTTGGCGCCGAGCCCGGCGTCGAAGTTGGCGGCCAGGTCGAGGTCCACCAGGGTCTGGGCGGCCTCGGTCACGAAGGCGTTGACCGCCGTGTAGTTCTCGGGGGTGTCGTCGCCGTAGGTGCCACCCATGGTGGTCACCACCTCGGTGAGGGCGTCGGACAGGATGATCGAGGAGTCGACGATGGCGTTGGAGGTCGGGAAGTCGTCGACCTTGTCGACCGTCATGACGGGGCGGGGTGAGCCGTTGGCGTCGAGCACGGGCACCGTGTTCGCACCGGCCACCGAGCCGGGCACCGAGGGCATCGCTGGCAGCGCAGCGGCGGAAGGTGCCCCCGGCCCAGGCGTGGAGGACGACACCGGGCCGGGGGCGTTCGGCGCCGTCGGCTGGGGGGGCGGCAACGGCGCAGAGGGGGCGCTGGGTGCGTTCGGGGTCGAGGGCGCACCAGGGGCGTTGGGCGATGACGGGCTCGGGGCGTTGGGGACGTTGGGGCCGGGGACGTTGGCCGCCGCGGCCATCTGGGCGACCGTGGGCCCTTGCCCCGACAGTGGGTTGCCAGCGGCGTCGTAGCCGAACCGGGTGAGGGTGGCTCGCGCCGCGGCGCCGGGGCGGCCGGGCACAGCGGCTCGGGTCACCAGCGAGACGAGTTTGGCGGCGTTGATCTGGGAGCCACCGAGGTTGCCGAAACGGTTGGCCGTCCCTGCCACCGTGGCCTTCACTTCACCGGGGGCCCATCTCCACACGAACGCCATGCCACCATCGTTGCCGATGATGCCGGGTTGACCTGGTGACGGTCAGGGCACCGCGCCGTCGGGGAGGTCGCCGGGATCGGGCATCGAGCCCGACCAGTCCCCCACCGCCTCGGCGATGTAGGGGCGCCAGCCGAGGGCCTCATAGATCGCCGGGATGAAGCCGGGCTCGCCGGGCACGTCGGTGGCGGCCACGGTGCGCTCCCCCCACGCGCACGGGCGGCCCCACTCGATCAGTTCCTGGTGGTACTCGCCGATCTCCGGCAGGGCGTAGGACCAGGTGAGCTGGCCGTCGAGGTCGACGACCGCGATCCAATGCCCGGCGTTGTCGTTGACCTTGAGCTTCCTCATGACGGCGCTCCGGCAGTGGTCGAGGTGGTGGCGGTGTTGCCCGGTCCGAGGTTGAGCGTGGCCAGCAGGCCGACGAGCCAGTTGGCCATGTCCCGGTCGCCCTGGACGAAGCTCTTGGGCCGGGAGCCGTCGGGGAGCTTGCCGCCGCGGCCACCGACGAGCGACTCGATCGCCATGGTGAACATCTCCCGGTTCGTCTGGGTGCCGCCAGGGTAAATCTTGCCCATGTAGGCGTAGAGGAACTCGTCGGGGGCGGTGATCTCCTCGGGCCCATAGCCCATGCCCATGGCCTGGAGTTGAGCGGGGACCCCCTCGGCCTCGTTCATCGAGATGGCCCCCTCGCCGCCGTTGGTGCGGCGATACCACAGGGCGTATTCGGCGTCGGTCAGGCCGGGGATCACCATCTCCATGTAGTGCCCGTACTCATGGGCCATGGTCTCGTTGAACTCGGGGGTGCCGCCACCTTCCACCAGCGGGCTCGGGTCCGACCGACTGGCGATGATGACGGGCACCATCTTGCCGCTCGGGTCGGGGACCTGGGTGAAGAACCCGCGCCGGTCGAAGCCCATCCCGTACACCGGGCCGTTGGCGTCACCGGCGTCGACCCAGTCGCTCGGGTAGTAGTCGGTGGCCCAGGTGAGGGCGTCGATCACCGTCTGGTCCGGCGGCGGGGCGCCGTGGCCCCTGCCGAAGTTGTGGGCGATGGGCGTGTTGTCGGTGGCGACGAGGGGGGTGCGGCCCTTGGCGAACGGGCGGATCTGGCCGAGGGCGTCGAAGATGGCGTCGCGCTCGACCCGGCGGATGCCGTACATGCCCCTGGCGTCGTAGGCGGCCCGCATGGTCTGGAGGTCGGCCGAGGCCTGGGCGAGGGCGTCGTAGGCGGCCTGGTCGGAGATGGCCGGGCTGGCGTCACGCTCGACCCCACCGGCGGAGGTGTAGCGGGCGTGGATGTTGCCGTGGGCGGTGATCCGCATCGACAAGGTGTCCCCACCGTTGCCCCAGATGAGGGTGATCGCCCCTCGGCGCTTGTCCACCTTGGTGTCGATGGCCACCCAGCCGGTCACCGGCGGGTCGGGGAGCCCCATCGAGTTGGACGAGGCGATGACGGCAGCGGCGGCCGAGGTGGCGTAGGCGTCGTCGTGGACGGCCAGGGCTCGCATCGAGGCGTGGTGGGCCGTCGAGGCGGCGTCGTAGGCGGCGTCGAGGGCGGCCTGGTCGGTGACCTTGTCGGACAGGGCGGCGTCGATGATGGCGGAGCCGATGGCGTTGATCTCGGCCTCGTTGGCCATGGCCCGGGGGCTGGGGGCCTGGGCGAGCACGGCGGCGATGCCGGGCTCGTTGGTGCCGCGCAGGCCTGCGGTCATCGAGTCGCGGATCAGGTCCCGGCGGGTGTCGTCCATCCCGGCCGGAGCGGGCGGCCAGTTCGACGTGGTGCGGGTCAGGTAGTCGGCCAGGACATGACGGGCAGCCGCGGCGGCGTAGTCACGGTCGCGCTGGCGGATGGCCTTGTCGTCCCAGTCGCCCTGGGTGGGCAGGTAGCGGCTGGCCATCATCGAGGCGACCTCGTCGGGGTCCACGTCGCGCAGCGCGGCGCCCATGCGCCGGTTCAAGGTCTCCTCGACGATCGCGCCGATGCGGCCCTTGGGCGGTTGTCCGGCCAGGCGCTTGTCGATGAGGTCCCGGATGGCGTTGAGGCCGTCGTCGGTCATGATCCGGTCGTAGTCGAGTTGGCCTCGGCCCAGCATCACGTCGATGGTGGCCTGCACGGCTCGTTCCCGGCTGGCCGGGTCGTTGGGGTCGATCTGGTTGCGCAGCCGTTGCGCCCCGAACCACGAAGCCTGGGGCCCGGAGGCGTGGAGAGCGGCGATGCGGGCCTTGACGGCGTCGAGCGAGCCTCCCGGGGTCGGCACCGGCGCCGGGGCGGGGACACGGGCCCCGAACCGGGTGAGGGTGGCGCGGGCGGCGGCGCCGGGCTTGCCGGGGGTGGCCGCCGAGGCCAGGAGCCGGGCAAGGGCCACCGGGGTGAGCTGAGCCCCGCCCCGGTTGCCGAAGCGGGCCTTGGACTGGCCATGACGGCTGGACCACGCCTTGGCCAGCGCCGGGTTGGGAGCGGTCGCTCCGGTCATCACGTACACCGGCTTCCAGATGATCCGGCACCGGCAGTTGATGATCAGGTGCAGCGGGGCGGACGGGTCGTGGGGGAACATCATCGGCACGCCACCGACGACGAAGGGCTCCATCACGTCGGCCACCTGGCCATGGGCGTGGCGGTGGGCGGGGCGGACCCGCTCGTCCTGCATCGTCCACCACGTCTTGGTGAGCGTGGCGCCAGGGATCTGGTTGGCGGCCAGGAAGCTGGCGGTGTTGGCCGCCGCGGAGACCTCGGTCACCGCGATCGTCTCGGCACGGGTCTCGCGCTGGCGGGCGAAGTCGGCGGCGACCCGGTCGACGATGTCGGGCATCGGGAGGTCCTCGGCCTCGGCCTCGGCGATGCGCTGTTCGATGAGCTTGTAGGTGGTCTCGGCCACGCCGCGCATCCGCTCGGCCTGGTTCTCGATGGCCTGCACCACGGCGGGGTCGCGGGGGTTCCAGTCGGCGGCGCCGAGATGACGGGCCGTGGCGCTCCCCCAGTCGCCGTACATGAGCTTGAGCCAGTCGAGGGCGTCGTCGATGAGTCGCTTGGCGAACGCAGCCACGTCGAAGATGCCGGGCAGGTGGATGCCCTTGACCTCGGGCAGCTCGATGCCGTCGTCCACCCACACCAGCAGGTTCATCGCCTCCTGGTCGGGGGTGAAGTCGCTGGGTTTCGGGTACATCGGTTCGTGCGGAATGATCTCGGGGTAGTCGCGCCGGGCGGCCTTGGTGGCGGCAGCGGGGGCAATGACGGGGATCTCGTCGCCGGTGACCGGGTCGTAGCCGCGCACGATCTGGCGGACCCGGATGGTGGTGACCGTCCGAGGGCTCGATCCGGGGGTCATGCCGTCGCGCACCATGGTCATCGGGGTCTCGGACGCGGTCGAGGACGACACGGTCTCCCACACACCCGACGACAGGATCTCCTCGGCGTCGAGGTAGCTCACCGCGCCGGTGGCGTGCGACAAGGGGCTGACCGGCACGCCGTGGCCGCCGTCGATCTCGATGATCACCAGGTTGTTGCCACCGCCGTAGCCGCTGGTGGAGCGCAGGTTCCCGAACGCCAGCGCCCGGTCCCGGTTGAGCGAGTAGGCGTCGAGGGAGCCGGTGAAGCGGTAGCCCGGCTTGGTCATGTTGGTCAGGTCGCTGGAGGTCACGGTGATCCCCCGGTACATGCGGGGGATGACGGGCCCGGTGGCCGCGGCGGCCATCAACGTGGCGGCGTGGCGCATGGCCAGGCGGCCGCCCTTCATGCCCCGGGGTTTCTTGGCCAGGTAGTCGGCCGACGAGCGGATCTCCTGGTACTCGCGCATGGGGAGCTGGTAGTCGCCGATCCACATGGCGGCGGCGTCGGCCAGGTCCTGGCGCATCGGGTCGCCACCGATCCAGGCCCGCATCCGCATCCGGTGGGCCTGCACGGTGGCAGCCAGCGACTTGGCCCGCGGGATCGGGCCCATGGCCACCAGCTCGTCGAGCCCGGACACGGTGGGCACGATCTGGTCGTCGGGGACCGGGGTGGTGTCCGGCGGGTCGGGGAGGTCGGGGACATCGTGGATGTCGGGGTACGGCATCGGCCCGGCCGGAGGGGTCGGAGGACCACCGAAGGCGGGGGTCGGGGTGCCGACCGTGGCGGAGATCGAGGGGCCCTGGGGTACACCGGCGCCCGATGACGGGCTCGGGGTGTTGGGGGCGTTGAGCGAGGGGGTGGCACCGTTGGCGAAGTTGGCGGGGATGTTGCCCCGCTGGACCATGGTGGAGCTGGGGACTCCGGCAATCATGGTGCTGGCCACCACGCTGGAGGCGACGTTGTCGAGCAGCACCAGGTCGGCGGGGGTGAAGTCCCCGGTGTTGGGGTCGAGGTGGACCTGGGACTGGCCCATGATCGGGGACGCCTGGACGTACACGGCGTCGATGTAGGCGTAGTAGGCGAGGTCGTAGCCGTTGGTGCCGGGCTGGAAGCCAGGAGAGAGACCGACGCTCAACGCTCGACGGTTGGCGGCGTCATGGATGGACTGGGGCATCGCCGGGAGCTGGCCACCACCGAGCAGCGGGGAGACCGGGGAGCCCGCGGCGACCATGCCGATCGGCGAGGGGACCATGAGTACCGGCGGGGGTGGCGGGGGCGATGACGGGGCACCCACCGCAACGCCGGTGGTGGTGATCGAGACGCCGGGGCTGTGGGCGCCGGTCGGCCACAGCGAGGCCGACACCATGAGCGGCGGCGGGGTGCCGAACTTGTAGTAGGTGAACGTGGCGTGAGCCCCGTCGGCGTCGAACTTGGCGAAGTCGGCCGGGTCGTAGTCGCCGGTGGCCGGATCGACCTGGAAGCCGTTGCGCTGGATCGACTCGATGGCGCCGACCACGTAGGTGGCATAGGCCATCTGGCTCGGGAAGGCCCGATAGGGGTTCGCGGCACCCACGGGCGGCGAGGCGTTGATGAGGTTGGCCCCGAAGTAGTTGGTGGCGTTGGCATAGATCGCGCCGGGCAGCTCGATGGGCAGCGGGTTCTGGAACACGATGGTCGGCGTGCCGGGGTTGGCCAGCGGCGTGGGCGATGACGGCACTGGGGGCGGCGTCGGCGCGGCGGGAGCACTCGGGGTGTTGGGGGCATTGAGCGGCGGGTTGGGGTTGGCGCTCGTCGGCGCCAACGGGAACGCATGGGGGAAGTGGTTGCGGGAGATCATCGCCAGCGATGGTGCACCGGCGGCGATGCGGTTCTGGACGGCGTGGGTGGCGACCGCGTCGAGGACGGCCAGTTCGGAGGCGGTGAAGTCATGGGTGGTGGGGTCGACCTTGAACAGGCCTCGGGCATGGTCCATGGCCGCGTCGAGGTAGGCGTAGTAGGCGAGGTCGTAGCCGTTGGTGCCGGGCGCGTAGCCGGTGGCCTTGGCAGCGATGTCGGCGTTGTTGTGGACCGACTGGGGGGCGTTCGGGATCACGCCATTCCCCAACGGGGAGGGCGGCGTGCCGGGCGCGAAGTTGCCCATCAGCGTGGTGACCATCTTGAGCGGCGATGGCGGCGGGCCGCTCGGTGCCGAGGGCACGCTCGGGGTGTTCGGTGCGCTCGGGGCGCTCGGGGCGGGCGTCGAGGGGGCGCCACCGGCGAGGGGCTTGCCGGTCTGCCAGTTCACGCCAAACCGGGTGAGGGTGGCTCGCGCCGCGGCGCCGGGGCGGCCGGGCACAGCGGCAGAGGCCATCAAGCTGGCCAGGCGGGCCGGGGTGAGCTGAGCCGTGCCGGAGTTGCCGAACCGGGCCTTGGCCTCCAGGTGACGGTCGTAGCGCTGGCGGGTCTTGGCGCCACCGAGCTTCTCGATGACGACGCGCTCTTGGCGGGTCAGATGGGCCCGGATGATCTTGGCGAGCGACGCCTCATAGAGCTGGGCTCGCCGTTCCCAGTCCTCTACCCAGGCAGCGTCGTCCACAGATCCTCCCTCGGGGCGGGGAGCACGGGCGCGGCCTTGAGCTGGCGCACCGGGATGGGCTCCAAGCTCTTGGCCTCGTCGCGCTCAAACATCGAGTCGTAGGCGGCCCACCACTCGGGCGTGCCGGGGGCCGGGTTGGCGGCCTCGGTCGCCACCTGGGACCAGTAGGGGTCCGGCGATGACGGCGGCGCATCGGCCCCGGCGGGGTCCTGCTCGGGCTGGGGGGTGGGGCCCATGGGGTCCCCCCCGTCGCCGGGCAACGACGCGGAGGGCGACCCTGGCAGTTCCCCGGCACCAGCGGAGTCCGGTGCTCCGAAGGGTTCAGCGGGGGCGCCCAGGCCCGCCATCGGGTCCTCGCCACCGGCGCCAGCGGCGGGGTCCTCCAGCGGTTGGAAGGGCTTGGCCACGTCGATGACGGCGGTCTGGCCCTGACCGATGTAGAGCTTGCTGTGGCCCACGGCCTTGCGTCCAGTGCCTTCCCGGTACTCGTCCACACTGATGAGCCCGGCATCGTGCTCGCCCTTGAGGGCGGCGGCCGCCTCGCGCTTGTAGCGCTCCAGGATCGGCACCGAGGTGAAGTCGTAGCTGGCGAAGTGCTCGGGGTCGTCGTCGATGAGCCGGTCGAAGCCTCGGGCGATCATGTCGAGGTGCGGGAGCATCGTCTCTTGCCAGAAGATTTCCTTCTCGGCATCGGCGTTGGCGAAGGTGCGGCCGCTGGCGTTCCCGGCGATCGACTCGGGCACGCCGAAGGCCAGCAGGATCGACTCGCGGGTGAGCCGGTCGAGCTGGAGGTAGTGGCCGTCGCGCGGGGCAGCGCCGGTGTCGACGAAGTCGGCGCCCTGGTCGGACTCGATGGCGGTGAGGCGCCCAGCACCGGCGTAGCCGGGCCCGTAGCCGGAGAACCGGCGGCGCAGCTCGTCGGCATCCGCGTCGTCCATGTGGCCCTTGAGCACCAAGATGCCGCCGGGGCGCATGTCGTTGGCCAGGAAGTTCCGGTTGTAGAGACGGCTGTAGTAGTCCATCTCGACGTTGATTCCGGCCGCCTCCAGCGGGGTGATGCCCAGGTAGGGGTCGGTGGGGTGCGGTTCCCTGATCCAGATGACGTTCTCGGGCGGGAGGTCCACGAAGCTCTTGCCGGGGAACCAGACCCGGAAGCCCGACACGAAGGTGCGCTCGTCGGGGATCGGGTGGGTGTAGCCCGGGGGCAGGATGTAGAGCGCGAGCGGCCGTCCGGCCCGGTCGCGGATGATCTCGATCATGACGCCCTGGCGGTTGAGCAGCAGGATCTGGGTGAGCCGCTTGCGGAAGATCGCCGTGGCGTGCTCGTTGGGGTTGGCCTGGTAGTTGAGGAGCTTGAGAATGTCGCGGGTGGCGCCGACGCGCAGCTCGGGCCCGGCGATCCAGTCGCCCTTGCGGGCCACCATGGGCAGGCGGGCCTGGTTGGTGGCGATGGCGTTGATGGCCCGGTACACCCAGATGGACCTGTTGAGGCCGTAGTCGACGGCCCGGTTCATGTCCCAGGAGTCGCGGTAGGGCTGGCCCGCGCGGCCGGGCATGACCGGGTACGGGCTGGGACGTTGGGTGGAGGTCGGCACGGTCGAGCTACGTGCTTTGCGGGACTGGCCAAAGCCCATCAGTCACCCTCCTCGGGTTCGGTGTCGGTGCGGCCGAACGCCAGGGCGACCAGTCCGAGCCCGGCGGCGAGACAGAACGCGCCTACGGGTGGACTGATGAGGAAGCCGCCGGTGGCCAAGGCGATGACGGCGGCGAACAGCGCCATGATCGCCAGTGATGCCCGTCGGTCAGCGTCGGAGAAGGCCACGGCGAAGCGGACCATGAATGGCTCGCGTGACGTGGTCTTGACGTTGTCCTCGGGCAGGTCGTTGGGGTCAGCACCCCGGTCCTGCACCATGCCACCAGGGTAGGTGCGATTTACCAGTGGCGCAGATGATCGTCGGGACTACAGCAGGGCGATCAGACGTTCAAGCTCGGCCAGGGCGGGGGCGGCGGCCTCGGCGATCTTGCCCTCCAGGAACGAGCGCTCGTCGATGAGGTCAAGGGCCTCCAGCTCATCGCTGGCCGTGGCCGGGTCGCCGGTGATCCAGTCGTCGAGCGGGGCGGCGAGGGCGTCGAGCTGGAGCAGGAGCTGGCGCATGACGGCCCGGGTCTCGGTGATGCGGTCGAGCAGGCGGCGGGCCGGGGCCGGGCCGAGGGGGTCGGGGATCGAGCGGACCAGGCGGGTGAGACCCCGGGTGGCGGGCCTCGGGGTCTCGTCGCCTTGAGCCACCGACCACGCCACGCGGGCCTCGGCCAGGAGCCGCTCGGGGTTCGCCCCGGCGGTGATGATCTCCAGCATGGCCGCGGCCGCCGCGCCGGGGTCGATGGCGGCGAGGTCGCCGTCGGCCTGCTCCAGCAGATCGAGCCAAGGGTTGAAGCCCGGGGGCGCCGTCATGGACTGGTCATTGTGCCAGGGGGATGGACTCGTCCTCGGGCATCGCTACCCGGCGGTGCGGGCGGGGCACGCCCGGCTTGGCATCGACGAGGGCCATCATCTCGTCGGTCTCGATGCGTCGAGCGTTCTGGCCGTCGTCGGGATCGCACGCCTCGCCCAGGCGGCGGCGATAGAGCGCCAGCGATGCCGCAGTGTCCACCGGGACCCGGCGGATGCGTCCGCCGTAGAGCCCGGCGTCGCCATGACGGGCCCCGTGGCGCTCACAGTCGATGGTCACCGGGCAGCGGGCGCAGTAGTCCTTGGCGCACTGGGCCATCTTGTAGAGCTGGGTACGTTGGCCGGGCTGGCCGAGCAGGGTGTTGAGCACCAGATCGTCGGGGTCGACCCGCCCGGCACAGGCGGCGTCGAGGGCCCACTCGGGCGGGCCGTAGGTGACATCGGGGCTCCACTCCCCCAGCGCCCCGCGGGAGCGGACCCGCAGGGCGTGGAGCTGGCCGTCGATGTGGTGCTCGTAGGCGTTCTGGGTGACGATGACGCCCACGGTTCACGCTCCGAGCAGTTCGTCGAGGTAGTCGCGTGCCTTGTCCTCGGTGTCGAACACGCCGAGGGTGTGGGGCACGAACTTCAACTCGCTCACGCTGGCCGGGGTCAGGTAGGCGCGCACCAGGTAGCCACCGCCGACCCGGTTCATCTTGTCGGACTCCACGGTGAGGCGGGTGATGTGGAGGGGGTTGAGGGCCGACAGGCCGTCGTGGGAGACGACGAAGTTGGCGGGGGTGAGGTCGAGGATCATGAGAGGGTCCTTGCGGTCTTGGAGGGTCGGGTGGCGGGTTCTTTGGCGGGGCGCACGTCGTCGGGCTTGGCGGCGCGGTAGCGGGCGTGGGGGTCGTCGATGGGGCCCCAGAGACTGATGGAGCCGTCGGGCCAGGTCCCCTTGACTCGGTAGACCCGGCCCTTCCAGCGCACGAACTCCGGCTCCATGCCCGGCAGGGGCACGGCGGTGGCGGTCATTGGGCCAGGGCGTTGAGCAGGTTCTGGGTGGCGGCGACCCAGTCGTTGACCAGGCCGAGGTGGGTGATCTTGATCGAGCCGGAGGGCACGATCAGTTCCAGCAGGGCCAGGGCGTCGCTGGCGCTCACCGGGGCCTTGGCCTCGGGCTCGATGACGGCCTCGGGGGCTCCGAAGGCGGGGTGGGCCATGGCGGCCGGGTGGATCTGGGTCACGGTGGCCACCGGCGCCTCGGGCTCGGTGAACTGGTGGGCCACGACACCGTCGTGCTCGATGTGGCCGGTGGTCTCGACGAACTCAAACATCCCGGTGATGAGGCGGCGGATCTGGCCGAGGTTGACCAGGTAGTTGGTGGCTCGCATGACCTTGTCCCGGGTGAGCCCGGTGGCCGTCGCCAGCTCCTCGGCCATGAGGGGCCCGTCGGCGTCGCGCAGGGCGACCATGACCTTGCGGGCGGCGCCCCGCTCGCGGGTGGTGAGAGGCAGCTCGGGGGCGTCCAGCGACACGTACAGGCCCCGGCCGATCCGGCGGAGCTGGTTGGTGCGGGCCAGGTAGTTGAGGGTCGAGCCGACCGAGGCGGGCGGGTTGTCGGGGAACAGAGCCACGGCGTCGTCGATGGTGACCGGGTGCCCGGCGGTGTTGACGTGGGCGAGCAGGGCGTCTCTCAGGGTGGGGGTGGGCTCGGTGGGGATGGGCATGGACACGGGTTCCTCCGGTGAGGTGATGGGATCGGGTTCGGGGGTGCGCTCGGCGCGCCGCTTGGCGGCGGCTTCCTCGGCGCGCATGGTGAGGGGGTCGAGGTAGGCGTGGTCGAGGATCTGGGTCTCGATGACCTTGGCGACCATGTGCTCGTTGCCGACGACCACGTTGTGGGAGGCCATGTCGGCGACGTAGTCGATCGGGCTCATGCCGAGGGCCTCGGCCTGGTCGGTGATGGCGGGGACGACGAGATCCACGTCGACAACCTCGGCGTCGCGGGCATTGCACGGGCCGTAGAAGCCAGCCCGGCGCAGGTAGGCGCGGGTGTTGCGGATCGAGCGCCAGTCGCTCGGGGTGAGGGCCATGACGACTCGGACGCCGTCGGGGCCGAGCAGGGTGATGGAGGCCTTGTTGCGCTTGACCGTCCAGCCGTCCTTACGGTTGGCCTCGGCGATGATGGCGTCGACCTCTCGGCGAATGTGGGTGTCGCTCATCGGGTCACCGCCTTGGCGGCGAGCAGGCGCTCGATGACCCAGGCGACCCCGCTGGCAGGGTCGTCCATGTTGAGGGTGTCGATCACGTTGGGCCAGATGGCGAGCAGGCGCTGGGCGGCGAGGCGGCGCAGTGACCACAGGGCCAACTGGGCGGCGGCCTCGTCGAGCGCAGCGGCGGCGCGCAGGTCGGCGTCGGCGGGTTGATCGGCCAGGTCGTCGGCGAGGGCGACGATGCGTTGGCGGGCATCGTCGACCTCCCGCACGGCCTCGACCAGGACCCGGTGCATGGCCAGCTTGAGCCGGGCTGGTTCGACAAGGCTGGTCAAGCTCGGTTGATCAGTTACGTGAGGCATGGGACGTTCCGTTGGGGTCAGGCGGTGGGTTCGGCAGCTTGAGCAGCGGCGACCTCGGCGGCCTCGGCGGCCCAGGCGGGGTCGGCGGCTTCCTCGGCAGCGAGGGCGAAGTCGGCCTCGTCGATGGCGTCGGCCATGCGAGCAGCGGCCTCGGCGGCTTCCTCGGCGGCGAGGGCGGCGTCCACGGCGTCGAAGGTCTCGGGCGGGTAGGCCACGGCGAGGGCGGTGAGCGTCGAGTCGGCGGCGACCAGGTTGGCCACCGGGTGGGCCGACACGATGCGATCGAGGATGTCGATCAGCTCGGGGTTATAGATGGTGCGGGTGGCGTCGCGACTGACGCGGGTCCAGCGGCCGGTGTGGCGGAGGGCCTTGGTGGAGAGCCGGTAGCGGCCGATGTGGCCGAACACCTCGTCGCTCAGGTCGATGGCCAGGTGGCCGCAGTCGGAGTCGAAGCTCCAGCGGGTGATGGTCGGGTTCATGTTGCTCCTCTCGGGTTGGGGTGGGAAGTGCCCCGTGGCCAAACCATAGTCACGGGTTAGATTACGGGTCAAGTCACTTTGACCAGATTCTCTGATGGGACTTCACAGGACCTTGGTCACCAGGTCGGTGGGGCGCAGGTAACGGGTGCGGGTGGGGACCACCAGCGGGTGGCGGCCGATGGCGACCCGGCGCGCCTCGTCGTCGAGCTGGCGGACGAGCTGGAAGTCGAGCCGGACGCGAGGGCCCGCGTCGGGGCACGTCACGTAGTAGCTGTCGTCGTTGTCCACCAACGTCGCCGACTCGCACCGGCCCACCAACACCTTCTCCTGTGCAGCGCGAGCGCCGGTGCCGAAGGCATCGACCGTCACGCTCGACTCGATCAGGCGGAACGTATCGCCGGGCTGTAACTCGGCGACCGTGATCACCGTGGTCCTGGGCTTGGTCTGGGCTGGCATCTGGAACTCCTCTCGACGGGGCGGTCCCCCGTCCTGGTTCCATTATAACCGACGAGTCAAGTCGGCTTGACCAGACCCTCGGAGGGTCAGAGCACCAGGCGGGCTCGACCACCGAGCAGACCGAGCACGTCCTGCACCCCCATGGCGGCGGCGTCCACCTGGTCGTCGTGCGAGCCGTTGGGGAAGTCCCGGTGCTCTTTGGTGAACACCTCGTTCCACCCCGCGATCACCAGCACCACGTTGTTGGCGCCCTGTTGTCCGGCGTAGGGGCCAGCGCGCTCTCCCTTGGAGCCCTTCACCGGGTAGGCCTTGGCGTACACCCCGAGCGGGCCGAACACGTTGGCGATGTAATGACGGCCGGTCGTCTTGCCCTCGCCGGGGTCCTGGGGCAGCGCCTGACGCTTCACGCCACGGGCCAGGTCGTTCTCGGCGATGAGGCGGATGCGCTTCTCGCGGGCGGCGGGCTCCAGGCGGAACCGCTCCACATCGGCGATCCAGATCACCCCGTTGTCGTCGCGGCCCACCAGCACGCCCACGGTCCAGTCCGGGTCCGACGATGACGACACCGAGGGGTCCGAGCTGGCGAGGTCCCACCAACGCACCCAGTTGATGCCCGCCGGGGCGGCCTTGGCGTAGCGCCAGTCGTTGATCTTGAACAACAGACCCTCGGCCGGGGCCGGGGCGTTCTGGATCATCGCCGAGAAGGCCACCGGGCCCATCGAACGCTCCAGCTTGAGCAACGAGTCGAGCGGGTAGCGCTCGGGGCACAGCGCCTCACCGGGGGCTCGACCGAGCGGATCGTTGGCCTCGGCCCGGCCGGGCAGGCGCAGGATCGTCCAGCGGTCACGGGGCCCGTCGATGATCTCCCCTCGGGCCTCCAGCTCGGCGGTCTTGATCCGGCCCGACAGGTCGTCCTCATGACGGCGGCTCATGACGATCACGCACACCGCGCCGGGCTCGAAACGTGAGCGGATGTCCTCACGCCACCACTCGTAGAGCTGTTCCCGCTTGGTCGGCGAATAGGCCTCGGCGTAGGACTTGACCGGGTCGTCGAGCACGATCAGGTTGCCACCGGCGCCGGTCGGCGGGTTGCCCACGCCGGTGGACACCATGCCGCCCCGCCAGACGCCACCGAGGTTCCAGTCCTTGGCGGCGAAGCGCTCCCCCGACACCGACACCCCGAACAGGCTCGGTCCCCACTGGCGCAGCAGGTTCCTGGTCCGGCGCCCGAACCGGGAGGCGAACGTCTCGTTGTGGCCGCCCAGGATCACCCGATGGTCCGGGTTGCGGCCCAGATACCACGCCGGGAAGTAGACGCTCACCAGCTCGCTCTTGCCATGACGGACCGGGGCCTCGATCAGGAGCAGCTCGATGTTGCGTTGCTCCAGGGCGACCAGGTGGCTGTTGAGGTAGCGGACCCACTCGTAGGGGATGTACGGCGAGGCGAGCCCTCGGGTGACGTGAACGGCGAACGCCACCGGCGAGGCAATGGCCCGCTCCCGGCGGATGGTCTCGGTGAGCAGCAGGATGCGGTCGGGATCGGTCTCGACCTCCAGGCGCCGCTCCATGACGGCGAGCTGGTCCCGCCCCAGGAGCAGGACGCTCACTTGCGGGGGTGCAGACCGTGGCGGTACTTGCCAGCCAGCGGCGCGAGCAGCCAGGCCACCTTGGCCATGAACCGCTCGATGCGCCCGGTCGTGTCGAGCAGAACCAGCAAGGTGATGGACAGCACGGTGAGCACGAACTCCCGCCAGGGTCCGGCGGCGTAGTAGAGCGCCGTCCAGGCCAGGGTGCTCACGACGCCACCTCGACGCCGGTGGTGTCGATGATCGCCCCGCCGAAGGTCAGCTCGTCGTGCTCGGCGGCCGCCTCATGGAGCAGGGCCAGGGCCCGGCGGCGCAGCTCCAGGGGATCGAGCGAGCCCACGTCGACCCGCTCGGGGTCGCTGGCCGGGGCTCCGGTCACCGCAGTGGCGGTGGCGTTGATGACCACTCCTCGGTTCTCCGGCTTGCCCCAGCGGGCGGGGTCCCGGCGCTCCAGGTAGAACACCATGGCGGTGACGTTGCCGGAGCTGGCCGCTTGGAACAGGGCGTCCTCGACGATCTCCACGGCGCTGGCCTCGGCCCGCTTGACGGCCTCGGCGAAGAACGGGTCGACCTTGGCGTGGCGCCAGATGGTGTTGCGCCCGACCCCGACCATCTTGGCGGCCTGGGAGTGCGGCACGCCGGAGGAGCGCAGGTCCAAGTAGCGCTTGCGCCGGTTGCGATCGAAGCGGACCCAGTCGGCCCTCGGGTGGGTGGCCTTGACGGGGGTGAGCCCGCTCATGTCCGGGGCGCCCCAGGCGTCGGTGGGTGGCTCCAGGCCCTCCAGGGGGTCCTCAAGTTCCAGCTCGTCGCGTTCCACTACTGCACCTCGCTTCTCACACCACCATCTCTGGTAGGTATCAGTCAGTCTGGTCGCTGTGGGGGACGGTGTTCAAGGACCCCGCTAGGCGTCGACCTCGTCGTAGGTGGCGTGCAAGATGTCCTCCCGGATCGGGTAGAACTCGCCGTAGACCCCTCGGGCCACGTAGTGGCCGACCGGGCAGTTGCACCAGTCCTCCTCGGCGTGGACCTTGACGCGCAGGTGCGGCTGGCCGTTGGCGTCGGTGCGGTAGCTCAGGTTGCGGGCGCCCGCCCACTCGACCAACTCGGCCAGGTTGTCGCCGGTCCAGCGGACCACCTCGATGAGGATCGGGCGCTTGCGGAAGGTGCGGATCGCCATGGGGCTACTCCAGTCGGGGCGATGACGGCTGGGGCGGATGGTCAGGCTCGGTTGACCTGATCAGTCCAGGCGATGCAGATCGGCGAACAGCAGGAACTCGGCCGTGGTGCGGGCGTGGCGCCAGCACTGGACCGGGAGCTGGTCCTTGCCGGTGAACTCCTCGTAGGTCTGGTCGCTCTTGCGGACGTTGCACCGTTGGCAGCACAGGACCCGGTTCCACTTGGCGTTGGGGCCACCGAGCGCCTTGGGGATGATGTGGTCCACGGTGAGCTTGTCGCGGGGGATGTCGAGGGCGCGGCAGTAGTGACACGTCCAGCCGTCGGCAGAGATGGACGCAGCGGCTCGCCGCTCACGACGGCCTTGGCCGCCCATCAGCGGCGGCGCCCCTGGACGTAGCGCACGAAGTCGGAGCGGTAGACCACGTAGCCGTGCGGGCCGCAGCCAGAGGGCACGTACTCCCGCTTGAGCCAGTCCCAACGCACGCCCTCACAGATGGCGCCGGTCTGGCCCATCATCCAGGCGGTGAAGTGGTCGTAGTCCTCGCCGAGGGCCTCGCGCAGTTCGGACTCGGTGATGCCGAGGGTGCAGTTCCCGCCCACGTCCTCGGGGTCGGCGATGTCAGCGAGCGCCATGACGGGCCTCCTGTGGGGGCATGTTGTGCTCGACCCGCCAGCGAGCCTCGTCGCGCAGCACCTCGCGGGCGGCGCCGATCTCGCTCCAGGCGCACTTGGCGAAGTAGACCCGGCCCTCGGTCGGGTGGTCGATCATGGTCCAGGCGCACCAGCGGTGGCGATGCGGGCGGCGGCGCAGGCGTTCGGTGGTGACCCGCTCCGGGACCTTCTCCAGGGCTCGCACCATGTGGTCGGCCATGATGCCGCCGATCAGGATCGTGACGAGGGCGCCGAGCCACAGGCCCATGCAGATGCCGAGCGCCATGTCGCTCATGACGGCGTCTCCTCGCTCGGGGGCACGATCGTGTACCCGGCGGCCAGGAGCGCATCGACGCAGCACCACTGGCCCTCGTTGTGGGCTCGGCACCAGATGTCGGGACCCTCCCAGGTGGTGTCGTCACCGATGTCGAAGTTGTCGCCAGAGCGATCGGCGTGCTCGGCGAGCATGGCGTCGAAGTCGATCTTGGGTCCGCTCACTGGGTCAGGGCTCCCGGGGATTGGGCCGCCCACACGCGCAGGCAGCCGGGGGTGCAGAAATCGCGGCGGCCCTCGGGCAGGCCGGACACAAAGACCCAGCCCCTCGGGTGGACGAAGTCCCTCGGGTGGAGGGTCTCGACCTTGCCGCAGTTGTCGCACTGGCAGGCCTTGGACTCGCTCACTGGTCGCGCTCACAGTGGTAGCGGGGCACCCAGGTCATCTGGGTCCAGCACCGTGTGGTCTTGCCCACGGTGGAGCAGCGCATCTGGGGGACCATGGTCGGTGGGTCCTGCACGACTCGGCCGCCGGGGCATGACGGGCCGCACCCCGGGGCGAGGAGCATCAGGGCAGCGGTCAGCGGAGCGACGAGCAGGCGTCTCACGACTTGGCCGCCTTGCGAGCGGCCTTGAGGCGCTTGCGGCGCTCGCCCCAGGTCTCGCGGGTGAACACCGGCAGCATGAAGCCCCGGTCGGTGCAGTTGCGCCCGACCCAGGTGGCCCCGCAGTCGTTGCACTGCCACACGTCCCCGAACCGATAGCCGGAGGTGAGGGCGGTCGGGTGGGCGCAGCGGTGGGGCTGGGCTTGGCGTCCGATGATCGAGCCGGTCACGACGACACCGCCACGATCTTGTGCGCCAGTGTCACGGCGTCACGGGTGGCGTCACGCACGGCGTGCCAGTGGTTCACCTCGGTGGTCGGCGTCGCCGGGATCGGGACCCCGTCGACCTCCTGGGCCACGGCGCGCTCGATGGCGACACACAGGGCGCCGATGCGGGCCAGCTCGGCGAACGGGCCGCCCACCTCGCGCACGACGGCGTAGACCGTCTCGGGGTTGGCGCGCAGCAGCTCGATGAAGCGGGCGGCGAACCAGGCCCGTTTGTTGGCGTCGAGGGTGACCTGGTGGGGGATGTGGTACAGCGCCTCGGACAGCTTGAGCAGCAGGTCGGTGTCGTAGTTGAGCAGGTCCATGCGAGGCGGGTCGATGCGGGTGTGCCAGGCCTCATGGATGTCCGGGCTCATGACGGCCGCGCCGCACTCGCGGCAGGTCACCAGGACGTGGGTGTCGTCATGCACGTCGTTGATCACGATGCGCTCGCCGAGCAGTTGGTTCTTCACCAGGTACTCCGGTACATGAGGCGGGCTTGGTCATCGACGATCACCAGGTCGAACTCGTAGCCGCAGTGGCGGAAGGCGGCGTTGAACGGCTCGATGAGCTGGGGGAAGTCCATGAAGTGGGCGGTGTAGAACTTGGCCCGATCGCCCTTGGGCAGGTCGATGTAGAGCTTGTGGGGCCAGCCGTACTTGAGGTCGGCCCACTCGACTCGGACCACGTCGGTGCGGGCGAGCAGGTCGGCCGGGTGGATCGAGCCGCAGTACGAGCAGGTGCGCCACGCCGTGCCGTGGGTGGCGGCCTCGTAGGCCTCGCCGCAGACGTTGCAGGGGTCCCACACCATGCCGTCCGGGCCACTCCGGCCGGTCCCTCGGTAGGAGTGATCGCCGTCAGGCGGGCGCCATGACGGCTGGGGGTAGCGGAACACTCCCCCGGCGGACACGTCGCCGTGGCACTCGATGGTCTCGGGCTCGGGCTCGGGCTCGGGCTCGGACGGCTTGCGGGTGCCGTGGATGAGGCACTCGTCGGGGTCGTCGTACTCACAGGAGCACTGGACCCAGCAGGCCGAGCACAGGTAGGTCTCGATGCCATCCCGGGTCTGGATGACGGCCGGGCGGCCGAGCATCTCGCCGCAGTGCGAGCAGGTGTTGGGGATGGTCACCAGTACCTCCTGACCCACCACCAGTGCAGTGGGAAGCGGATGAGATCGCGGGGGCTCGACCAACGCACGGGGCGGGTGGTCACCGTGTGGGCCTCGTCGGTGGGGACGTAGACGTGCCAGCGGTCGTTGACCTTGCACAGCAGTGACCAACGGTCGAGGACCGACTCGCTCCGGTAGCGACGACGGCGCCTCACGACTTGGGCCCCATGGTGTTCATGTCGACCCGCTCCCAGACCTTGCCGGTCTGCATCCCGACCGTGGAGCCGAGCACCAGCGGGATGTAGAGGGTCAGGCAGTCGCCCTCGGGTATCGCCTCGGCGATATCGGTGTCGACGCTGGCGGTGCAGATGTGCGAGCCGTCGGCCCCGTGGACCCGCACCTCGTCGAGGCGCTGTGCGGAGATCGGGCCGTGGGTGTGGGCGACCATGATGATCTGGCCGTCCACCAGCACGATGTCCACGATCGGGGCCATGAGGGCCCCGTCGCTGAACACCGCGGAGCCGATCGGCTCGACGTTCATTTCTTGCCTGCCGCCGTGAACGTGGCCGAGCTGGAGCCGTCCATGACGATCTCGCCCTTGGCCGTATCCCAGTGGGCGGGGCCGGTGACGGTGCTCACGAAGCCTTCGTGGTAGAAGGCGAAGGCCTTGCCGTCGGCGCCGACACACATGACGTAGGTGCCGGTGGTGTCGCCGGTGTAGACGCCGGTCGACTCAAGCTGGGGCAGGACGAGGTCGTCGTAGTTCTGGCGGTACGCCGCGCCCTCGGGGGCGGTGAGCTGGTAGGTGGCCGGGATCGGGAAGCCGATCGAGGGGCACCAATGCACCAGCGGGCCGGTGGCCCCGGCGCCGGACTGGAGGAACATGAAGCTCGTCGTGGCCGTCGTGTTGGCCTGGGCCGTCTCGATCTCGATGAGGTTCTGGCGGAGCTGGCTCCAGTTGAACATCGGGACCGGCTGGGCCTTGAGGAACTGGTCGAGCTGGGTGGCGGCCACGTTGGACTCGTTACGGGCCGAGCTGGAGGTCTTTGACTCCGAGCAGCCAGCGGCGGTCAGGACCATGCCCACGGCGATGACGGCGAGCACGGCGAGGGGTTTGCGGATGTTCTTCACTGGCACTCCTGGTTGATGAAGTTCTGGGCGCTCAGGGGCAGCTCGATCGAGCCGGTGAGCTTGGCGGCCGAGTCACAGACCTGGTCGACGATGGCGGCGCGCTGGGCGGCGGGCAGGTTCGGGTCCTGGGCCTCAGAGATGTCGTCGAGGACCTGCTCGACGAGGGCGTTCTGGCGGTTGTAGCTGTCCTGGTTGATGCGGGCCCGGCGGTTCACCGAGTCCTTCTCCAGCCACCAGCCGAGCTGATAGCCGCCGATGATCACGGCCACGGCGACGATGACGGCGAGGAGGATGAGGGCGACCCCTCCGGCGCGCCTCACTGGGCGTCCTCGGCGTAGGGGGACTCGCCGCGGCGGGCGAGCTTGGCCTCCAGCGTCTTGATGGCCGATTTCTGGCGGCTCACCTTGCGCTGGAGCGATGCCTGGGCATCCGAGGCGGCCAGGGCGGCGATGCGGGCGTCAGCCTTGGCCACGCCGAGGTCGGCCGCCATCTGGCGGTACTCGCGGTTGAGGCGGTTGTTCTGGACCTGCAACTCCACGGCCCGGTCGGCCACGCCGCGGCTCACACCGCACGTCGGGCAGGCGTTCTTGCCGACGACGGGCTTGGCGCGGGCGGCGGCAGCCTTGGCGGCGGCGGCGGCCTCGGCGGCCTCCAGATCGCCGATCTTGGCCTTCAACTCGGCGATCTGACCGTCGCGGTCATGGCAACTGTCGAACAGTCCGGCGTTGGTGTCGTTGACCCGGTCCAGCTCGGCGCGGAGCTGGGAGATGGTCTCGCGCGCCTCGTCGAGGTTGCGGGTGGTCTTGGTGAGCTTGGCTTTGAGCACCGATGGGCTGGGCTCGATGACGGCCGTCTTGGCCATGGGGTTCCTCCTGGTTGGGTTGGGTGGGTCAGCAGTGCGGGCAGGTCTGGGCGGCGGCCAAGATGGCGGCGTCGCCGGGGTTGTTCGGGTCGAGGGTCATCGGGCGGCCGATCTTCTGGCAGCGGGTCTTGATCGAGCCCTCTTTGAGGTCGACCTGGACCTTGTGGACGACGTGGTCGCTCTTGCCGTTCTTGATCAACATCACGCGGCGCACCGGGGCGCTCATGTCGGCGCTCCAGCTACGGCCTCCAGGCGGCGGACCTCCATGCGCAGCACGGTGACGATCTCGTTCATGGTGATGAGGAGGGCGAAGTAGGCGGCGCGCCAGTCGGTGCCGTCGTCAGGCTCATCGGGGGCCATTGGTCAGTTCTCTCCGATCTCGGTCCAACACCAGGCGCAGCGCACGGCGCCGTCCGGCGTGGAGTGGGTGTGGGTGTGGGAGCAGTTGCGGTGGGCGGTCCGGGGGGCGTGCTCGGGACACCAGGCCTTCCCGTTGACCAGGAGGCGGCCGCTGGGGCAGCCGTTCGGGCCGGGGGTGTGGTCGCCTTTGGCCTTGGCGGGGCTCTTGGTCTTGGCGGCCACGGATGGTCAGTTGGTCTTGCTCGCTCGCCGGGCGGCGCTCTGGCGGGCTCGGGCCTCGGCGAACGCATTGCCGAACCAGGTCTCCCGCTTCCTCACGGTCTGGCCGATGAGGGAACGCAGCACCACCCAGATGACGATGACGGCCACCAGCGTTGTCCAGCCGACGGTCAACGTCCCGTCGTGCCATCGAAAGAGCATGGCGCTCAACATCATCAGACCCTCCCGGTCTCACATACGGGGCCAAGACCCCGATGCGTACACGTTACCAGTGTTGCGGGTGACAAGTGGTGGATCTGGTTAGCTCGCACGCGTGATCACCGCTCCCCAGTAGGCGGTGGTGCGCACCGGGTAGTGGCGGATCACCCCGGCCTCGTAGCCGATGCGGTCGCACTCGGCGAAGAACCACGGCCGCAGGTGCTCGGTGAACCAGGCGTTGAACGGGCGACGGATCTTGGCCACGTCGGGCTTGCCGCCACCGCGGCGACTCGGGTTGTCGGTGGGGAGCTGAGCGACCATGCGGGTGCCGTCGGGCTCGGTCCAGATGCCGTGGCGTTGCATGGGCATCCGCTGGGCGTCGGTGAAGAACACCACGACCGTGTCGGCCATGACGGCGCCCTCGGCGAAGGCCCGCCAGGCGTGGTACGGGTAGTCCCAGGCGTCGAAGTCGGCCACGGCGATCGGGGTGCGCAGGCCGGGGAACGGCCACAGGTTGCAGTCGGCGGTGATGATGCGGGCCTTGGGGAGCCGGGTGCGGGCGGTGGCGACCCGGTCGGGCTCGATGTCAGCTCCGGCGATGGGGCGGTCGGCGTACAGCTCTACGGCCAGGTCGCCGTCACCGATGAAGGGGACGTAGACCGCGCCGGGCATGGCGAAGGCCAGGAGCTGGCGGCGCAGCAGGGCCTTGCGATACCAGTCGCGGTGCTGGGCGTGGTACGTGTCGCGCTTGACCTCGCCGACCCGCTCGATGGCGAAGGGCTCATCCGACATGACGGGCGGGGGCCTCGGCGGCGGGCTGGCGGATGATCCGCATGGCCAGCAGGACGCTCACCTGCTCGTAGCCGACCAGACGCTCGATGAGCTGTTCCAGGTCGGCGATGCTCAGTGCGGCCCACGACACCGGGCCAGAGGCGCCGTGGGTGCCGACCATCATGGCCAGCTCTCGGCGCTCGTCATCGGTGAGCCCGATGGTGTCCACCAGAGCGAACGCACGGCGCAGCAGTCGGCGGCGCTCGGCGTTGTAGGCCTCGGCGGCAGTGCCGGGCTCCAGGGGCGGCTTGGGGGGCAGGGGCTTCATCGCTTCCTCCAGCGACGTAGGCGCTCGCGCAGGTCGAGCGGGATCAGGTAGGCGGCGAGCCCGCCGACGATCGGGGCGGCGGCGTAGAGCCCGACCATGAGTTGCGGGCTCACGACGGCGTGATGGGGGGTCGGGCGATGCGCTCCTCGATGGCGGGGAGGTCGGCCTCGTACACGAACTGGGCCTCCATGCCGGGGACCGAGTCGAACAGCTCGATCCACTCGGGCTGGCCGGGCTGGATCGGGGTGCGGGGGCCTTTGACCTCCAGCGCCAGCGCCTCGCCGTAGCGGGCAGCGATGATGTCGGGGAAGCCGCCGTCGCCCTCATACGGGGTGGCCCACTTCCCGGAGCGCATGACGGCCGGGCGGAAGTGGACGACACGCCAGCGCGACCACCGCAGCTTGGCCATGAGGCGCCCCTGGATCTGTGCCTCGGACATCGGGCGGCGGCCGGGGACCTTGGCGATGCTCATGGCAGGACCCTCGGGCCGGAGCGCCACACGGTGCGGCGGCGCTCGTCCTCGGCGGCCTGTTCGGCGGCCATCGCATCGAGCAGTCGTCGAGCCCGGCGGCGCAGGCGCTGGTTCTCCCGGTGGGTCTGGATCACGGCGATCTCGATGACCATGCCGCCGAGGAAGATGACGGCGGCCAGCCCTCGGTGCCCTCGGTCGTCGGCGACCTGGGCGGCCGAGAAGTAGAGCGAGCCACGGAGCAGGAAGGCGCCCATCAGCCGTTCCCCAGCAGTGGTTCCCAGCCCCAGGTGTCCTCGTCCTCGACGACCAGATCGAGCATCTCGCCGTTGAGGCGGATCGCCATCTCGGGCTTGAACAGCTCTTGGCGCACCACGGTGCCGACCCGGCCGGTGGTGCGCTCTCTCAGTGGCTCCCCAACGGGGAAGGTGCGGCCGCTCACAATGATCCTTTCAAGGCGATGGCCCCATTGAGCCGGTCGACGGCGGCGGGGGCGGTCTCGCGGTAGCGGGTGAAGTGCAGGGCGGCGGACACCTCGACGCCACGGCGTTCGAACTGGCGCCCGAGGCGTTCGGCGGTGTCGTCGCCCATGGCGAAGCGGATGAGGGCGAGCAGCACGGCGGCGTACTCGCGCCCGTGGCTGGCCCCCCGCCCTCGGAAGGCGCTCAGTTGGTGGGCGATGTGGGCCAGTTCGTGGAGCACCACGTCTTGGCGCCACGCCCATGGGGGCAGCACCAGCTTGATGACGCCCTCCTCCAGGTCGGGGTCGTGCAGCGCCATGGCGGGCACGTTGTGGTCTCGCTCGGGGTGGGTGGCCCAGACCCCGGCGACCACGGCGAAGTTGAACCGCCAGAACTCGCTCTCGACGATGGCGGCGGCGTAGTCGAGGGTGGAGTCCAGTGAGGTGAACCGCACGATGCGTTCGTCGTCGCTCCAGGCGTCCTCGGCGTCGTAGAGCCGTTCGGCCTGGGGGTCGTGGTCCTTGCGCAGCTTCATGCCATGTCCTTGAGCAGCGAGCGCACCATGTCGAGCACGCCGGGGAGGGCGATCACCTCGTCGAGCTGTTTCCACTGGCGGTCGCGGACCTTGGAGAGCAGGTCCACGTCCTGGTCGAGCCCGAACTCATGGGCCAAGGTGACCAGCGCCAGCGTCACCAGCTCGCGCATGACGGGCACTGGGGTGTCCTCGGGCAGGCCGAGGGCCTCGACTTGGATCAGTCGTCGGAACTGGGGGCCGATCACGGCCGTCCAGCCCGGCGTCTCCCCGGCCTGCTCGGGCATCAGTTGGTGTCCGCGACGCCGGTGTAGGTGCCGGTGGAGCGCAGCAGGGTCGCCGACGCCGAGAGCCCGGCGTAGCTGGCGTTGACCGACTGAGCGTTGGCGGCGTAGTTGGCGGTGTTGGTGAAGCCCATGGACTGGCCGACCATGACGGCGTCCTGGTTCGCCCCGAGGTACTGGAACGTCCAGCCGTAGGTGTTGGTCTGGCGCTCGACGAGGTCCTTGACCTGGTCCCGGGTGGAGATGGTCGAGGCGTTCTCCAGCCCGTCGGTGATCACCACGAACAGGACGTGCTCGGGTCGCTCGTCCTCGGCCATGGCGGCGAGGCGAGCGCCGGTCTCGGTGATCGAGCGCACCATGGCGTCGAGCAGCGCCGTCATCCCTCGGGGCTCCAAGGTGACCTTCTCGACCATGTCAAGCGGGGTGAACCAGAGCACCTGCTCGTAGCGGTCATCGAACTGGCACAGCGAGAAGGTGGCCTCGCCGGGGACGAGTTTCTGTTCGGCGATGAAGGTGGCCAGGCCGCCCTCCATGTCGGACTTGATGGCGTTCATCGAGCCGGAGCGATCCAGCAGGACGGTGATATGGCTGTAGTTGGGCTTGGTCATACGGTGGCTCCCGTTGGTTGTGCGAGTTGGGCGAGCTTGCGGTGCAGCAGGATCACCGAGGCGGCCAGGCGGCAGACCTCGTCGGCCTCGGGCCGGTTGGACAGGGCCCAGGCGGCCAGTGTCGATGCGGCCTCGGTCTCGGTGATGGGTTCGCGGATCGGCTCAGGCATCGGTGAGTCCGATCTCCGCCATGCGCTCGCGGGAGATGGCCACCGCTCCCCCGTTCTCCATGATGACCATGGCGGCCCGTCGGGCCACCTCGGGCGAGTCCTCGTAGAACTTGCGGGTGGTGGTCAGGAACTGGGGGACGATCCCGGCGTAGTCGGTGCCGGACGATTCCTCGCCCCAGCAGACCGTGGAGCCGTCGTAGCTGTAGCGCATGGACCGGGTCGAGACCACGCCATCGACCAGCGAGGTGACCACGACGGCCTCGGCCACCGCGCCATCGCCGTCGGCGAACCGCTGAGACAAGTCGCCCACCGGCGGCGGCGTCCCGTCGGCATCGAGCGAGTCGATGTCCACGGTGGTCATGTAGGTCTCGACGATGAAGTGGATCGTGGCCGGGTTGAGCACGGCCACGGCGTAGGCGACCCACTCGACCGGGTGCCCCTTGGTGGGGATGACGACCAGGCCGATCGACTCCCCCTCGGCGTTGAAGCCGTGCATCATCGGGCGGATGTCGCCCGGCCCGCTCTCGGCCACTGTGGCTTCCTTGAGCTGGCGTGCCGCCAGTGCCACCAGGTTGGCCTGGTCAGTAGTAGTTGTCATTGTCGTCCTCCCACGACTCGTCTTGCGCTTGGTAGAACTCGTTGAGCAGCGACCAAGCGATGAGGCCGATCACGATGGCCAGGACCAAGATCCCGGCCGCCCCGAAGGCCACCGCTCGCACGCTAGTCAAGCTCGGTTGTCCTGATACTTGATCCATCAAGAACCTGCCCCGATCGCCGGGCGGCTGGCCACCCGCTTGTTGCCGATGTCGGCCCGGCGTCCGGCCTGGCGCCCCATCGAGGAGCCCGAGCCCCGGCCGGACCCGCCGAGCGAGCCGCCGCCGGAGCGCAGGTACGGATGGCGGCGGCGATACTCGGCGTCCACGGCCTTGGTCCGGTCGACCAGGGCGAGGGCGACCGAGGTGCTGGTGCCACCGGCGGCGACCGTCTCGGCCTTGGCGGCGGCCTCGGCGTTGCGCTTGGCCTCGATCAGGCGGTCCAGGATCTCGGTGGTGAAGCCCTTGATGAAGGCGTTGCGCCAGGCGACCTTGTGGGCGCCGTGCGAGCACTCGGCGGCCATGCGGGCGGCGATCTCGGGCCCGGCCAGCTCGGTGTTGGCCTGGAGCAGGCAGGAGGTGTAGAGCCGCTCGGCGAAGGCCACGTCGCTGGCGAAGCCGAACAGCTCGACGCGGGTCTCCCCCGCCATGACCGGCCAGCGCACGGTGCGCACGTTGTGGACCGAGCAGATGGCCGAGAGCAGAACCAGGTTGGCCCCGAGGTAGGGGCCCTTGCGGAGCTTGATGATCCGGGCCTCCATGGCGCCGGGGTCGATCGGGGCCGATCCGGCCAGCAGGGCCTCGTCGATGGCGTACTTGGCCATCAACTCGCTGGCCTTGGCCAGATAGGACTTCTGGGCCTCGGGTGGGTTGCCAGGGTCCTCGGCGTTGGCCAGGAGCGCCCGGATGCGAAACAGCAGGGGTTCAGGGGTCATGAGGCGATTCTAGCCACCGATGCTGAATCAGGTCAAGTGGGATTTACTTGGCCTTCCTGGGTGGAGGCCAAGCCACCCTCCGAGCCTTCTCCTCGGCATCGGACTCCTCGTCGAGCTTGTCGGCGGTGATCGCGGACTCCAGCAGGGCCCCGGCCACATCGGCCGCACCCTGGGGGGTGAGCCAATGACGGCACCCTCCGGCGTCGTGCTCCCAGATGACAAAGACGAGGTGGCGCCCATCGGGCGTTGTCTCGATGCCGACCTCGATGGTCGGCTCGGCCACGGCTCAGTCTTTGTTCAGGTTCTTGCGGATGGTCGCCAGTTGGTCGAGCGCCGTGCGTCGGTCGGAGACCACCTTGTGGACCCACTGTTTCTTGACCCTGCCGACCTCGGCCAGCGTCGGCATGTCCACGTCGTAGGTCAGGTAGGTGTCGGCCAGGATGTTGTCGCGCTCGCGCACCAGCTCCTCGGTCTTGGCGCGGTTGCGTTCCAGCATGTCGGCAACCTTGGCCAGGCGGTCCATGACGGCCTTGGGCGGCGGTTTCTTCTCGGTCGTGCTCACGGGCGCTCCACAGGGTTGGGCGGTCAAGTCAGCTAGACCCTATACGCGCAACGCCAGTTGCGCTCGGGCCTCGCTGGCGAGGCGCTCGACTTCGTGGGGCTTGAGGGCGCGCAACGACAGCGTGGCCATCCACGCTCCGGCGCAGCCCCTGGTCGAGCAGGCCAGCACGACCTTGGTCACGATGTGCGGGGTGCCCGGGGCTTCAAACATGGGCAGCAGGTCGCCACCGCAGGCGAGGCACTTGATGCCCATGAGCACCAGGGGCTCGTCGGAGCGTTCGGCCAGGGTGGGCTCGACGAGCCCACGGATCTCGGGGCGGACCTTTGCCTTCGTCATGCGGCTCCCTCTTGTCGGTGGTGGTCGATCGGGACGTAGGCCTCGGCATCGAGCACGGTGACCACGTCGTCGAAGGTGATCGGGGCGAACCGGCCGAGGGCGTCGACCCCCACGTCCATGCGGCCGGGCCGCTTGTCGAGGAGGGTCCCATGGCTGTGGCCGTGGAGGTGGAGGTAGCCGCGGTGGGCCCCATCCCAGGTGGTGAACGGGTAGTGGCTCAAGATGATCCGGCGGCCGTCGAGGCGGACCTTGCGGTAGTGCGCCATCGAGGCCCAGGGCAGCTTGAGCACGGCGGGGTTCTGCTCGTCGTGGTTGCCGATGATCAGGTGCTTACGGCCGGGCAGGGCGTCGAAGATCGGGGCGAGGTAGCTCGATGGGCCGAACCCGAAATCGCCGAGCACGTACACGTCGTCGTTGGGGGCCACCGTCTGGCGCCAGGCGGCGTTGATGGCCTCGACCATGTCGACCATCGTCGTGTAGCCCCGGTTGGTCAGCCGCAAGATGCCCTTGTGGCCGATGTGCAGGTCGCCGGTGAAGTGGATGGTCATGCCCGCTCCATCCCCCGCTTGGCCAGCTTGACCACCAGGTCCCCGAGGACCGACCCGCCCGATGACGGGTCCTCGGCGATGTCGCCATCGACCACGGCGTCCACCACGGCCCGCTTCTCGGCGAGCAGCTCCCAGATGTCGGCGTCGATGGTGTCGGCGGCCATCAGATACCAGCCGGTGGCGCCGTGGGGGTCGTTGACCCGGCCGTAGGCCCGGTCGATCGCCTGGTCGTGGCCGCCTGGGGTCCAGCCGAGCTGGAGGAAGGCCACGTCGCTGGCGGCGGTGAGGGTGAGCCCCTCTTTGCCCGCCTCAAAGTTGGCGACGAACACTCGGGTCGCCGGGTTGTTCTGGAAGGCATCCACCGCCCGCTGGCGATCCTCGGGCTTGACCCCGCCGCGCACCTTCACCGCACCGTTGTCGGCGTAGCGCTCGGCCAGCGTCTCCACGGCCTCGATGTGCTCGGCGAACAGGATGATCTTGCTCCCGTCGTCCTCGGCGAGGAAGTCGTCGATCCACTCCAGGGCCATCGTCAACTTGGCTTGCATGGCGGCCCGCTTGAGTGCGGCGATGCGCACCAGGTGCATGGCGGCCTCGGCCCGGATGGCGGCCTGCCAGGCGGCGGCGTCGCCGTCCTCTCCGGCGGCCTCGGCCAGCTCCCGGGCTCGCATGGCCAGGAACCCGACCACGTCGGCCTCGACCTCGCGGTACTTGCCGATGGCCTTGTCGCTCAGCTCCAACCACACCTCGGCATGACGGCGGTCGGGCAGCTCGGTGAGCACGTCTTGTTTCTTGCGGCGGATCATGCACGTCTGGCGCAGCAGTTCGTGCAGCTCGACCTCGTTCGACGAGCCGTTGTACGTGGCGCCGAAGGCGTTGTAGCTCGCCCCGCAGTAGCGGCGCTTGAAGCCCGAGGTCCCGCCGAAGGCGTTGAGGCAACCGAGCGCCTTGAGCTGGTTGATCAACTCGATCGGCCGGTTCACCACCGGGGTGCCCGACAGCAGCAGCACCAGGCCCTTGGTGTCGCGCACCACCTTGGCCAGCTCCAGGGCGGCCTGGGTGCGGCGCACCGGCTTGGACTGAGTGCCGCTGTTCTTGATGTAGTGGCTCTCGTCGACCACCAGAGCCTTGGGGCCCACGGCGATCAGGTCCTCGGCCCGGTCGGCGAGGATGTCGTAGTTGACGATGTAGGCGTCGGCGGCGGGCAGCGCCGCACGCTTGGTGCCCGAGACGACCTCGACGTTCCAGCCGGGGAAGAACTTGGTGATCTCGGCCCGCCAGTTGAACTTGAGGGTGTTCTTGGCGACGATCACCACCGGGAAGGCGTTGTCAACCGCAGTTGCGGCGAGGGCCTGGAGGGTCTTGCCGAGCCCCATGGCGTCGCCGATGAGTGCCCGGCGCACCGACAGGGCGTAGCGGACACCGGCGCGCTGGTAGGGCATCAGGCGCATCCCGGGGGCCATGCCGGGGACCTCGATCTCCTCGGCGTCGAGGGCTCGGCTGGCGTCGGCCAGGAAGGCCCGCTTGGCCCGAGCGGCCTCGGCCCGGTCGGTGGCGGCGGCCGAGATGCGCAGCTTGCGAGCGGTGGCCCAGTCGTAGGCCTGGACGACCATGGTCTCGGGAACCACCCAGCGCTTGCCGTTGCCGTCCCAGCGCACACCGGGGACCGCGGCGCGGAACGTGGCTCGCACGTTGGCGTCGTCTCGGATGATGTCGGCCCGAATGGCCAGGCGGCCGTCGTCGTCGACCGTGACGTGATCGGCCAGCGGGGCCGCAGCGGCGGCGGTGAACGACTCACCGAGGGCGACCACCTCGGGCGAGATGTCGATGCCGTACTTGGTGGCCAGCGCGATGACGGCCTGGGCGGAGGTGAGGGGGAACTCGTCGACCTTGCGGTCACCGTTCCAGCGGCGGCCCGGGATCGAGCGGGCAGCGCCGACTCGCTCAGGGTCGTAGGGGGCCTTGAGCACCAAGGTGCGGCCCTCCAGCGTCAGGGTCGGGACCACCTTGGGGCGGCTCAGCTTCCAGGCGTCGGTGCGCCCGACGAGGGCGCTGAGATCGGCCGGGGGCTCGACGAAGCCCTCCCAGTTGATGCCGAACACCGGGAGCTGGGTGTTCTTGTACTTGCGCAGGATCTCCCATGCGCAGCGGGCCATGGCGGCCGTCCAGCGATCGGCGGGAACGGCGGCGAGCTGGTGACCGATGTTGGAGTCCGGGCCGGACCAGCCGATGCCGTTCTCCTCGGTGCAGTGATCCTGGTCCAGGCCGGTGAGCGCCTTGCACGCGACAAGTAGCTCACCGGCGCTGGCCTGGAGGTCATAGGTCGATGTGGTCATGAGTGGAATCTAACCGTCATCGGTAGTTCTGGTCAAGCCCTATTGACCCGATGCCATCGGGTCGGAAAGACCGAACATCACCACGGTGGTGTTGCCCACCGTGCGGGTCCGGCCGAGAGGGGTGTAGGTCACCGTCGAGAACGAGCTGGCGTCGGGCATCATGATCATCCGGCAGTTGGGAACGATCTCCAGCCACCGGCCGTCATGAGCCCCACCAACCAACTCGGCGATGACGGCTACGGCCTGGTGGCTCATGGTCGTTATCCCTTCCGAGGGGGGCGGCCGACACGACGCCGGACGCCAGCGGTTTGGATGAGGTGCTGGATGTTGGACTCGTTGATGTCGAGGGCTTCCGCGATGCGCGGGTAGCTCAGCCCGTGCTCGACGTTGGCCTCGGCCACCGCGGCAGCGCGAGCGAGGCGGACCTGGCGGAGCAGGTCCTCGGACGTGGGGATGAGCTTGCCCAGCTCCCGCGCCCGCTCGATCGGATCGGCGATGGCCGACAGGCGTTCCAGCTCGGCCTCGATCGTGGTCGTCATGGTCGTCATGCGGTCCTCCGCTGATCGTTGGTGGCCCAAGCCCAGACAGGGATGGGTGTTGCATGGCGGCGCCTCGACTGCACGTAGCCGATGCGCTCGACGACGCCCTCGCGAGACAGGCCGAGCATCAGTGGCCCGAGCGCCCGGCGGTCGTGGACCATCGGGGCGTTCGGGTCGGCGTCGACCACGTCCCACACGTCGTCGGTGGTGAACGTGCCCCGGCGCTTGCCGATGGCGGTCACCGTCTTGATCATGTACGCACGCCAGGCCGGGGCGGCCTTGTCGGCGATGCGCGTGACGGCCTCGTCCCGCTCCCGGCGCGCAGTGGCCAGGGTCTTGGGCTCCGGTGCCACGGTGGGCCCGGCAAAGAGGTCGAGTTGGTCGTTCATCTGTCCTCCGAGTCTAGATCAGTTGCTCTGGTATGGGTTGGCGCTAAACGAGCCGGAGAGGCCCGTAGGTGGTGGGGGTAGTGGGTCGGGGCGGGGAAGGCGGCAGCGCCTCCTGGCGACGCACGGGGCCGTCCAGTTCGGGGAGCTTGAACCGCTCGGCCAAGGTGTCGAGGATGGCGGCGACCTCGGGCGGCCGGGGGTCGGCGGCATGACGGGCCACGGCGTTCGGGTAGAGCTTCTGGAAGTGAGCCCGGTCGACCACGTCGAAGTTCTCGCTGATGCACAGCTCCTGCCAGCCCATCGAGCGGACCACGTCGGCGATGGCGGGGTGCGAGAAGCCGAAGTCCTGCCCGGGGACCCGGTACATGCCGTGCGAGCGGATGCACATGCGGATCTCCTCCCAGGCCTGGTCCACCGTCGGGGCCATCGAGCCCGACGAGCGCTCGGCCGCCTCGATCACCCGCTTGCGGATGACGCCGACCGGAGGCGGGAACTCATGGCCCTCGGCGGCGTAGGCGAGGATCGACGCAACCACGGCGTCGAGGGGCAGGTCGCCGACCAGCGCGCTCCAGGCCTGGAGGGCAGCGTCGGCGGCGTCGGGGTCGGCTGGGGCTCGCCAGTTGGGCCAGGTCGCCTTGACCAGCTTCATGACGGACAGGATCTCGGTGGGGCTCATGCCGGGCCTTCCTCCCACGACTCGGCATCGACGATCGTGGGGTCATTGGGGGTGGGTTGGTTGCCGAACAGCGGCCGGATGGTCCCGGCGCTCATGCGCTCCGCGGCGGCCTCCAGTGCCGACATCGCGCCGGTCGCCTTGGCGGGCGAGGCGGCCCGTCGGCTGGCGTGTTGCTCGCGCATCTGGTCCCAGCGCTCGCGGAGCTTCTCGGGGGATCGGACGTTGGGTCGCCAGAACTCGCTCACCGGATCGGCGGCGGCGTCGAGCCAGCGAAGCGTGCGCTCGATCTGGTCGGGAGCGCGGCCATCGAGGCGGATGAGGCGGTCCATCGCCGTGAGCCAGGACCGGGTGACCGTCGGGCGTTTCGCCCCGTCGCGGGAGGCGATGAGGTCGGCCATGAGGTCGGCCAGTCGTCGGGCATCATCAGACACCTCTGGCATCATCGGCGCCGCTGATGGCGCAGCCGTCGGCGAGGGACATGGTGGTTCTACTGATGGTTCCTTATTAGGGATATAGGTATCTGCGCTGGATTTCACCCTTTCGTGACTCTGGATTTCACCCTTTACGGCCTCAGGTTTCACCGAAACCGGCTTCACCGTTTCTGGTTTCACTGAAACCTGTTGCAGGGTTTCCGGGCGTAGGAGCCGGAACTGGGCAGGCCTCCCCCGGCCGCCGCCGGACGCGGTGCGGACCAGGAACCCGTCCTCGATCATCTGCGCGAGGACCTGCTGAGCACGTCGCTCGGTGCAGCGCGCCTTGAGGGCGATCTGCTTCACCTTGGGGTACAGGGACAGGCCGTCGTCGTTGCACCAGTCGGCCAGAGCGAGATGTACGACCAGCATCGTGCCCTCGTAGGGCGAGTGGTCCCAGACCCAGTTCATGAACTTCATGCTCATGAGTCGCACCGCTGGTTCATCTCGGTTGTCCTGATACAATGCACTGGTCAGTACCTCCGGGTTTGGCATCCATTGGGAAGTGGGGCAAGAGCCGGGTCTCGGGGCCCGGCTCTTGCATTTCCAGGGAGCGCGACTCTACGCCGTGCCCTTGACGTTGAACTTCCGGTCGAGATGGCGCACGACCTCCACCCCGGGGACCACCTCGTCGTCGCACATGACCTTGCACCGCTCGACGCGGGTGGTGTTGTCGACCGTGCCGGTGCCGATCACCAGTCGTTTCTTGGCCTCGGTCTTGGCCACCTCGGTGGTGACCCGGAGCATGGCCTTGTGGTTGTTCGCCTCGGCCCAGGCCTTGAAGGGCTCCTCGTCGTAGACCCACTCGTCACTGATCTTGCGGGCGGTCAGCTCGCCGTTGGGGAGCTTGATGGTGAGCTGGCTCGGGTCCTCGTCCAGCACCGCACGGTGCCAGCCCTTGAGGGCCCAGTCGACCCGCTCGATCTGGTTGGCGCGCACGGTCAGCCGGTCGGTCAGCCACTCGCGGGCCTTGGCGATCATCGCCTCGGCCACGGCCTTGTCCTCGGCCATCTTGCGCTCCAGGCGGTTGCGCCGCCCGAGCAGCTCGTTGGCCTCGATGGCGCTGGTGGGGAGCTGGGCGTCGGGCTCGCGGTCGTCGCCGTAGGCGAACTCCTCCAGCTCATCGAGCGGGTCGACGCCCCACGTTGGGGTCTCCTCGGTCATGGTCACGGTCGGTCATCCTCTCTTTACCAGAGCCTCTGGTTGGCCCTGTCGAGAATCTAGCCCTTCGCGTGTGTTTGTCAACCACCCTTGTCGATCAGGCGGGAACGGCGTCGGTGAAGTAGTCGATCTCCACGTCGAGCACCCGGCTCATGGCGACCAGGTTCTTGAGCGAGGGCATGGTGGCGCCCGTCTCCCACTGGCTCACCGCCTGCTGGCCGACACCGAGCTTGGTGGCCAGCTCGGCCTGGCTCAGGCCCGAGGCCGAGCGGGAGTCGCGGATGATGCGCCCGAGCGGGCGGCGGGGCGTGACCTTTGCGGGCATGGGTGACAGTGTATGCGACACCAGTGGCACGGGTGCGGACGGTTGGACCCTCGATCCTCTGCGCTTCACCAGTGACCCTGGTAGAGTCACCGCCATGCGGAGCTTCCGGCACCCTCCCAGCCAGCGCACGTACCTCACCCTCGACGAGGTCGCCGAGACGTTCAGCGTCTCGCGGCGCACGGTCGAGCGCTGGGTCCATGACGGCGTGATCGAGTCGATCTCCATCGGCCGGGCCCGGCGGGTCCACGTCGATGCCATCGAGCCCGCCATGCTCAAGCTCGGGACGCCTTCGTGAGCGACACCAGCGGCGTCGAGCGCATGATCATCGACGACATCCGGGCCGAGGTCACCCGGCGGCTGGCGTGCCCGGCGTGCGGGTGTCCGCGCGTGCTCGGGCCGGACGACGAGCTGTGGTGCCCCATCTGCCCGACCAACGGCCAGTGGGCCGAGCCCCAGGGCATCAGGCCATGAGGCTCCCGCCGTCGATGATGGGGAACGAGGGGCACTACTGGAACGCCTGGCTCCGGTACGTCATCGGCGACCTCCGGCGGATGATGGCCCACCGGAACACCGCCACCCGACCGACCGAGGTCGAGGTGCTGTTCGGCATGGACGCCTTGCGAGTCGTCGGGCCGGGGATGTGGAAGCTCCAGGACCATGACGGCATCCCGGTCCGCCTCCCCGAGGAGCCCCTCATCGGCGGCGAGGAGTGGGCCCGGTCGTTCGTGATGGTCGTGCTCCGCGGGGTCGACCCCAGCGGGGATCAGGTCCGGTGTAGCCGCACGGCCAAGGTGGGCGACGTGATGGCCGATGGGTATCACTTCGTGCGCACGGCCGTTCGTCAATGAGGCGTTATCCACAGGGGCGTTTGTACGCTGTATGTCCGCGGCTTGTCCGCGGGACGGTTTCCGACACGATCCGACACGATCCGACAGGAACCGCCATTTCCCCAGGTCAGGGTACGTGCGCTACTTGTAATCCCAGTTGACCGAAACCCCGGGGACTGTCTCCCGCCTACAGACCGACTCACCGTCATTTGTGCCTCTGACCAGGGCAAACACCTCAGCAGTCCACAGCCTTGTCCGCGGCTTGTCCGCGAGATCCGCGGCCGAGAATCGGGGCGAGGACGTTATCCACAGCCTGGCGGCTCCGGTCGTCGTCGTCGGGCCACAGGTGCGAGTAGGTGTCGAGGGTCTCTGCCGCGGTGGCGTGGCCGAGGCGCTCCTGGACCACCTTGACCGAGCACCCGGCCGAGATCAGGAAGCTGGCGTGGGTGTGGCGCAGGCAGTGGATGCCGACCCCCTTGGGGAGCCCGATCGCGCGCGCTGGGGCGTCCCAGGCGAGCCCCCATGTCGAGCGCCGGATCGGGTCGCCCCGCTTCCCGGTGAAGATGAGCCCCTCGATTCCGGCCGGGAAGGCCGCCAGGTGGGCGCTGAGCGCCTCGATCACCACGTCGCCCACTGGGATGGTCCGCACGCTCCTGGCGGTCTTGGGTGGGGCCAGGACGGGCGTGTGGCCCTTCACCGAGGAGAGCTGGCGGTCGATGCGGACCGTCTTGCGCAGCCAGTCGACCCGGTCGATGGTGAGCCCGAGCAGCTCGCCCTGGCGCATCCCGGTCCCGGCGGCCAGGACGATGACGGCCCGGTAGCGCTCGTCGATGCGGGCGGCCATGGCGGCGACCTGGGCGGCGGTGAGGATCACGATGTCGTGGTGCTCCCGCTTGGGGAGCTTGACCCTGGTGAGCGGGCTGGTGGCGATGAGCCGGTCGTCGATGGCGGCCCGGAACGCCTGACCCACGTAGGACACGACCACCTCGATCGTGCTCGGGGCGAGCTTGGTCGACAGCCCCTTGACCCAGGCCTGGGCCTCGCTCGGGCGGATCGAGCCGATGGGGCGGTGTTCCCAGGTGGGCAGGACGTGGTTCTTGAAGTGCATGTCGACCAGGGCCCTGGTCCCATCGCGCCAGACCTGGCTGGCCTTCCAGGTCTCGACGAACTCGCCGAAGGTGACCTTGGCCGATGACGGGTCGATCCAGGTCCCGGTGTCGAGCGCAGTGCGTTGGTCCCGGACCCAGCGGTCGGCGTCGGAGCGCAGGTCGAAGGTCTTGGTGCGCTCCCGGCCATCAGGGCCTCGGTAGCTGGCCTGCCAACGGCCCGAGCGCTTCACAACGGCCATTGCTCACACCCCCGGTGGCCACAAGTCACTCTGGTCATGGTCAGAGACCCTAGCCACGGACATCTGCCTAATACCCCTGGAAATCATCCTGGCGTGTGATTAATACTGATGGCGGAGGCCCTGTGGCCTAGGGGCGGCAACACAAGGGAAAGGCAATGAGGATGCACGCAGGTGTGTTCGGTGCGGGCGGTGAAGTGCGGGCATTGATCACCGAGGCGCAGAGGCTGTTGGTCTGCGCCTCGGTGGCCAAGGCGGCATGGGAGACCAACGAGGGGCTCGCCCCCCGTGGGTCGAAAGTGTTGCGGGCGGCGGCCGAGATGATCGGCTCAGTCGCCCTTTGCGAGCGAGCGGTAGGCGGCGAGTAGCGCCCGGCGCTCGACATCCCCAAGGCGGGGGTCGCGCAGGATCGACTCCACGACATCCGCCTTGGGGATCTTCACATCGCGGGCGTTGAGCGGCAGGAAGCCGAGGTGGATGCTCAGCTCCCCGGCCCTCAGGCCGAGCGTGCGCTCCAGCCGGAACACCGTCTCGGGGTCGGGCACATTGACGGCCTTCTCCCATGCGGCCACCGCGGCCTGGGATGCGCCGACCTGGTTGCCCAGATACTCCTGGCTCCACTCGCGCTCGGCGCGAGCCTCTTGCACCGCCCTGCCGAAGTCGCGGCGCCGGGTCTCTGCCGTCGGCGCCGAGGGGTTCTTCTTGGCCATGACTGTTGCTCCATCCAGCGGGGGTGGGGGCGATCCTCGGGCGGCCTCCCCCTGTCAAACCAGCGTAACTGGTCACAAGTGTGGATTGTTGACATGGAGGCAATCTTTACTATCTGGACTGATAATGGACATCTTGACTGGTATCGCTACCCGCGCTTGGGCCAGCTCCGGTTGGCGCAGGTCCACTGGAACCACCCGCCCGAGCGACCGTTGCCCGAGTGGAGGTAGAGGTAGTAGGCCAGCTCGGCGTTGATGCGAGGGTCGTAGGCGTCGGCCTTGACGTAGCCGAGCTTGGTGGCGAACCCCTTGCGGCCGAAGTGCTGGGGGTGGAGCTGGAACACGCCCAGCTCTTTCTTGGGGCCGATGGCGTTGGGGTTGCCCCACGACTCACGACACAGCCCGGTCTTGAACCGGCGGCTGGTGTAGCCGTCGGCCTCGCCGAACACGATGGCGAGGGCTCGGCCCTCCAGCTCGTCGGGCCACACGTCGCGGACGCACGCCTCGATGACGGCCGCGTCGAAGGGGAGCGAGGGGCTGAACTTGCCGTCGGGGCCAGGGTTGGGCTCCGGGCAGGGGTCGTTGGCGGCCGCCAAGGCCCGGAGGTACGCCTCGACCTCGGCGGGGACTGCGGCCCCCACCACCGGAGCCGACATGGGCTGGGCCGGTGGTGGGGTGGTTGCAGGGGTGGTGGTTGGGGCTGGGTCCGCCATGAGGGCGGGCGCAGCGAAGGCCTCGGTCGTTCGGACCGTCAGGGTGGGATCGTCGCAGGTTGTGAGCGCCAGCGTGGCCGACGCGAGGAGTGCCAGCGACAAGGTGAACAGGCGCCACATGGCGTGTCCTTTCCGTTGTCGGAGGGGGCCGGGTTGGCCCGCTCGCTTGAGTCACGGGGCGGCCACAGCGGGGCGGCCATCCCCAGGTAGGTCAGAACGGCTCCATGGCCTCCTCCCCCGTGGCGAGCACGTCGTCGAGAAGCGTCTCCAGCCGGTCGGCGGCGGCGTCGGTGCCCGGCCTGTCGATGTCGATCCCGGCCTCGGCGGCGCGGGCGCGCAGCAGGTCGAGCAACTGGCCGTCGAGATGGCCGACGACATCGCGCAGCGCGCTCCAGCGCTCGGGGTCAACCATGAGGGTCGCCCGGGTCGCCGCGGTGCGCTCCTGGGCCGCGACGAGTTGCTCGACCAGCTTGAGCTTCTGGGCCGTGTAGGGCCCGGCGAGCAGGCCGCGCTGGCCGAGCATCTCGTTCATGGCGCCGTGGAGATCGTCGGGGAGCGCAGCGATGCGCAGCGTCAGTTCGTCGGGCAGCGCATCGGCTCCAGCCGCGGGAGCCGGGGCCTCGGCCGGACGATCGGTGGCGGGGCGCTGAGCCGGTTGAGTCGGGCGGCTCTGGCCACCAGAGCCGTTGGCGCGCTGGGGCGAGCCGTTGGTGCGGCCGCGAGCGGGGCGATCCTCGTAGCCACCCGAGGCGCCCGAACCAGCGGGGTCGGCGCCGTGGTCACCCTTGGACCACAAGGCGGTGCCGATGCCGAACCGCATGGCGCCGTTGCGCAGCAGGTCGCCGATCAGTTCCTTCTCGGGGTCGCCCTTGGAGGCCTCGCACGTCCCGACCGCGAGCACGCTCTTGCCGAGCACGGTGAGCTTGCCCCACATGACCAGGCGGTCGCCCTTGCGGATGATGACGGGTGCGCCGACCTCGTCGAGGGCGGTGGGCTCCCACGACCACATCGGGTCGACATCGAGCAACGCCAGCGTCACGTCGGCGTGGCCCATGTAGTCGAGGTGGACCCAGTTCGTTTCGTGGTAGCCGCCGCACACGGCGCAGCTCGACTTGGCCGCCGAGTCTTTCTTGCCCTTGGGCAGCTTGGACACCATGTGCGCCGGGGGCTGTGCCCACTTCTCTTTGATGGCGCGGATGTCCGCACCGTTCTGTTCTGTCATGGCCTTGCTCCTCTCAACTTGGCCACTCTGGTCAATACGACTTTACCAGATGTCTACACCATAGCCAGGGGGTGTGACGATTTCATCGCGAGATGCGAATAAGCACCCATCCCCCACCGGGCACGCTCATGCGCTCGCCGTTGAGCGTCAAGGCGAACCGACCGAGGTAGTTGCCGGGGGTGTCGGTGTCGCCCTCCGCCCAGGAGTAGCGGATCAAGCCCAGTGTCCCAGGTGCAACGACGCTGGCCCCGGCGGCATTGATGACGGCCGTGTTGAGGTCGTCGACCGACCACATCGAGAACGTCACCCCGGTGGCGCCGGTGAGGTCGATCGCCTCGCCCGCGTCGTCGGTGACGAAGGCGTCGATGGCCGGGGCGGTGTCGCCGCGGCTGAGCGTGAACTCGCTCATCGGGATTTCCAGGTCGCTCATGGCGTGCTCCTATGCGAGGTCGGATTCATTGCGAGGGGCCACGTAGGCGCGGTTGCCCGAGGTGGCGAGCTGGGCCTGCTCGGTCCCGCCGGTGGCGTTCCCCCGGTTGCCCGAGGTGGCGAGTCGGGTCTGGTCAGCCCCACCGGCGCCATAGCCGCGGCGGCGGCCGCCCAGGATCGTCACGTCCATCGTGTGGCGCGGCGGGATGGCCTCGCCGGTGGCGGTGACCGTTGCGGGATGGACCGCGATCGCCGGGATCGGCGAGAACATGGTCGCCACCGAGACGATGACGGGCGGGAGGATGATCGCTGTGGCCGATGTTCCGGGGGGCTCGACTCCGCCGGTGCCGGTGGCGGAGTCGACGTGGACGCGGATCAACGTGGATGGGCTCAGGACGACGCCGGTGGTCTGGATCGTCGCCGGGCGAGGGATGCCCGAGGCGGAGATCGTGGGCGCTTGGACCTCGCCGGTGGCGGTGATGGTGGCAGGGGTGACCGTGTTGCCGGTCGTGGCATCGAAGGCGACCGCGCTGGCCGTGAACGTGGCTGGGGTGACTGTTGCCGCGTTGTCGAAGCTCGGGGTGAGCACAGCGGCCGAGGCGGTGATCGTGTCCGGGCGTGCCGTCGAGGCGAGCAGGATCGTCGGGGTGAACACCGTCCCGGTGGCGGTGGCGGCGGCCGGGTTGGGGCTGACCGTCTTGCCCGGGGGTTGCACTGCGGCGGTCGCGGTGATGACGGCCGGGGTGACCGTGAGGTTTGTTACGGGGGCGTGGACCGCGCCCGTAACAAACACCGGGTCCGGGTTGGGGCTGACCGTCTTGGACGGGGTCTGGACCGCGCCGGTGCCGGTGGCGGCCGAGGGCGTGGCGTTGCCGGTGGCGATGATCGCGGGGGCGTAGACCGTGGCGTTGCCGGTGGCGAGCTGGGCGGGGGCGATGCCCGAGGAGGTCGTCACTGGCGCCTGGACCGTGCCGGTGGCGGAGGCGTCGAGCGCATTGGCCACCACGGCGGTGGACGGTGCGTAGACCGTGGCGCTGGCGGCGATGGTGGTCGGGGTGATCGTGCAGGACGCTGAGATACTTGGGGCCTGAACGGCCCCATTACCAGTGGCGTCGTTCGGCGCCGGGCTGACCGATGGCGTCGGGGCCTGCACGGTCCCGGTGGCGGTGGCCGTGGCGGCCGTGGCGTTGCCCGTGGAGCTGGTCGTCGGCGCCTCGATGGCCCCGCTCGCCGTGGCAGCGGACGGACTGGGGGCCACCGTCTTGGACGGGTCGTACACCGTGGCGGTGGCGGCGATGGTGGCAGGGTTGACCGTGCCGCCGGTGGCGAAGCCGGGCGTCTCGACCGTGGCGGTCGCCGTGATGACGGCTGGGAGCGCGGTGGCGGTGGTGGCGATCGAGGGCTGGTACACCGTGCCGGTGCCGAGCCCAGCCTGGGCGGCGGCGTTGGCCGTGGCGGTGATCGAGGGGGCCTGGACCGCGCCGGTCGCGGCGATGGCCGAGGGGTTGGGGCTGACCGTCTTGGATGGGGTCTGGACCGTTGCCGTCGCGGCGATGGTGGCCGGGGTGGCGACGCCGTTGGCGGTGGTGGTGATCGTCGGGGTGAACACCGTCGCCGTTGCGGCGATGGTGGCTGGGCTGTAGGTGCCGGTGGCCGAGATGCTCGGTGCCTGCACGGTCACGGTGGCAGTGATGAGCGCCGGGGTTGCGGTGCCAGGGGCGGTGATCGAGGGGGCCTGGACGGTCCCGGTGGCGGCGATGGTCGCGAGGGCGGGCGCGACCGTCTTGGAGGGGGTCTGCACCGCGCCGCTGGCGGCGATGGCGGCGGGGATGGCCGTGCCCGAGGTGCGGGGGGTGGCGTCGAAACCAGCGCCAGTGGCGGTGATGAGCGCCGGGGTGACCGTCGCCGTGGCGGAGACCGTCGGTGCCTGCACAGCGCCGGTGGCGGCGATGACGGCGGGCGTTGCCGTGCCGGTGGCGGTGGCGGTGGAGTTGTTGGCCGTGCCCGCGGCAGTGGCCGTCGAGGGGTTGGGGCTGACCGTCTTGGATGGGGTCTCAACCGTGCCGGTCGCCGTGATGAGCGCCGGGGTGACCACCACGGCCCCACTCGCCGTCGGCGCTTGAACCGCGCCGGTCGCGGCGATGGCCGAGGGGTTGGGGCTGACCGTCTTGGATGGGGTCTGGACCGTCCCGGTGGCGGTGATTGTCGTTGGCGTGGCGTTGCCGGACGACGTGGTGGCGGCGTCGTAGGCCGCGCCGGTGCCGGTGATCGTGGTCGGCGTGACCGTCCGGTTGAGGGTGATGGCCTGAACGGTCCCGGTGCCGGTGGCAGCCCCGGGGGTGGCCGTGCCCGTGGCGGCGATCGAGGGGGCCTGCACGGTCCCGGTGGCGGTGATGAGCGCCGGGGTGACCGTCCGGTTGATGGTGATGGTCTGAACGGTCCCGGTGGCGGTGGCGGCGGCGGGGGTGGCGTTGCCGGACGACGTGGTGGCGGCGTTGTAGGCCGTGCCGGTGGCGGCGGCGGCCGAGGGCAGCGCCGTGCCGGAGCTGTTCACCGAGGGCGGGTACATCGTCGCCGTCGAGGCGATGACGGCCGGGGTGACCGTGTTGCTCGTCGAGGTCGAGACCGTGGCGTCGTAGCAGAGCCCCGAGGGGAACGTGATCGGGGCTGGGAGCGCCGTCCCGGACGCCGAGATGCTCGGTGCCTGCACGGTCCCGGTGGCGGTGATGAGCGCCGGGGTGACCGTCCGGTTGATGGTGATGGCCTGAACCGTGCCGGTGGCGGTGGCAGCGGCCGGGTTGGGGCTGACCGTCTTGGACGGGGCCTGAACGGTCCCGGTGGCGGTGGCGGCGGCCGGGTTGGGGCTGACCGTCTTGGACGGGGCCTGAACCGTGCCGGTCGCCGTGGCAGCGGCCGGGTTGGGGCTGACCGTCTTGGACGGGGTCTGGACCGTCCCGGTCGCCGTGGCAGCGGCCGGGTTGGGGCTGACCGTCTTGGACGGGGCCTGAACCGTGCCGGTCGCCGTGGCAGCGGCCGGGTTGGGGCTGACCGTCTTGGACGGGGCCTGAACCGTCCCGGTGGCGGTGATGAGCGCCGGGGTGACCGTCGCGTTGACGCTCCACGCCGTGCCGTACATGCGCAGCGTCCACATGCGCGTCGCGCGCGTTGACGCTCCCCGAGGGGTGGGCAGCGGCGAGGCGCCCATCATGTGCAGGACCGAAGCCCTGGTGTCGACCGTGGCGGTGGCCGTGATCGGGTTGATGGACGGCGTCTGGACCGTGGCGGTCGCCGTGATGACGGCCGGGGTGACCGTGACCGTTACGGAAACCGGCTCGACCGGGAGGTAACCAACCTCCGCCGCCGCGCCGTCAAAGAGTCGGCGGGCCATGGGTCAGGACTCCGCGAACGAAACGGCGCCGTGGAAGCTGGTCGAGGTCGTGCCAGGGATGGCGATCCAGAACAGGCAGGAGTTGTCGACGATCTCCGGCATCCCGCCCGCCATGCCGTTGTCGACCAACGAGTAGGTGTATTGCCCGCCCGGTCGCTCGATCACGAACCCCAGCAGGGGCTTGAACAGCGTCACGCCGAGGTTCCCGGCGGTGCCGGTGCCGGTGGCGCCGGTGATGGTGATCGAGGCCACCGCCCGCACGCCCGAGTCGCCCGCGGCGAGCGGGAGGAAGATGGCCCGGTTGGCTTCACGAAAGCCGGTGGCGCCGATCGCTACGGCGGCCGTGGTCTGACCCGTGTTGCCGTCCTGGTCGGTGTAGCTGGCGGTGACGGTCTGGGCGGTGGTGCCGATCTGGGTGTAGACGGTGATCATCGCCATGACGCCGACACCCGAGGTGTAGCGGGTGAGCGCAGCGGTCGGCAGGTTGGTGGTCTGGGCGACGCCGGTGCCGGTGCCCGACAGGCCGCCCGAGTGGGAGAGCCGGTCGCACAAGATGAACGTGCCCGACACGTTCGACGAGAGCCGAGCCCCCGGCACCCAGAGCTGGCCGGTATCGCCGTTCTGGATGGGGAGCGCCCCGGTGGTGGCGTTGGTCGGGACCGCGGCGGTCGTTGGTGCCGTGCCCGCCACGGCGGCCGCCGTGAACAGGTCATAGGGCCGACCGGCGATCGTGGTGACCGGGCCCTTGGTGAGGGGGATGGGGAAGATCGGGTTGCGATAGAGAGCCTGGTAGGCGGCCCAGTCGGTGATGGCGGCCATGGGTCAGGCCTCGATGAAGCTGACGGCGCCGGTGATCTCGGGGGCGGTGGTGGTGTTGGGAATCCACAGCATCGCCAGGCAGGCGTCGGTCTGCACCTCCGGCAGGCCCGGCATACCCGTGGTGAAGTCACGCCAGCCGCCCACCCCGGCGGCGTCGATGACGGCGTAGGCGAGGGGATGGCCGATGGTGACCCCGAAGTTCCCGGCCGTGGCGGTCGTGGCGGTCACCTGCACTGAGGCGATGGCCTGGATGCCGTTGTCCCCAGCGGCGACCGGGAGGAACACCGCTCGGGTGGCCTCGTTGAAGCCGGTCCCGCCGAACACGACGAGGGGGCCGACCTGGGAGGCGTTCCCGGCGTCGTCGGTGTAGCTCGACAGCTTGATCGTCGTGGCCGTGGCGCCGACCGCGGTGTAAATCTCGGCGAAGGCGAAGTTGCCCTTGCCGTCGGTGTAGCGGGTGAGCGTGCCGCCGACGGTCTGGGCGGTGGTCGTGGTCCCCGACAGGCCGCCGATGTGCAAGATGCGGTCGTACAAGATGACGGTCCCGGCGACGAGGCCGGTGGCGAAGAAGTTGACCAGCCACTTCTCCCGACCACCACCAGGGTCGGTCTGGAGCAGGCCGCCCTGGGTGGTGTTGTCGGGGATGGCGACCGTCGTCGGGTTGGAGCCGGGGCCGGGGAAGCCGTCGAACTTCCACAGCGACTGGGGGCGTCCGGCGATCGGGGCCGTTGCCGCCGCCCCGGCGATACGGGCCGACTTGAAGAACCAGATGTTCTCGGGCGTGCCGCTATTCCCGCCGGTGAGGCGGTTCACCATGTCGGAGAGATCGGTGACGGCGGCCACGGCTCATGAACCTCAGACGGTGGCCAGCACGGCCTGGGCGGCGTTGATGTCGCCGAGGTTGAGCTGGGCGATGACCTGGGCGACGACCGAGCGGAGCTGGTCCACGTCGGCGCGCAGGGCGGTCAGTTCGTCGCCGCGCTGGTCGGCCAGCGAGCGGTACATATCGCGGTCGGCCTGGAGGGCGTCGATGTCGACCTGGTACTTGGGGGCGACCACGCCGACGAAGGCGATGGCCAGCGCCGAGGCGTCCTCGACCTTGGCCGAGCCATCGGCCGCCTTGGGATAGGTGTCGATGACGGCGACGATCTCGTTGATCATCTCGACTGAATCAGCCATGGTTTACTCGCTCTCCTGATTGGGGGACCCGCACGATCCCGCCCCTCCATGGTCCCGCACGGGCGGGGCGAAACGGTGCAGGGTCAGGTCATCTCGCCGCGAGTCGCGGTCGAGCCGTCATCGGACAAGGTGCCGGTGGAGATGTTGGCGTTGTCGGCGTCGTTGCGCAGTGTGAACGTCGTCGAGGTCGAGGTGACCTTGTTGCGGGCGAGCGCAACGAGCCATGCCAGGGCCTTCTCGATGTCGGTTGGCCACGTCGGCGCCGCGGTGGGCTCGGTGAGCGACACGGTGTAGAGGGTCAGCACCGTGGTCACCGCGCCCGTGCTCGACGACTTGACGATGACGGCCACGGTGTCGGCGTTCATCTCGCTGGCGGTGAGGTCGAGGTAATAGATCCCCGAGCTGGTGGCAATCTCGGTGGCCTCGTTGGTGCAGTCGGCGAACGTGCCACCGTCCTTGGAGACCTCCGAGTCAAGCCCGGTTGCTCCGGTGATCAAGGTCGAGTCGTTCTTCCAGATCGGGAAGGTGACCCGGAACGCCTGGTTCTTGACCGGCCACGGGGACGCATCGGTGGATGCCATGTCAGAGCCTCCCGGCGTAGTGCGGGGAGAACCTCACGCCCGCGTTCATCATGTAGACGGGCAGCCCCGACAGGGTGTCGGTGACCACCAGGTTGTCGAAGTCGTGGTAGCAGTCGGTCCCGCCGCTCCCGTTCTCCAGCCACATCTGGAAGCGACCCGAGGTGACCGAGGAGTTGGTGACGCTCCCCTTCCACGTCCCGGGCTCGCCGCCCGAGGTGTTCCAGACCCGGAAGCGGATGGTGGTGCCGATGCACTGGAAGCGCAGCGCCCAGGTCTGGCCCGAGGTCCAACTGTCGGACGAGAACGCCGTCAGGTCGGTCGGGGAGCCACTGGTGATGAGCACCAGCTTGGAGCCGCCGTTCTCGATGTTGACCTGATAGCCGCTCGTCGGTCGGTTCCATGACGGCCAGTCGTTGGAGCCCCGCAGGATGATGCCCAGATAGGACTCTGTGGCGGCGTTGGCGTTGGGCGTCCACTCGACGTACACGTCACAGTCGGTGAGCGAGGACATCGAACCCAGGCGGGCGTTGATGTAGCCGTTGTACGCCGAGCCCGAGCCCGTGGAGAAGCGGCCCTTGTTGGACTGGATGGTGGCCGCGCCTCCGGCGTCGCCGCCGAGGGCCACAGTCCACTGGGCTGGCCACGAAGCGCCGTCGGACCCCGTCCAGGTCTCCGACGCTTGCGTGGCCATAGCTCAGCTCCAGGTGAATCTCAGTTGACCCGATAGGTCAGACCGAGATCCGCCAGATGCCGTTCGTGGACCACTGGATCGTGAACGTGCCGTTGGTGACCGACTGGGCGCCGCCGAAGTAGACGAAGCACACACCCTGATCGGCGACCGGGCTGGCCTTGGTCGTGTTGTAGATGAGGCAGCCGTAGATATTGCTGGCCGTCATCGTCGAGCCCGACGATGCGGTGTCGGCGGCGTCGAGCATGACGACGCCCGAGGCCGGGCCCGTGAGCGTCA